GAGTGCTGGTGCGCCCTGCGAAGGGTGCGGTCAAGCCCACCGCCAAGTCCGAGGCGGTCTGACCAACCGAGCCGAGTGGGTGTAGGTAAGTCCCCACCACTTACCTACACTCACCCCACCCCCCCCCAAGTGTCCGAGTGGCGCAGGGGGGGGGTAGGGGCTTGCGGTCTAGGTGTAGGTAAGTCTGCGACCGAGGGGCGAGGGTTGGGGCAGGAGCCCCGCCCGAAGCCCGACCAGAACGGGGCTCCACCCCCAGCAGGCAGGGGTCGGCACACGGGGGTGTTCGGCAGGTAGGTTGGGAAGTCTGACCCACGGCTGGTACGCTGTGGTCGCCAGTATCAACATGACTGAAAGGGGTCACCAATGGCACAAGCACTACTCATCAAGACCACGGGAGAGGTGGAACTCACCACCGTTCCCGAGGAAGGCGGTCACCTTGTTCTGAACGAACTCTGTGGTGGCTGGATTGACTGCGTTCGCACCGAGGACATTGTTGGCTATGTGAACGATGAGGGCATTCTCATCGGTCTCGCACCCAACGCTCTCGCAAGTCTCTTGTTCGGTCGCCCCCTTGTGGGCGATGTGGTCGTTCTTGGCGCACTCAACGATGAGGGCGACTATGACGGAGAGAACCACGATGTTCCCGAGCAGTACGACCCGACCCACTTGGAGACCATCTCTAAGGCTCTGCTCGCTGACGAGAATGTCATGAAGGCTCTCGTTCTCGCCGTTGAGGAAGTCCTGTCCACGCCCCCCACCGTCACTGCCTTCACCGATGAAGAGTTTGACGCATGGCTGAACGGGAAGGGGGAGTGACCGTGGAAGGTGTAGGTAAGTCCCCCACCGACACCTACCCCATGCGCACCCTGCGTGTGGGCGAGGTCATCACCCCTGCCAGTAGCGATAACCCCGTGACGGTTCTCGCTTGCTGGCTACTGCGCCCGAGCGATGTAGACGCATACGCCGTGTGGGTGGTGCTGTGCCACCTTCCGCACAACGCCTTCCACCCTTTCGCCGTGTGGACTGCCTACGACCGACCCGAGGGCTGGTCGTTCGGCGGTGGCGACTACTGCCGAGACATAGCCGAGGGCGTGGCGTGGTACGAGAGCCGAGGCGGTCAGTACTCGCTGGACTAGCGAGTTACCTACACCTGTTCTCCACCCCCCTTGCTTCGGTTGGGCGAGGGGGAGTGGATAGGTGTGGGATAGGTGTAGGTAAGTCCCCCGAGCCAGTCGGTGGCGGTCAGTCGGTCGGTCGGGGGTCGGGTTGGGGCAGGAGCCCCGCTACATGCACTTGGGCCGGGGCTTCCTGCGCTCGGCAACGCACGGGGTGTACGGCAGGTTGGGGCGAGCGAAGAAGGGGGTTGTGGGAATCTTTGAGAATCTGGCGAGCACACGGGTGAGCGCAGCAGGTATCCCCAACAGTTTGACGGTGGTGGAAAGCGGAGATTTGTGTAGGTAAGTCAGCCAGTTGGGAAGTCTGACCCACGGCTGGTACAGTATTGGCATGAGTTACAGCATCACCTCACCCAAGTATCCGCACATCAACATTCCCCTCGTTGGAGAGGACGGCAACGCCTTCTCCATTCTCGGGCGTGTCAGCCGAATCATGAGGCAGAACGGAATCCGTGACCAGTGGGACGAGTTCCACACCGAAGCCACCTCGGGTGACTACGACAACCTGCTCCTGACCGTCATGCGCTGGTTCGCCGTGGACGAGCAGTTGGACGAGGACTACGAGGACGACTGGGACGAGGATGACGACGAGGACGAGGAGTAGAAATGACACACACCTGTTCAGGCTGTGGTGCGTTCTTTCTGACACTCCAAGAACTCATCAACCACATGACCGACAAAGAAGCATGTATCGGAACAAACGAGGACTGACATGGGACAGATGAAGCGAATCTCCGAAATGCTGGACGACATGTTCCGTCCACTATGCAAGAAGTGTGGGCTGATTCCTGCGAACAAGAACGCCTACAACGAGCGATACTGCTTCTACTGCGAAATGACGGCTGACTGGTGTCAATGCGATGTTTCGGATTTCTGCAAGTGCGAAGGACAGGTGTAGGTAAGTGTCAGGAATGATGTACACACAGAGAAACGCCCACTCATGCCCGTGGGGTTGCTGTGGAGATTTCGTCAAAGGTCGTGGAACGAAGCATGCCTGCAAGAAGTGGCATAAGATTCTCCGCACACGGGAGAAGCGGAACTGGAAGAAGGAGCAGTGGTGATGGACATCGTAAACGAGCGAATCAAGTCATACATGAAAGACCCAACTCTGTACAGGACAACAGTTCAGGTCGGGCAATGGGGCAACAGTAATGGTGTAGATAACTATGTTGCCTTCTCGTTCTCTGACGGTGATGACATTCAGACGGCAGAGGACATCTCGCTGGCTCACATCATTCGTGAGAACAATCTTGACAATGACGACATCACGGAAGTCACGACAGACACATACAAAGAGGTATGGCAATGAACAAGAACGAACTCTACGAAGTCATGGACGCAGTGTGGGACAACTACTTCACGCTTACTACGACTGCGGTGGAAGCGATGGCGATTATTTGGCACGATTATGCCAATGGGACGCTGTTCGAGTCGCTGAATCAGGACCACGGAATCACCGATGCAGAGTTCTGGGAGATTCTCGTCTCGCTCACGGTGCATGTCCGTGACATTCCCAACCGACGCATGCCGGCGATGGAGTTCTACAAAGAGTGGGAAAGCAGGAAGGTGTAGGTAAGTGTTTCTGTACCTTTCTCTCCTCATTTCCTACCTACGGAACAGTCTGTTCCACTCTGACCTATTGCTGGTCGGAGCAGAGTGCCATGTTCGGTGGGAGTGGCAGGACGAGCCTGACCTACGAATCATCTCGTTTGCGCCTGAGCCAGAAGGTGACTGTCCGTTTGACGACTACGGCTGGCACGAAGCGTTTGCGCACCTGAACGGTTTACCTGCACTCATGCGATTCATTAGGCACGGCCGACGCATGGGCCATGAGTTCGTCAGTGTCAAACTCTGCTACGGAATCATCGCAGAGTAGGTGTAGGTAAGTCTTTCCCCTAGGGGGCGCATCGAGCTGGGAAGCCCCGCTGCGCTTCATGGTCCACAACCATGCGGGGCTCCTGCCCGAAGGAGCGGGTGGACGGCTCGGGGTGTCCAGCAGGTTGCTCGGGGGTGAGGAGCGCGGAACGGGGATGGACGGCAGGTAGCGCACCCCACCCAACGCATTGACGGTGGTGGAAAGGGTTGGTGTAGGTAAGTCAGGGGAAGTTTGACCCACTGCTGGTACGCTGTGGACAAGCCACCAAAGCCGAAAGGGAAATCAAATGCCGAACTGGTGCTACAACTACATGACAGTCATGGGGAACAAGCGTGATTTGCGCAAGTTCATCTCCGACATCAAGGTTGCAGAAAGTAACCCGAAAGGAATGTACCTTTCATCGGACGAGCAGTACGACCTGAACAAACTTGTACCGCTTGACCCGAGAGGACTCATTGAGACGACCTACACCCACAAGAACGCAGAGGGTGAAGAAGTCACTACAACAATGACGGTCTTTGCTCAGAAAGAGCGTGACGGCTTTGACGGATACCTTGACGCTTGCGAGACATGGGGAAGCAAGTGGGGCGCATGCCGACCCGAAGTGGACGACGAGAATCCTACGAACGGCATGATTTCCATGCGATACGAATCTGCGTGGGGTCCGTGTGACGGTCTGATTTCCAAGATTTCTATGCAATACCCGAACCTCATCTTTGGCGTTGCGTCAGACGAGGAATCCCGAGCCTTCATCTGCTGGACAGTGTTCCACAACGGAGATGTGGTTGAGGCTGGCGAGCGTGACCCGAACTTCCTCACCCCCGAGTTGCAAGAACTGTCTGACAAGGCAGAAGCAGAGGACGCAGACGATGACGCTTTGGAGATTTGGTGGGAAGCCCACTCTGAATGGAACAACCACCTTATGGAGATGTGCGATGACGACATGCTGACATGCATGAAGGAATACAAGAAGCACCTTGCCTATGTTCGCCGTTGCGAGAAAGAAGGGAGAACGCCACGCACATTCATTTCATCTATCTGAACTAGGTGTAGGTAACTACACACCACCCCCCAAACAAGAAAGAAGGAATCCCCAACATGGGAACATCAACCAAATCCATTGAGCAAATCTCAGAATCTGTACGGACATACCGAAGCGAACAAGGCTGGTCACAGTTGGAACTTGCCAACCGTGCTGGTCTTGACCGCAAGACTGTGAACCGTATTGAGAATGGAAGATTCTCGCCGAGCGTGGAGACACTGCTCGCCGTAAGCACTGCTCTTGGAGTATCGGTAAACACTCTCCTCGGAGAGAAGTAGAAACATGGCTGGCATGTGGGGGCTTGTACCGACCCCCACTACCAGTGTAGGTAAGTGTTGGAAGTCTGACCCACGAATGGTACGCTTCTATCACACCAACCAAACCGCCTGAAAGGGGCAACAAATGACACAGAGAGATAGCGAAGTTCTTGATAACGACATCAAGACAGTCATGGAAGATTTGCTGAACCGAGCAGTGTTCGCAAAGACGGAAATGTGCAAGGACAACCCGATGAGTGATAGCCCACCACTGTTCCTTGTCGCAGTTGAGAGCAACGACTCCAACCCCGACCATGACGCATGCTTGGACTACCAGCAGGAGTTCTCGCTCTCCAAGCCGTACCACCTCGCCATGATTCCTCTCATTCACAAAGAGGACATTTATGACGCATACGAAGATGTGGTGAAGTCACTTCCGATTCGCCCATTTGAGTTCATTGTCATGCTCGTTGAGGGATACGCCAAAGAGGACATGACCGAGGAAGAAGCAAAGAACCACGACCGAGGCGACTTTGAGAAGGACTACAAGGAGAACCCCTTCTCTACCGTCCGTGAAGGAATCGTGATGACTGCGGTGGACTGGAACGCCACTGGCATTTGGAACATCGCAAGCCTTTACCGCTATGACGACAACGGTGTGCCTGTCTTTGACGATGAACCGAACTGCACGACCACGCCTGTTGATGTGGACTCAGACTCGCACGGTCGCATGCCTGACGCACTGCTCGCCACAGTCGGATACATGCAACTTGCCACCAAGACGCTCGCCTACAAGGAAATGCTTGACAAGGCTCCGAGGAAAGGCAAGGGGGTGTAGGTAAGTCATGGACAACGAACTGGTAGCCCTAGTGGACAAGGCAATAGCCCACTGTTCGGGCAGAGACATTGTGTCATCGGCAGAGATAACCGACATGCTCTTGGACATTCGCATACTTCTCATCACCACCAACACAGAAAGTGAGATTCCAGCATGAGACGAGCAAGAAACCAGCACCTAATCGGGGAGAGGGTCAGACTCATTTACTGCTCCGACCCCTACACTCTCCTGAAAGCAGGAGAGGAAGGAACCGTGGATTTCGTAGACGACTGGGGGACGGTGTTCGTCCAGTGGGATAGCGGAAGCAACCTCGGAATGGTTGAGGAAGCGGGCGACCGCTTTGAGGTCATTGGTCAGGTGTAGGTAAGTCCCCCCTTTCATTTACCTACACCCGAAGGGGTGTTGCCGTTCGGCTGGGCGGTGACACCCCTTCTTCGTGCCGGCGGTTATGGGGCAAGGAGCCCCGCCCGAAACGTCAGAAGGCGAGGGGTTAGTTTTCGCCTCGCACGATTTTTTGATTTTTTCGCATGGGTTCTCGAGAGCTGGCGGCAGAATCCTCGAGATTTCACATTGACGGTGGTGGAAAGCCAAGCCCATTGGCTAAACCCGCCGCCAGTTTTTCGCTTTTTTGCAGATTCTCAGTTTTTGTTTGCAACTCTGGGAAGTCTGGGAGATGGGTGTTAGAGTCGGACGGGTTGCACAGCAGGTAAATCTAAATGGAGAGAAAGTTATGAACTTTACTATTGAGTTTGTTCACTCAGAGAACGCACGGCTGTATGCCGATTTTGAGAAGAAGTACAAGAAGCCCCAAGACAGGTACGCCAACCAGAATGAAAGGTGGCGCATTGCCGAGACGGTGCGTGGGCTGTATGTCATGGAGAAGTGGCAGAGAGAAGGGTGCAATGGGAACCCTGTTGCAATGTTGCGTTTCTACTCACTCAGCGAAGATGTGCTGTCCTCATTCATCAAGACTTACCTACCACATGTCAATGCCAAAGACAGTGGAATCGTCAAGACGGAGAAGCGCAAGGATAAGTACGGCGCATTTGACGAATGGGCAGATGAACACAGGGGCGGAGAGTTCACCACTGACCAACTCGTTGAGATTTCTGGATTTTCGTACCAGACCACTCTGAAGTACGTCAGCGATTCTCCGATTTTCATCAAGGTCAAGAAGGGGCTGTGGCGAATCGCCGACCCCAAAGATGAGTGACCAGTAGGTGTAGGTAAGTCCACCAAAGTGTAGGTAAGTGGAAATAATCGACCCAAGAGCCCCGGCCCGCCCATGACCAGCGGGGCTCCAGCCCGAAGGGGTGGTGGGGGCGCACGGGGTGCGGTGCAGGTTGCTGGCAGGCGAGCGGGGGTGTTCGGCAGGTTGCTGGCGAAGCACGGACACGCTCTCGCAGTAGGTGTAGGTAACCCACCGCAGGTGTAGGTAACCGCCCCATGAGGTGTAGGTAAGTAGGTGTCAACAGAAGTCGGGAAGTCTGACCCACGGGTGGTATGGTGTGCCTGTCCGTAACCAACCGCTTACAAAGGAGCAATACAATGGACGCAACAACGGAGACAGCACTTCCGCAGTGCTGGCAAGATGTCAAGGACGCACTTGACGCAGGCATTGACCGAGTGATTCTGTTCGGTCCTGCTGGAACTGGCAAGACCTACGCAGGCTTGTCGTTCGGAGACATTGAGGCTGGTGCGTACCGCCTCGTCTGCACCGAGGACATGACCAACATGGACGTAACTGGTGGCTTCATGCCGTCAGCGAACGGTGGCTTCCAGTGGCTTGACGGCTCTGCCCTCAAAGCGTGGAAGGGCAACGGAACGAAGGGTGGTCGCCTCATCGTGGACGAAGTGGACAAGGCTGGTGGCGATGTGTTCGCAACCCTGCTCGCCATGCTGGATTCTCCCGAATCGGCTTCCTTCCAGCACCCCGAGACTGGCGAGACTGTTCGCCCTCTTGACGGATTCTCTGCGGTGATGACCACCAACATTGAGAACATGAGCGAACTGCCCACGGCACTCGCTGACCGCTTCCCGATTCGTATCCGAATCAACGAACCGCACCCGAACGCACTTCTCCGCTTGTCTCCCGACCTGCGTGGCTACGCCGTTCGCATGGCAGACGGTGGCGAGGCTCGTATCTCGCTCCGTGCGTTCATGGCACTGGACAAGTTGCGCAAGTCGGTCGGAATGGAGCGAGCCTGCCAACTCACATTCGGCAACCGTGCCATGCAGATTCTTGACGCTCTCGCAGTGGACGGAGTGCGCTGAAATGTCGCTGAACCCTGCCAAGTCAGGTGTAGGTAAGTCGTTCCCCTCTCCGCTCTCAGACGCAGAGAGGGGGGCGCACCGCCCTGAACCGAACATGCTCGGACGCAAAGACCTTGCCCATGAGCGTTGGACTGTTGAGGACTGCCGTGCCGTGCGTGGCGAGCCTCGTACCGACCTTGCACACCGTGTCATGTTCGCACCGTCAGCAGACGGTGAAATGGAGCGTGTCGTTCGTGCGCACGAAATGATGCATGCGAAGGTGTCGCCCTCGCCCGAGCAAATGGAAGTGTTTATCGCTCGCTCTATCGCCTCTGCTACTGCCATGACAGTTGTTGAGGAACTGCGAGTGAACTACCTCTGTCAGAAGGCTGGCTTTGATGTCAAGACGCACCTCGCAGACGGAAACGAACTTTCCGCAGGCGAGCAACTTGCCAAGTCAAACGACTGGGCAGGCGCAGTGGCGACTTGTATCGCCACCGTTGGTACTGCCGGTCACAAGCCATTCCTGAACGGAATCCGCAGGCACAACCGAGCATGGGGTGACGCACTGGTGGACATTGGCAAGCGAGCCATGAAGGAAATGCGCAAGGCTGACCAGTATCGCACACTCGCAAGCACCGATACCCATGAAGGCGTTGCTCCGTACGGATTCACCCACACCGAGCGACTTGCCGAGTGGGTGGACAGGCTCGCCTCGTTCCCACCGCCGAAGTCTCGCAAGAACGACCCGAAGGGGAAGGCTGGCAAGAAGGAAGGCGAAGGCAAAGGTGTAGGTAAGTCCGAGGACGGTGACGGAGACAAGGAACACTCTGCCGAGTACGAGGAGACTGACGGAGAGAAGGAAGGCGATAGGGACGGAAACCCACACGGCAAAGTCACCCCTGCTGAATCAGGTGGTGCGAGCCGTTGGGCAGAACTGCGTGTCAGTCGTGAACCGTTGCCTCGTTACCACTACGGCTCAATGGGCAAGAAGCGAATCGCCACGAATGTCGGTATTCGCCCACGGCGCATGCACCGCTACATGACCGACCCTGCGAAGCGTGTCTTTGACAAGACGGTGCGTGGTAGTGGTGGCATGGTCATCATTGACGCAAGTGGGTCAATGTCATTCACCACCGAGCAAATCGCAGAAATCATTGAGAACGCTCAGGGTGCGACTGTCCTCATCTACTCCGACCGTGGGCGTGGCAAGGGTGACCAGCCGAACGCATGGGTCGTGGCAGACAAGGGACGCATGGTGGAGAATGTGGAATACATTGACTACGGACACGGCAACGGCGTGGACTTCCCTGCTATTGAGTGGGGCGTGAGGAATCGTCAATACAAGAACACTCCGCTCGTGTGGGTCACAGACGGTGGGGTGTGCGGTGCAAATGACGGATTCTCCGACCTGCTCGCCATGCAGTGCATTACATACGCTCGTCAGCACCGCTACATCGTGGTTCCCCACATTGAGGAAGCCATTGAGCAGTTGCGCAACCTGAAAGTGAATGGCAAGGCACACAGCGTGTTCCCATACACATTCCGCAACATCTACTACAAGCACATGGGAGTACCGCTCCCCGAGCGTGAGTAGGTGTAGGTAAGTCGCCCGAGAGGGTGGCGGTGGGCTTGGACACTCACCGTCACCCGAACGGCGTTGGTACAAGAGTTACCTACACCTTGTACCACCACTGCCCCGAGCGTGAGAGCCATGCTCCTTTGGTTCTCCGCAGGGGCGGTGGGAAAGGGGAGCAGTGTAGGTATGTTGGAATCGGTACTAGGAACAGAGGCAAGCACAGTGGACGAAGAAGAACTACTAGACGAGTTGTATGACACCCTCACGAATCTCTGTCACCACTACGAAGGAATGAAGCGTGAACTCGCAAAGGGCGACTACACGGCAGAGCAAGCGGAACGAGACTGGACTGCACTCACATACAACGAGGGAATGAATGTTCTGCCGATACTGGCAGACATGTTTCAGAAAGTGAAAGAACCATGAGAACGCCACGACCCGAACAGCCCGAAGGACATGAGAGCAAGTGTCCGTGCGCACAGTGCGACTCATGGGCATACGCACTCATTGAGTGGGAACAGCAAGAAGTCACTGCTGGTCGTGACCCGTGGGCAGAGTACCGCCTATGACCCACTTACCTACACTCGTCCTGCTCACGCTCGCAGTCGTGCTTGCAGGCATGCTCACTGCATGCACGGTGCATGCTCACAGCATGCTCGTACTGCCAGTGGTACTAGGTGTAGGTAAGTCCTACGACTCTCGCTTTGCGCTCTCCCACGACATGAGAGAGAGTGAACGCCACACGCAGTACAGCGTTCCTAGTTTCAGAGAATCCGACCAACCGACTTGCCACGTCACGATTCCTGCCGATTCTGCGACACGCAGTGTTGCCCAGAAGACGGCCGTGTGCGTCAGCGCAAGAAGGACGAATCCGAGAAGTGCGTTCGGCTCTCGCCGGCTCCGGCTGCGCTTCTTTGGGGCAGGAGCCCCGCTTGAAATCGGAGAATCTCGGAAAGCCCTCGGAAAGCTGCCAGAAGATTTATTTGTGTTTTTCCAATTTTGAGAAACCATGCCATCTCCTCGTGCGGGAACTAATTGACGGTGGTGGAAGACCTTGGCGGCCTACGAGATTTTTAGTTTTTTGATTATCTGATGTACGCGCTGCCGCGACAAATCAAACTCATCTGCGATTTCACGCAGCGACTTGCCAGAAATCCGAAGTTCGCGAATTGATTCATTTCTTGCAGAATCCGTCGCCGGCCCTGGCTGGAATGGACCCCACTGCCAACCATTGATTTGCTCAAGCCTGGTTACACGTGCTGCAGGAAGTTGATTTTTGCGAAATCTCTGACGGATATAGCCGGCCCATGCACCGAGAGAAATTTCTTTTTCATTTACGATTTCAATATGAGATGCTGGAATCTTCGAATTTCCATTTTTTGAAATGTAAAGCTCGAGGGCCTCGACATACATATTGAATTTTGTGCTGTTGTCCATAGACGAGATATTAGTACGAACATATGTTCGGTGCTGGTGAAAAAGTCAAAAATCTCGTTTTTTATTTACTGGCAGCATTTAAAAATCTAGTTGACAAAACCGACGGTGGTGGATAAGATGTTGACATGCAAGTCCAGACGCTCATAGAAGCATTGCAGAAGCTGGATAAGGACGCAGAGATTTGTGCACTTATCTACACCAAAGACCAGTTTGATTACGACCCCGACGATGAGGTTGAACTGACCACCGAGGACTGGAACAAACTGTGTCAAGAGTTTGACGAAACCCCTTTTGCGGACATATGGGAATCCATTGCTATGGGCGTCAGCGATTATGCAAAGGACAAGGACTAATGGGACTAGTCAGTCACATAGTTACCTACAAAGTAGGTAAATCACGTGGACGCCGTAAAGCCGAACGAAATCAGCCAAAGGCGGAAGACTCACGTGACCCAGACTGCCTGAATTATGCGTCTTTTTGTAAGCACTTCGGCAGCTGTGATGGTCAAAAATGCGAATACGAGGAGGTATAGGTAAGTGCCTGTATACAGAGTTCAAGTAATGGTCGGCGTGGATGTGGAAGCAGAATCGCCCCAGCGTGCCATGGGTGAGGCAATCACAAAAGTTCGTCAAGAACTCGGCGAAGACCCAATTGCTCCAATGCCAAAACCAGCTTGGGTTACTGGAATTGTTCAGTGCGACCCACTCGACTGGGGTCATACGGCTATCGAGGGTTATATGGTTTTCGAGACATCGGCGAAACCAGCCTAATGCCAGCGTACGAATGTACCGAATGTGGTTCAGTCGCGTTTATCCATGACGCGTGCGAGCTCTGCGGCCTCGAGACGGATTTCTTCAAAAATCAAAAATCTTCCCTGGCCGCTGCGGCCGCGGACTCCACAGAAAAAGAGAAAAAATGAACAACGAATACTGGGACACGTCTGGGAATGCAAGCCCATTTGAAAAAAACAAGCTCGTCGAAATGTTGACAAAGTCAGGCGCTGAGCTCGACGTAGCTCATGAAGTTGCAAATCAGCTTTCTCTGATTGACGAAGAGAACAACAACGTAATTTTCATTTTTACCGACGACAACCAGATGGTTGTAACTGGAATTCATGTACCTGCAGAGTCTCTTAACGGAGAAACTGGACCAGTGCTTATGCGTGGCGGAAACGATAAATCGATAATCGCAGCTTTCTCTCGAGACTTCATCGTCGAGAAACTTGAAAAAGTCGAATTAATGGAGGAGGGAGCGGGGCTCCACAGAGCTGGCGATGCCGAATGGATTACTGAGTTGGAGAATCTCGCCGAGCTAGTTAGAATCGAAATGAAAGCCAACCCCCCAGAGAGCTGGGATGACCTGTTGGCAGGGGGTAACTAGAAAGATGTTGACGGTGGTGGAAGAGATGGAACCAGGGAACCCAAGGTCATGGAACGAGGCTGCGGCAATCTGCGTTTCTGAGATTTTTGACGAAATTGGCGGACCTCTGGGGCATCTTCGAAAAGTAGAAGAAAATGGAAAAAACAGAATTGTGAGCTCGAGCGGCCCGGCGGCAGAAATCGAGAATTCTTTAAATTCTGTACTCGAAGGCCTTTCGATAATCGATAATCAATTCGAGGGAATGGTCCAATCTAGGGAATGGTTCCCGTCGGACCAGATGTGCTGGGTAGAAGAATGGAAAAATCTCGGCTCCATCGCGGCAGCTGCTGGCATCAAAAACGGAAATTTATTCAATATCCACCAGGGCCCTGGCGGTCATCCAGAAAATCTGATTTCCTCAGCTTCCGCGGCAGCTTCACTCGACAGCTGGATGCTTCGCGAAGACATCACATCGACACTGATTCGTAAACAATCAGATTACGGACATCACAATATTGCGCGTTTTGGTCGACACGGTCTCGTCGTGCGCTGCCATGACAAAATCGCAAGATTGAAGAATTTGCATCTGGCCCGCGGCGGCCAGGCAGCCAACGAATCACTTACTGATACCTACACCGATATTGTCGGATACTCCGCGATTGGGATGATGTGGGAACGTGGGTGGTTTCTGTTAGATTTAACCAGAGACTAGGAAGGGATTGACGGTGGCGGAAGAGACGCAAAAAGCCGTATGGGAGAGGGCGCTCGGCGTCTCGATTAACTTCCCCGAAGACGACACGGATGAAATCGATGTATGGGCAGCATTTGCGTCGCCGGCTCCGATTATTAAACAGGAACATTTCCACCAGGCAATCGACGAGCTACCAGAAATAGAAGCAATTATTGCCAAATCCTTGGTACACCATGGCGTGAATATCTGGCTCGGAATTCCAGAACACATAATCGAGGAGCTCGAGCGCGCCGGCTACAAAATCTCAAAAACGAGAAAATCTACGCGGCAGTAAAAAGCCGGTGTAGGTAACTACTAGAAATGGAAAACATGAATACTCAAGAACTCGAAGTAAAGCTTCTTGAAGCCGTTCTTTACAACGAAGAAACGGGCGAGCTACACACCCCAGAAGAAAGGGCAGAAAATCTTGATGCAATTCGACTCAAGCTTATTGAGTTGGGTAATGCATTTGAAAAAATGGACGACATATCGATTGGGATAAGAATGGTATACATCCAGACTTTCATACGTGTCACTGAGACATATCTCGGAATTAACGAAAAACATGAAGAACTTCTGGACGCCGGCAGGTAACCATGGCGCCAGAAGACATCGAAGTGGAGTTTCTTGCTTTTCAAGAAAGCTGGCGCGACGACGTCCTGCTACGTGAGGCAGACATCAAAGCTGAATATCAGGATTTTTGTGATGCGCAGCGGGATGCTTACCTGGATGAGCTCGAGGCCGGCGAATGAAATTCTTCTTTTTCTCCTACATGGCGCTGCTGGGATGGTTCTTTTTCTGGCTAAGGCCTCGTGTTAATGATGGCCGCATAGAAGACATAGTCAACAACATTCAAAAAAGGATAAAAAAATAATGAATCTAATTCTCACGTTCGGAGCACTCCTGGCGGCCATGGCGGCAATGACTATTTTCGCCGATTCTTTGTCCAGATGGAACGAGCGACGTCAGTATCGTCGAGCTACTCACCCGCGAAATATCGAAAAAACCGCAAACCATCTTCTGGAGCTCGAGCTGCAGCAGTTGCTGCTCGAAGAGGAAATTAAAGAAAAAGCACGAAACCGGATGGAGCACCCGTCGAGCTATTCAAAAACCGTCGGCGGCGGCCTCGATGGCAAAACCAAGGAAATTCTCGCAAAACTGACAGACCCGCGGCCGGCGCGGCGCGATAGGAACAACCAGTTCTGGTGGGGCGAGTGAAAAGCGAAGGTGCCCCCGGGGAGTCAAAGACGGCCACCTACCAACCCATCAATGAACTCAACCCGGGGGCGAACTTCTTTCCGGGCGAAAGGGGAACCCGTAGGAAGCCTGGATAAATTACCACAATGCAATTAGCCCGTCTTGCAAGTCCAGAAAAAAAATCCTGGATTGTGGTTGACGGTGGTGGAAGAGCCTGATATGGTCTCCGGCCACTAGCTCAATAGAGCAAAGTTTGGAATTCCAAGGCGCCGGCCAGCGCCACACCTACAGAATATTTCTGACACCTCGAGGGGAGGTGTAGTTTGGGTTGCACCTGCGCAATATCTTTTGTAAAGGTTCCCCCCAGACCCCCCTCCAAAGTATCCTTCCTGGCCAAACCGCAACTGTTCCATTCACGGAACCTAGGAAAGCCAAAGCTCTTACGAAAGTATGATTACGGACTTAAGGTGAAGTCTGTTCAAAATCATAAATTTGTTTGACGGTGGCGGAAGACTTCAACTAGATTGGGAAACAATGACTACTGAAAAGAAAAAACGCGGCCCTAATGCTCACAACCAGAACAAAACAGAAATCGGCCGCAAGGTAGCCCTTCCCCTAGTACTAGAAGTATTTGAATACTGGAAGCATGTAATGGGTAAGAAGCGCGCTCAGCTCGATATCAAGCGCGAGAGAGACCTCAGATGGGCGATAGCTGTATACAACGTCGAAGGATGTAAAGAAGCCATCGCCGGCTGCGCCCTTTCAGATTTCCATATGGGTAAGAACAAACAGAGAACTGTTTACAATGACATATCTGTCATATTCAGAGATGCAGAACATGTAGAGAAGTTCCAGGAACTGTACGACGCTGGCAACACTTCAGCTAAATCTAACTGGGCAAGCGAATGAACAAAGAAGAACTCGTTGAACTCGTAGACCAGGCTTATGCTACATACCGCCTAGACATGCCTACAAAGGATGACGAAGTCAAAGCGCTCCTTAATGCATGGTACGAGATGCTGCATGACCTAGAGCTCGCAGATGTCAAGAGAGCATTTAGGAATTTGGCGGTGGTGGAAGAGTTCCTCCCCAGGCCAGGGAAACTCAGAAGAGCAACTATTGACACCACCACAAAAATACCCCCATTCGATGATGCCCTCATTGCTTGGGGTAAATGGATTACCCTTTCCCAGGAGGTCAACTCAGGTATGCCTCCGTCTATAGAGGTATCGGAGGCACTGTCAAAGACAGTCCAGGCGATGGGCCAGTCCGCATACAACCTCCACACCAATGCAGACAGAGCTGCATTCTGCACAATGTACGAAAAGGTGGTCTCCCAGCTGGAAGGCGACAAGTATGCTGTGCCAGACCCCCCATCAAAAAAGATTGCCCAATAATTATTGGCCAACTATTGTGACCAAACTGGAGTTGCCTAAATGTTGTTGCTCAAAATACTTGCCCTTATCTGTTCCACAACTTTAATTTGGAAACTGGCATATTCCCCTTTTGATTGGGTCTTTAGAGTGGCGGCAATTATGTTGATAGTTGTTGCAATGAGGATGTTCGTATTGCAGTAAATTCGCCGGCATGAAACGCAATCCCGGCCGACCAGTATCTGCACCAACAAAACCAGTCGTCACTCTTACACTGCGCGTCAGTAAAGAGTTCAAAGAAAAGCTCATTGCCCAGGCTGAGGCAGTAGACCTTACCCTTACCGACTACATCAAAGCCCTAGTTGAACGCGATAGCTGATGGGCCGGCGCGCAGAGAAGACGCGCTTTGTAGATAAGTACGTCATCTTAAATGTCCGCATGAAGGGCAAACAGAAAAACGAGATAATCGACTATGCCCGCAAAAAGGGTTTAGCAGTAAATGACGTCATCCTGTACGCAGTCTGGGAATTCATCCGGGCCGACAAGGGAATCCCCAGCGCCGGCTCCGCACAATTCTCCATCCCCACAGTAGAAGAAACCGTGCTGGCCTACATCAGAGGAGACCATATCCTCCAGCCGTGCGGCAAAAAGGAATGCGAGAAAAAAGTAATCGAATTAAATGAGATGCAGTTCTGTGAAACCTGCAACCTCAGAATCCAGTAACTAGGACTCTTGACAATTAGCAATTGGCAATTACAAAATTTTAAAAAATTTGAAAATCCCGCGCCGGCGGAAACTTTCCAGCCATTTTTGGTGTTTCGTTTCCGGTTTTGGTGTTTCCAGGCGATTATGCCTTTGGTGTTTTGGTGTTTATGCGCTACCATTCCCCTGTCGGGTGGGTGCACTGTTCGAACCTTTGGCTTCTTCCCGACATTCGCCCTTGTAGCTCAGTGGTAGAGCGCCCGCCTTGTAAGCGGAAGGTCGTCAGTTCAATCCTGACCGGGGGCTCCATTTTCCGAGTTGTCAAAATAATCGCACCCAGATATGCTCCTAGACATGCGAGCAAACAAGCACCTACTTATGCGTCTCGGGTTTCTTCTAGTAGCCCTCTACCTATCAGCCGTTCTGGCTTACTCGGTCTGTGACCATAAATCCATATGGGATTCGATGTGGTGGGGTTTCATGACCTTTACCACCGTTGGATACGGCGACCAGTACCCGTCATCTGTCTGTGGTCGGTTCTTTGGTATCGCCCTTGTAATGGCTGCTGTCTTTGTAGTTCTACCCACTATCACAGCCCTAGTTTCCCAGTACCTAATCCATGATGAGCATGAGTTTACCCATGATGAGCAAGAGGAAATAAAGGCTCTCCTGCGTCAAATACATGCCGCCACTTCGTCACTCATTGTCTTTCCAGAGCCACTTCTCGAACCACACCAGGAAGATAGTGACTGATATGAATGTGATAACCCCTGTCAGCATTAGTCTCCCCACATTTGTGCAAGGGTCGGTCGTGTGGGCTTTATCTTGCGTCTTCGCTGTTCGGCCGCCAACTGCCTACTAGTCAATCCTGCCCATACCCCATGCATATCTGCCGGTGGGAACTCAAGTGCGTACTCTAGGCACTCTTTCTTTACTGGGCATGATTTGCATATAGCTCGTGCTTGTGCGATATAAGTAATGTCCTTATGTTGTTTGGGAAACATAAGTTCCGTTTTCCCTTTGCAACTTGCAAGGTCAAACCAAGACTTACGAGGTATATCTAGAGATTTATCTTGTTGGGCATTATTATTGGGTAATTTTTGTTTGGGCTTTTTACTGGAGTCTGACAATGGTTATTCCTCAAAATTGACCCCTTTTTTCTCTCCCTTAATATTTATACACCAATGATGTGTCACCATGCCTGTCTAGTATTTATTAGTGTTTGTGTATTGTAATGAATACAGGGTAGGTGTGTATCTCTAGCGATACAGGTGTACTAATGAGAGTTGTTTATCTACTACTAGGTGTTGTTTCCCTATGGGGAGTTTTTGCCTTATGCGGAATTCGCAAACGTGGAAGGAATTAAGCGGCGTTTGTTTATCCCAGTATTTGAGGCCGGCGTGGCGAATGTCTACATAGTTCTATCATTGAGTACTAAAGGCGATATATATCCTGGTGCTGGAGGTATATATGCACTTAGCAGTAATAGCGGTTGTTTCCTGGGTAACCCGTCTGTTTATGCGCGACGGACTTCAGCGCGGATAGATTTATCTAAAGAGAGCGTTCTCTTCTCCACACAAACATGTTCCGCCAGTGGACTATTTGCCACAGGGCCCACATGGCTATGAATCCAGGTTTATCATAAATTACAGCATAGATAAACCATGGGAATGAGTGCAGCGCGACAATCATGTGTCCGTACCAGCGCTTATTGCCTACCTGATAGCTGCCGTATACACCTACTAATTCCATAGCAAATAGGACCCATGTCCAGGTTGCTTCATTCATAACTTATCTACTTCTTTTTGGCCGGCGCCTTTGGTTCCATTGTTTGGATGTAGGTGTGGTACGGAGACCCGGTGTGTGGTTCCATTTTTGCAGCAATACTTAACGCCTTGAGGCACACACCTTTAGCCTGTATTGCAGAAAGCTTTTTACCGCCAGCGAGAGCGTGTGCTGCCCCAAGCGCATAGTCAGAGCCGCTCCCAACCGAATAGAGCCCTGAAGCATCTACCAGCCAGGAATAATCGTTATCAATCATGTAAATAGTTGCGTTCACAACTACAAGAATTGAAGAACCTTGCTCTGCGTTGTGGTTCTTATTCTCTTTGTTCTCTGGCGCTGAGTAGCCATGTGTATCGAAGCATGACCTCAAAGCTGGGATAAATTTAACTGTAATGAACTGGTCGAGCTTCTTGCCTTTAATTCCGGGCGGCGGCGGAGGCGGAGAGAATGCGTGCGTAAGGAGGTTGATGGCACGAAGGTCGCCGGCGGTCCCAAGAAGGTATTTTCCATTTGCGGCTATCTTTGATACGCCAGAGCCGAGAGTGGCCATTTGGTAGGCCGGGCCATCATCTGAAAATGACGTAATTCTTGTATCAGCAGCAAGGACTGCAAAGCCCTCTCCCTGAATTCCGATTACTGTAGTCATTCTTCGTCAATTCTCTCGATGTTCTCAAATACCTGGGCGAGCACATCATAGTTCATGCCGTTTGTATCAAGCATCAAGGCTTTCCCCTCTTCTGTCATGCTATACAGCCACTGACCATCGTCGGAGATGCCCTCAATCTGGATAATTCCAGCTTTTCTGAGAACTTCCATATCCCGGTACAGGTCTTGTTCGGTGTACCGCTCGTAGCCCGATTGGTCGTCTTGGCTCATTCGGCAACGTATTCTTTGCCTCGGAGTATTCCCCTACCCTTATATATCCACATTGGCTCGTAGTTAAACCATTCGTTACCCTGTCCGTATGGCTGATAGGTTACGACGCCCAATCCCTGTTGCCAGTTCTCTGCTCCCTGGAGAATTGGTCTACCGAATTCATCCATTCCAGATTTCGTGGAGGGAACAGCGCCATCTACTCTGCAGAGACATCCAGGGCTAGCGGCCATGATTGTCCGCGGTCCACTGTCAGTGCGGTATGTGCGGTATGCCAGCTCGTTCCGGTGGATGTGTCCGTATATCACTGAAATTCTCTCGTTGTCTAGGTACTTCTTGGTGGTTGAGTTGTTTGAAACAACTTTGTCACCGTGTACAACGACAAGATTCGAGTTCAGATAATGGGCAGATTCTGGGTACCCTGGCAGATAATCGACGCCAAATTCGTCCATTCTGCACAAAAATGGGACCGACATGACAGGCCAGCCCTCTCGAAGTTCGTCATTGGCCTTGCCTCTGGTTATTCCAAAAGCAGCTTCTGCGTTGGTCTGGATATACCTGGCCATTCTTGCTTCGTGGTTTCCGGCAATCCATGTGATTTTAGCGTTAGGTGCAGCTGTTCTAAGCTGGGCGCAGAGCATTGTTGCCCTGTCGATTGATGCCTGGAGCATCTGCTTGAATGGGGCCGCCGTCAGATATTTGCCCAATTCAGCAAAATCGAGGTTGTCGCCGACCAGAACAACCTGGTCTGGGTTCATTTCCTCGATAACGGCTAGGGCTACGGCAATTGCCGACTCGTCATGGATTGGCTCTAACTCAACAGAGTCTATTGATTTTCGATAGAAACCTATTTGTATATCAGGCACGATAACTGCCGTTTCCCACTGCTTTGGGGTGCCCGATTTTGTCTTTGGCTTTTGTATTTGTATTTTGGGCCCTTGTTCCATAAGGGGCCACTGTGGACCAGTTTCCCATGAAGGACTAAACTGGATTGCCTGCAGGTCGTGGACGATTGCCTCACCAGTATCTGGGTTCTTTGTGACGGACTGGTAGAGGGAGACCTTTTGGATATTTCCCACTTCGCTTGGGTCGATTCCCTTGCGCTCCAGCATTGCCGCAATATCGTTGAGAACCTTCTTGCTATTTGCCTCGCGGTTTGCGCCATCGGCAATGGTCTTGAGCGTTGATTTGAGGCCTTCTTTTTTTGCAGCCATTATTTTCTCTTTTCCTTTGACTCAGCATTCTGGGCGAGGCAACAGCCGGCGCCCCCAGCCTTGAAGCAGGTATTTCTTTTTTCTCCGAGATATTCCCGGCTCACTGGGATGCCCTCGTCCTTAAGTGCGCGGACTAGACCCATTGTGGATGCATCGCTCTTGAGAGCTTCTACAAGAATGGCCGCCGTCTCTCCGTCAAGCGACTTAATAATGTTTCCGAGCTTGCAATCTCGTTCTCGGCCTGGACTGTCAATAAGTTTCTGTAGCGAGTCCCTCAACATGTTTCCCCTTTTCCTGCTATTGTCGCAGTTGTGATTCTTTTTACTTATGGTGTTCTCAGTGTTGTTCACACCGCTGCTCTCATAGTACACCATCAAACTACATGGGTGTAGGTATCTCTTGAGGTCTCAAAAAGTCGACGACATTAAAAAAGCACTTGAGGAAGCAATTGCTGAGCAGGGCGGCGATAGTGAAACCCTTGAGAAGGTCATGCGGACTCTTGACAGTAAAAAAATACTTCGCTACCACAAAGAAGACGAAATAAGTCTTCTGTCTACTGCGGGCAGAGTTCTTGTTGCGCTTATTGAAGACCCCAATATGACGGTACGTGCTATTTCTGTGTATTTAGACCTAAGCGAAACAATGATTGAGAAAACAGTCAAACAACTCATCAACGCAGGGCTAATTACAAAGACAAAAGTGAATCGACAAAATGTCTATCGATGCAACGATAAATCAATTCTTTCGCAGCGTGATATACAGAACTTTTTTGCCGCTATCACTCTCTTAAGTAATCCAAATTCCACGGATGAAGTTACGGAAACTGGTAGTGATACGTCGCCGTTCTAGGTAATCTCCTCGGTGCATGGTTTCATCAAGGAGTCTTTCGACAGGTAGACCAGTGTTTCCTTATAGGAGCAAGGGTTATTCAATTCTCTACTATGGAGTATCACAAAAAGGGCAATTTACGACTTGGGGTATAAAGAATTGTTTCAAGGGTTTGTTCCCTCATGAGGTGAGGACTTGGGATTTTGCCCAACATGCCCAAAAGTTAGTTAAGGCAGGGCTCCTAGAGCGGATTGACAAGGATACGTGGGCTGTAACGAATGCTGGCGTTCGCGCAATGGTGTCAGCAGCTGCATTTCATCGTGAATACAAAATTAGGACCACAAGCATTGCATATATGAATGATGTGAGCCAAAGAATAATGAAAATACATGCAAGCTCGATGAGCGTTATGGAAAAACTTGACGCAGAGGACGAAATACTGGAAGAAGTCGCAAGAAAGATGGATTCCCGTAAAAAAGTCAAAAAGGGGAAAAAGAACTAGCCCTCTATTGCTTGTGTATTTGCTACGACCCAAGCTCTAAATATTTCATCTGTTAATGGCATGAACCAGACTTGGCACGAATCAAAATTATTGATATCGCCAACCAGCGTCCACGATACCTCGAGAAATTCACTCGGTGGGCATATCCCCCCGTTGCATTCCATACCGAAACGGTTCACAAACCATGTCACGGCACAATCCCCGGCGATATTCTTGCAGGCGGCGTTTTCTTCGTGAGGACAGATGACTTCGAGGACCTCTAGTTCTCCTTTGTTTATTCGGAGCTGAAGAGTGTGTCCGTCGTTGTGCCAAACCTGCTCAATTTCCTGGGTTCTCGCCATATTGAATCGCTTTGGATAAATTTGAAAAAATCACTACGTCCCTTTACAGACGGCAATGCCTATCAACAAATTACCACTCATCATTCCACTGGGGCAGAAGTATTTTTGCTAGCTCGAATTTTTTTTGCAGCAGCCTCTTCGTTGTTCGCCATTTCCTCGTCGCTTACAGCGGCGCCCTTTTTGTCAAATCTTGAGAATACTGCATTTATCTCTTTTGCGGTTAGTTTTCCGTCATCAAGGAACGCTCTTGACAATCCTTCAACAACAGTTGCTACTCCGGCGATACCAGCCATGAATACAGATTTCCACACTGGAACTCCAGCAATTGTTCCGGCGCCGATGACGCCTAAACCAGAGGCTGCAAAAGTGGCAACAATCCTCATGAGTATGTTGGCAATAAGCTCACGCTTCATTTTTTCTCCTTGATATCGCGATGATTAAAAGACCAACGGTGAATAGGCCAATGGCAAGTGCATAGACGGACAGAGCATTGGTTCCAGTCTTAGGGAGGTGACCGTGTGAGTGTGAACTATGGTCATGGACGGTTGTTGGTACTATTGGTTGTTGTGTAGTAGTTGTTTCTGGGGGTATAAATGTTGTGGGAGGTAGTGAAGTTTGAGGTATCACTACTACTTGTGTTGTACTCGGTATTTGCACTTGCGTTGTGGTTGACGCGATAGTTGTACTCGTAGGAATTGTCGTAGTGGTGCTGGTTGTAGTACTGCTTGTAGTTGTAGTAGGAGCGGCAGTTGTAGTAGTTGGCGGGTTCCATGAAACAGTTGCAGAAACAGTCTTTGATACTCCACTAACTACAGCCGTAGCCGTATAGGTGGCAGAACCAATAGAGTTGGTGCGAACAGTAATTGTTGCTATACCGCTTGCATTTGTTGTAGCAGTGAACGTCTGCCCTGCATCTGGGCCGGCGCTAACTGTCACTGTTACAGAAACACCAGATTGTGGGACTCCTGCGATTGTTTGGGCAGTGGCAGTAATTGTCAAATCTTCTCCAGCATTCGGAGACTCTGGGCTGATTGACAGGGTAAATGAGCTTGGAAGGCTTACGCTTCCACCACCAATCGAAACAGCCTTACGTGTACTAGTTGGGCTTGGATATGGATAGTCAACTAGTGTTTTTAGAGTTCCAACATTGCCAGTAAAGTATCCATGCCAACACGCTGCAACTATTGTATTGCTCAATCCAAAGTCGGCGATGCCATCTGCGGTAGCTTCTGGTCCACCATTGCATCCTCCACTATTAAAAACTGCTGAAGGAAGAAGTGCAGTTAGCCAGCCGTATGCATTATTGCTAGCAAATAATCCGCCACCAGAGTTAACGAAGTCTGCAATTTTTTCGGCATTTGCAGTAAATTTTGTATTTATTGCTCCAGACCTACTCCAGTCATCTGGAATCCATAGCATTCGTGGTGGTGTTGAGGTAATTCCAGTTGAGAAGAACGCATCGAGCTCTGAGGATGTTGTTATAAACTCAACAGTTGGTTGTGTTGTAAATCTAGTTAGGAACTTGGAGCTAAGCTGAGTAGTCCATGAGCCGCCACATCCACCAGCGGAAGTCATACTAGAAACTCCAAGAATTGCTATTTTCCCGGTGTTTGATGGCATTGTCGACTGGTCGTATACGCTTTTAACAACCTTCGCTATGTATTGGTCCGTATTCTCCCCATACGCGGCATGGCACACTGGGTCCATACCGTCGAGGACTATGGGGCCGCCTCCGGTTATTGCGCTTGCCTGGGACCCAAATATTAGTCCATCATCGTTCTTGTCAACGCTAACTGCAAAAGGAAGAACGGCTGCTGATATTAGACAAACAGCTCCAATAAATTTACTAAATCGTGTCCCCACGTTTTGCACACCTCTCTCCTTGTGTGACTAATTGTTTTAAACTACGAAGTTGATGCGCACCTTGCTGAGCAGTAATAGTTATCGTTTTTTACTCTCACCATTCCGCGGACGGTGAGTTTGCCGCACTTAGCGCAAGAACATGATGCATTCTTTGACCCTATGTACATAAGGAGTGTTCCATATACCGCTGGGTCCTGAACAGGCTGTTTTGACTGCCCAGCTATCGGTTTTGCTGGTTTCTTGCCGGCCATTAGACCTCACCCTTTGCGTGGTCGCGAATATGCTCATCAACCTTTTTCTCTGTGCGCTCTACGCCCTTTTCGACGCGGTCAATTGAAATACCCAAGCTTTTACCTAGATTTTCAATCTTGTCAACGACAAAGTTATGGTCTGCTTTGTTTTCTTCCCAGCGTCGCACGTCTGTGCGTCGACCCTTTTCTATAAGTGCAACAGATACGGCACTAATTAGGCCGATTACAGCAATGAGTAGTCCTTCCACGGATATCTAGATGCCTCAGCCTTGTGCTTCTTTTGCTGCTTGACGTGCTTCATAGCGAGCCTTTACATCAGCCGGCGTTGCATCTCCGCAAACATACTGCCAGTGCCATGCTTCAAATTCTGGTGACTTTGGGTCATCTCCCTGTAGGTAAAAGCCGTACTTTGGAGCGTTTTCACACATCCAATCAAGGCACTTGCCGCCCATTGAGGTCAATTTGCCGTTTACTTCATAACCAAGGTCGATAGCTAATCCAAATCCATGGTTTGACTTACCAGGCGATGAACTCGGCGCCTTCCCGGGCTTGAGAAACCACTTCTTGCCTTCGTAGTCGCGAGTAACTTGTGGCTTGCGACCTTCATCCTTGGTGCTGTAGCGGTCTTTGAACATCGCCAGCTGGTCCTCGAATGGTCGGAAATCTCCAACATTTTTGAGGACAAATCCTGCTTTTTCTGCGTCCACATACATTTGATTAAATGCAATAGCGGCCCATGTCCACATCCGGCCGCCTGTTTTCACTTTCTTTAGCATCGCGTCGGTTAACTTCCCGTTACCGACAGCTTCGCACTCCTTAGGAAGGACGAGTTTTTTGTAAGGGTATTTTGAGGGCATTTTTCTTCCTTCCGAAAGACGCAAATGATGCTTGTTTCATCAATTGTACCCTAAAAAATAATGCTAAAAATAAATGCCTAAATAAAAATGTGGCTCTATTCTGGCTCTCGCATATGTAAGTACATTGCTGAAATAAATGCGAGAATAGATGACACAAGGGCAATTTTTTGTATTGTTCCGGAAAGAGTGAAGTACACAACTACAGAACCAGCAATTGTGAATCCGAGATTCAATACACCAAACCAAAATTTCTTGATGAATGCTTTCAAGCTGAACACTCTCTCCCCGTTAATAGTTGTATAGATACTTAAAGCAGCAACCCAGTCGACGCCATCCCCGGCTATCTCCCCGGCCATTTCCTGCTCTTCGTCTTCTTCATTCTTTTTGCCAGAACCATCACCAGATGGGCTTCCGCCACCGGTTCCGCCTCCGGAGCCACCGCTTCCACCTCCGGGACCAGGCATTCCGCCAGAAAGAGCCGTTGCAGCCGCAGTTGCTGTTATCAAGTTTACCGCAACTATTGTTCGTCTCTGTCCAACATCAATCGTCTGACCAACCATCTTGTATGTGTCAAAATTTCCACCAAATAGGTCGACAGTGTCCTCAAATGTTTCACGCACTTCCGCTGGCGCGTCTTGAACTGCATCAATAATTTTCAGTGCTTGTTCTTCTGTAAGAGAAGATTCGTCAATTGCGGCGAAAATTTCCTCAGCTTGTTCTGCCGTGACAGATTCAAGAACTTCTGGCGATGCAGCAAGTTCCGTAGCCAGTTCACTGTCCAGCGAGTCTGATTCTAGGAGCTTATCAACTGCTTCTACAATTTGTTCACCGGTAGCTTCCCCGCTGGTTAGAACGTCGACTATAGCTGCAGCTTCCTGTGGTGATATATCGCCAGACAGTGCTTCATCCAGATTTTCGGCACTTACGTCTTGAACATCTGGCGCTAGCGCGGCTGGGACTTCCTCAGTGACAGGTGGCGCATCTGTTGTTGAATTATCGGTATTGTCATTATTAGTAGAATTATTATATGAATCTTCTTCTAATTTCTCTGGTTGTGTTGTGCCTGTTGGGACTTGTGGTATTTGTTCCTCTTCTGGTTGTGCTGAAGGCGGTATGTCAGTTTGAGGCGTTTCCGATTCCGGAGGAAGAGTGGGAGTTTGACTGGTAGGACTCTCCGTAGTTTGGGGAGTTGTAGTGGTTGTCGTTTCAACGGCAGCAACTATCGTAGTTGTGGTACTGGTTGTAGTAGTACTGGTGGTTGTCGTCGTTGGTAAAGCTATTAATTCTACGTCAAAGCCACACCAGCCAAATAGCCAGTCTGAAGTTGTAATACCGTTTGCAGTGCTCCCCGGATAAGACTGATAGTAGGCAACATTTGTTGGTATAAGTGTTACCGTTTCACCAACAGCGGCAAGCCCAGAGTGCACCGCAACAACGCCAAAATCTGAATCGTCAGTGTACGGCCCAGAGCCCCATGCTGAACCATTTGTTTTACCTGTTGTAGTTATGTTTTCGTATGGCCCGCATGATGGAGGCAAAGTTGTAGTAGTTGTAGTAGTTGTAGTAGTCGTGGTAGTAGTTGTATTTGGTGTTCCGCCTGTATATTTGAGAACAACATATAAGCGCTTGTATGTCCCTCCACATGGGTCGCCGAATATCCCATTGCTAGCGCCTATTGAGGCATTTGATTTTCCAACCAATTCTTTAGATACCCTAAGTATTGAATTTGTAGCGTGGCAAGAACCTTGTAGGTATTGACCATTTGTTCCATTTGGTGTTCCATAGCTAGCGAATACAACCTGCGAAAAAACACCCCCACCCGGTGCGGATATTGATAAATTCCATCCCTCATTTGCCGTGGCCCACACCATATTTTCAGATAGCGAATATGACGAGTTATTTGTTTTTGTTTCTATTGTGGAGCATGGTTTATCGCCCTGTGTTGCGTGACATGCTTGCCACCCAATAGAGGAAGACCAGTTTTCTATCCCCCTATAAAACTCTGCATTCTGGAGGAGTTCTGTACCGTCTACCTTTAGAGACGCCGATTCGATGGATGGTCCATAGTTGCCAGCCCAAAACTCGCCGTCATCTCCACCTATTGATATTCGTGCTGTTGTTACTTCGTTCCAGCCATCGCCGACAGATACCGCATCAATACTTATAGAAAAATCAGAATAACCACCAGACGACAATGAAAGCCATCCAGTGTTATGCGAGTAAATCCCACCGCCACCAGGTCCGTATAGGTCTATTCCTACGAAAACCCTGTCTGTGCCATATCCAAATTCTGCAGCCCTGGCTTTTGCTGTAATTGTGCTCTTACCAGAGAGGTCAACATTTACTTCTTGATATACAACAGTCTCATTGTATGAAAAAATGACACCGTCACCTTGTTCGTCATTAACGGCTTTAGCTGAAGTTGGGAAGCAAACAGCAACCAGCGCAATTGCCACAGGAAGCCATATAAGTAAACGAAACGCACTTATTGAACGTCTTGCCATCAATCCTCCGATACACCCGGAGTAATTTTACAGCAAGATTATTTATTGTTTATACACGTAACGGCAAAGTGCCAGTGCCAGTGGCCAACGACCGGCCATGTAATTTCGCCATCTTTCCATGTTTTACCTAGGGGATTCTTTGGTATTACGTCAAAAACGTCTGTGATATCAGAAAAACCAGCAGAATCTAAAAGGCTTACAACTCTTTCATGATGACAATTCCAGTGGTGGTGTGCACCATCCCACCATTCGAGACCAGAAACTCCCTGGTTTTCAATATCTAAATGCTCGAGCACCGACATAACCATTTCCCATGGCTCATGTCCGGCTGCCCACCTCTTAATCGTCTTGAATACGTCCGGGCCGCAGATTAAAAATTTTGCATCTGGCTTTGCAATGCGCTTCATGTCGTGAAGGAACTCCGGAACCTGCTTCCACGGAATATGTTCAAGTACATGCCCAAGAAAGACAGCGTCGAAAAAGTTATCGTCAAACGGGTAAGGTTTCCCGGGTTCAACCCGAACATCGGGCCTGGTGTCGTCTGTTTCCCAGGTATCGGTGTTTATCCAGCCTTTTGCGTAATGGGTGCCGCATCCGGCGTTTAGATAATTGCTCATACGTTATTTCCGCCATCTATTGGGAAATACCATCCATCATTATGCTGTAGCGCTTTAGGCATGTCTTGGCGATGGTTAATGCCAGAATAATGCGCAATAAGAGACTTGCGCGGAATGGTGAAGTTATTTGGCTTAGCGCCTCGATGTAGTAGCCGACCGTGCCAAAAAAGGACGTCCCCTCTTTCTGGGAGATATGTAAGAACTTCCGCGTTTCGTCTTTCTATTTCATGTTCAAAAATCGGAGTAAGAACATCCTCACTAAAACGCGGCCACCTATAGTCTCTTTGGTCTTCTGGTAGGGCTTTTAATATTTTTTCCTGAGTTACGGTTGGCCATCTGTGGGAACCGGGTATTAGCTGAAAAGGCCCAGAGTCTGGATGGATTGTCTCAAGTGCAATCCAAATTGCAGCATAATAATCTCCAACATGTGGAGGGTTTAAATATGTGTCTTGGTGCCAGTTTCGTGTTGTCGTTACCCATCCAGTCAAGTTCAGATGAGTTGCTGCAGGTTCCCCGAGTAGTTCCTCTAAAGTTTCTGCAACACCCTTATAAGTCAGGATATTCATTACTTCTGGGTGCCTTCTGTACGGGGTACAGTCGGGCCACCCGCCAGGTCTTGTCATGCTGAACTTTCCGTCAACGTATTCGGCATTGTTTTCAATCCAACAAGCCTCATAGTCCTGCATAAGGCTCTCGGGTATTAAGTTCTTTTTTATAACGAAACCATCATCATTCCAGTCTGAAGGTCCAGGTTCTGGGGCTGGAATTGTTAATTCCGCATACTGTCTTTCGAGTTCTTCTGCCGATTTCATATGTTCTCCTTGATAAAAGCCATTGTTGCATCCCAGTCATCACCGCGAGCATCCATAGAAAAATCACGTAATAGCGAATAATTTTCGTTTATATCATCCAGCCTCTTGACTGGATTGAGGAGTTCATCGAGATGATAAATCCATTCTTTTTCTGTTCTCGCTATTCTCCCTATTCCTTTATCAGATAAATACTGATATTCCGGCGAGTATGAAGAAATGAATGGAACTCCAGCCGCTGCGTATTCGAGACCTTTTATAAAAGATTTTGCGTGATTGAATTTAATATCATTTAGAGGGATTATGCCTATATCAATCGGAAGCATTAGGTTTGGATACTCCAATATCGGGACCATAGGCAATTTTCTCGCATAATCATCATGAACATTTAAAAGTCGATGCGCCATTGGTGCGTTGTCGTTGTGTCCAGAATGATGAAATAAAAGATTATGTTTTTTAATATATTTACCAAAAAACGGAGCAAGTTGCTCTAGGTCATTTGACCTCCAGTGGGTTGCCCCAACCCAACCAATTTTTGTTTTTCTATTCGAACGGAACTGTTTTTTACGCCAGCGGTCTAGGTCTATTCCATTTCGTACCATAAAAACATTGTCACGTTTTTTCCCGTAGTACTCAAATAGAAATGGCGTTGATGTTATTACTGCATCTGCCGCCATAATAATTTGCGCGTAGATTTCCCTGTTTGAGTCTGGGTTATTCTTTGGGTCTGTTGCCTCAAACGCTCTATTCGATTTAGAAAGACCATCAAACCAGTCGTCAATATCTACAACAATTTTTTGCCCCATAGCCTGAGCTTTTGGTATTGACTCAAGTATTTCTTTTTGCATCAATAGTTTTAAGACAATTATGTCCCACCCATGGACGGCCCTTCCGCCGTCAACGAGCATTCCAAAACCGCGCTGTTGATTGAACCCGGGGAAACCAGTAGCGGAAAACCACCCACGTTTATTTAGTTCCTCGGACGGAAGCTTGCATCGATACCAGGCGCATCCATTTGGCTGAAGAGGGGCAGTACCCCATGCCCAATCATGGGTTAAAAATGCGACTGTTGGTTTCTGTGGCTTTTGCATAAAATCAAGTCAATACTAGTAAAACAGTGATGTATCTATCCATAAATAGATATAAAGATAATTCATAAAGTCGTTTAAATACTTGGACCGTTAAGTACTGCTCATAATCTACAATCTTTGTGAAGCTGTTTAATTTGGAGGCATTCTTCGCAATGTTGGCCGGCAACTACAATATGACGTGTCAACAGGGGTCGACGTTTTCGCGCACCATAGAGATAGAACAGCCAGACCTGGCATCCGACCCAACAGGAAATACATTTATCCCTTTTGACCTATCTGGATACACGGCAAGGATGCAGGTCAGGAGAACTATTGATTCTTCTAATGTTTTGCTTGAATTAACGACGTCAAATGGCGGGCTAACAGTAAATCCAATTGAGGGCGACACAAATAAAATATTTCTTTACGCCTCAGCCAACGTTACGGCATCTGTATCGACCAGTGGCGTGTACGACATAGAGATTATTAGCGCCGAAAATATCGTGTCAAGAGTCCTACAGGGAACTTTTAACCTCAGTCCAGAGGTAACTCGATGAGCGACGTCCCCAATAATGTAATCATAAATGAAGACACGGCAAATAGGGTTATCGTAAACCAGGATGCCCCAAATCAGGTTGTTGTTCGGCTCTCCGCAAATGGTGGCAACACAAGAAGACTAGTGTACAGCCAGCCAGTGGCGTCTGATACTTGGCTAATTACGCATTCTCTGGGTGGAAGACCGTCAATAACCGTTGTTGATACTGCAGATACCGTAGTTATTGGTGAGGTAACATATATTAGTGATTCCCAAATAAGGGTGGAGTTCACATCGGCATTTTCAGGATTCGCTTATCTGACCTAAAGGCAAGGACAAATGGCAACAAAATTCGTAACAAATCTTGACCTAAATCAGAATCAGATTCTGAATGCAACATTTGAGGTCCTTGCATCTGACCCGAATACAAATCTGTTCGACGGCCGCATGTACTTTAACAGCGTCGATGGGGTTATTAAGGTTTATGACGCAACTGCAGCAGCATGGCGAAAGATTGTTGCTGGAATTGGTGCTGATGCAGGCGTTGTGTCTGGCGGCTCATATTCAACAGCATTGACAATTACTGAGTCCGGCGGTCAAATAACAATTACGCCAAACCTTGCCACTTCGGCAAGTGCTGGTTTGATGACGTCGTCTGACTTTACTAAACTCGGCGATGCAACATCTGAGGCAACGGCTAGCAAGCTTGTTATTCGTGATGCCAGCGGCAATATTAAAGTTGCTACGCCAACCGACTCGGCACATGCTGCTACAAAGGGGTATGTAGATGCCGCACGGTCTGGTCTTGATGTTAAGCAGTCAGTACGAGCCGCAACTACGGGCCCAGTCAACCTTGCTAACCAACTTGAGGCCGGCGATACTCTTGATACAACTGTAACTCTCGTTGCAGGCGACCGTGTCCTAGTAAAGAACCAGTCAACAGCTTCGGAAAACGGTATCTATGTTGTTCAGTCGTCCGGGGCAGCGGTTCGCGCTTCTGATGCAAATGGCACGCCAGATACTGGGGAGATGTCTGGTGGAACCTTTACATTTGTTGAGGAAGGAACAGTAAACGCCGATAGTGGCTGGGTTGTTACGTCAAATGGTGCAATAACAGTCGGAACTGATGCGATTAACTGGGCACAATTCTCCGGCGCTGGACAAATAACAGCTGGAGATGGTCTTACCAAGTCCGGCAACACTATTAATGCGGTTGGGACTTCTGACAGAATTACCGTCAATGCTGACAGCATTGATATTGCATCAACATATGTTGGTCAGTCTTCAATAACAACAGTTGGGACAATTACTTCTGGTACGTGGAATGGTACAGATGTCGCCGTTGCAGACGGTGGTACTGGTTCTTCAACAGAGTCTGGAGCAAGAACAAACCTGGCGTCCGCATCTGGGGAGGCCACTGGAAGGACTACAAGCACACCATCACTAGCAAGAGTATCAAAGCAGGGATGTGCAGCGTCCTCGGCTGGAGTCTCGAGCACAACTGTTACCCATAACTTCAATACAACAGACGTAATGATTCAGGTGTACGAGGTTTCAACCGGAGCAACTGTATTTGCAGACACAACTCGCGCAAATGCAAATACTGTTACAGTTGTAATGAATGGAACAATTTCGGCTAACGATTACACAATCGTTGTAACTGGCTAAGGAAAAATATGAAACTTACGGCACAACAAAAAGCTATGGTGGCGTCTTACGCGAGAAGCGTAATTGGTGCAGCAGTTGCAGCCTACGCGGCAACAGGCGACCCCAAGGCTGCGTTGAATGCGTTGTGGGCCGCACTTCTCCCTGTTGCTGTGCGGTATTTCAATAAGAATGACGCAGCATTCGGTAAAACAAAATAATTTTTAATTCCCTCGAGGGGGAATAGTAGGAAGCGATTGAGGTCGTGGCCCAGAAATTTACAACGCCTATTACAATCAAGCAGCTAAGTTCTGCTGGGTCTGATGGTCTTACTATTTATGTTGATGGCGAAACCTACGCTCGCCTACAGATTCAGGGCGGTGGCCGACTTGTTTGGGGAGACGGCACTGGTGTTGGTGATGTCAACCTATATCGCGACGAAGCAAACGTACTAAGAACAGATGACACTCTAAAAGTTCCGTCACTTTTTGTTGATGGAGTAGAGATAGATACATCTGGTGTTGTTGAGGGCCAGTTCCTCAGGTTCGACGGAGCTAAGTTCGTTCCATATACTGGAGCGCTTGGCCCAACAGGCGCGACTGGCCCAACAGGAGCTACTGGAGCAACGGGTCCGTCTGGTGAGCCAGGTTATATTGGTTCCGACGGTGCTACCGGTGCAACTGGACCTACTGGTGTAACAGGACCAGAAGGTGCCACTGGTGCAACAGGGCCGAGCGGCCCAGAGGGTGCTACTGGTCCAATGGGCGCGACAGGCCCAGTCGGACCAGAGGGCCCAACTGGTGCAACTGGACCCTCTGGCGAGCCTGGCTATATTGGTTCTGATGGCGCTACTGGACCAACCGGCCCGACTGGGGCAACAGGCGATGTAGGTGCAACAGGACCAGAAGGACCAACCGGTCAAACAGGGGAAGTCGGAGCAACTGGCGCAACTGGTCCAGAAGGACCAACTGGAGCAACTGGCGCAACCGGCCCAATGGGGGCATCTGGACCACAGGGGGACCAGGGTCCTGTTGGTCCAACAGGGGCAACTGGAGTAAGCGGGATTGATGGTCCAACTGGTGCAACTGGCCCGCAGGGCCCGACCGGTGCAACAGGACCGGAGGGCCCGACCGGAGCAACGGGTGAGACCGGAGCAACAGGCCCATCCGGGTTGCAGGGGGCAACTGGTGATGTCGGTCCAACTGGCGCAACTGGCGCTACAGGGCCTGCTGGGCCAATTAATGAACTAACCGATGTTGTAATTAGTTCACCAGAAGAATTTCAAACGCTCGAATATGACGGAACAAACTGGGTCAATGCTTTTTCCCCCGTTGTCTCATACGTAAGAAATGCAGAATCTACAACACTCACTACCGGAACCGCTGTTTACCTGTATGGTGCAACAGGCGACCATGCAACAGTCAAGCGCGCTGATAACACGGCGGAAACAACGTCTTCAAAAACAGTTGGACTTATTGCCGCAAATATTTCAGCATCGCAAAATGGTCCTGTAGTTACTCGTGGCTATGTTGACGGAATAGACCTATCTGTCGGATATTCGGCGGGCGACGTTTTATGGCTAGGCACCGGTGGCCAGTTCACAAAAACAAAACCGTCCGCGCCAAATCACCTTGTTTATATTGGTGTTGTTGTTCGGGCAACGAATAACGGAATTATTTATGTTGCAGCACAAAACGGATATGAACTTGAAGAGCTTCATAACGTAAAAATAAATGGCTCGTTAGCCAACGGCGATGTAGTTAGATACAACTCGAGCACAGGTGTATGGGAGAATTCTCAGGTAGTTGGCCCAACTGGGGCTACTGGTCCAACTGGCCCACAAGGACAGCAGGGCGACGTAGGAGCAACCGGACCTAGCGGCGTGGCTGGAGCAACAGGTCCATCTGGTCCTGGTGGAGCAACTGGCCCAAGCGGTGTTGCCGGCGATAAATATGCAACATCAAGTTCAACGTCTTTAACAATATCCAGTAGCGGAACTAAGACTCTCACTATTGGAACCGGTCTTTCCTATTCAACAAACCAGTCTGTAATTATTTCGTATGACATTTCAAACCATATGCATGGCGAGGTTGACTCATATAATCCCGCAAACGGCCAACTCGTAGTATCCGTAAATGGCTCAGATGGAAGTGGCACATATTCATCTTGGTCTGTAAACCTTTCCGGTTCTGTAGGTATTGCTGGCCCAACTGGCGCAACTGGTGCAACAGGACTTCAGGGTTTGGTTGGTGCTACGGGAGCACAGGGAATTCAGGGCGACACTGGGGCAACTGGACCTACTGGGGCGATTGGTCCAACAGGAGCAACTGGAGTAGCAGGACCAACGGGGGCTATCGGTCCAACAGGGGCAACCGGAGTTCAGGGAGGGGATGGCGCAACTGGAGCGACAGGGCCATCCGGCGCAACTGGAGCAACTGGCGCAACTGGCGCAACTGGTGCAACAGGTCCGGTACAAAGGATGACCGTTTCTGATACTCCTCCAACTTCCCCAACAGCTGGAGATACGTGGTTTGAGTCCGACACGGGAAAAACATTTGTTTACTACGACTCCTATTGGGTTGAATCAAATGGTGGCGGCACTGGGGATTTAAGAGAAACAACAATTTCAACAAATAGTGCAACAACTGTTGATTCTTTTGCTACTACTTCTTTTAGAAGCGCAGAATTTTTAGTACAAGTATCTCAGGGCTCAAAATACACTATTACAAAAATACACTTAATTCATAACGGAACAACACCAACGACTTCTGAATATGGATTAATAGAAGTCGGTTCTTCAAGAATCCCCTTATCGATATCATCGACCATAAGCGGAGGAAATGTTCTGCTTCAAGCAACAATTACAGATGCCGCAACAACAAGCGCATATGTAAAAATAGTTCCAAAGTATATTAAGGTGTAATTATGGCTATTGATTTTCCTAATTCGCCAGCAACTAACGATTTATATTCAGCATCCGGCAAGACGTGGCAGTGGGATGGAGAAAAGTGGGTTGTCAAGTACACAGACCTGTCTGGTCCAGTTGGACCCACAGGCCCTACGGGCCCTACTGGAGCTACTGGACCCACCGGACCAACGGGAGCGACGGGACCTACTGGTCCAACTGGTGCAACTGGAGATACTGGTCCGACTGGACCAACAGGCGCAACAGGGCCAGGGTATTCCGTTTCATCAACATCGATGGTTTCAATAGGCGCGTCCGGGCCTCAAACATTTTCTACAGCAAATACTGGGGCTTTAATTTCTGGGCAGAGAGTTAGAGGAGTCCCTTCGTCGTCGTCGACATCTTTTGTTGAGGGGAACATAACATCGTTGACGTCCAATACATCATTCACGGTTGCTGTTGATTCATGGTCGGGTTCTGGTTCGTATAGTTCATGGAATTTTGGAATAAGCCCATCAAGTTATTCTGGCGTAATATCCAATAGTTCAAACTCTTATGGAACCGGTTCTAAAATATTTAGCGTAGGAAATATCGGTTCTTATGGGGTCGGCAATCGCGTTAGGGCTATAAGTTCTCTCGGGGACTGGGTTGAAGGTGCCATCACTTCGATAGTTACTGGCATGAGCCCATCTATTACCGTAAACGTCGACAACTATTCAGGTTCTGGGACAAATGCGTATTGGGTATTCAGTATCGCTGGACTCGTTGGAGCTACAGGGCCTACGGGCCAAACAGGGGCTACTGGGGCAACTGGTGTCACTGGTGCCACAGGAGCTACTGGTTCAACTGGAAATACTGGAGCGACAGGACCGACAGGTGCAACTGGACCAACTGGACCAACTGGAATTACTGGTCCAACTGGTGCAACAGGGGCTACCGGAGTTGGAGCGCCACTGACAAGCTCAGCGACAGCACCATCTTCGCCGTCGTCAGGCAATCTATGGTTTGATACGTCAAGCGGTGCTGCTTACATCTATTACAACTCAGCATGGGTTGAATTGGGCGGCGGAACAATGTCGCCTTATCAATGCACTTCTACGACTCGTCCATCCTCTCCGTGGACTGGGCAAACAATTTATGAAACAGACACAAGTAAACTACAGGTTTACAATGGAAGCTCTTGGGTATTAGTCAGCCTCGCTACTGCTGGAAATGGGGTTTGGCAGTCATATTCTCCTTCATGGACAAGTACAGGTACAGCGCCATCCGTTGGCAATGCAACGTTCACGGGCAAATACATGAGAATAGGTAATACTATTTTTGTAGAGGCCGCGCTTGTTACGGCAAATGGTGGAAGCAGCACATTTGGCTCCGGTGATTACCGGTTTTCCTTGCCTGTTGCTGCAAAGCCATTGTGGGGGTATCAGTCACTCGGTGGTTCATGCAGGGTTTGGGACCAGTCGGCACAGGTTACATACGTAGGAAATGCAAGTTTTTATGGAGCATCAGCTGGCGCAACAACGGTTGGTTTTGTTATGCAGAGCGGAAACTGGGTTGGTCAGGCAAGCCCAATGACGTTTGCCGGTGGGGATGAAATTCAAATAAGCGTATTTTATGAGGCTAATTCATAATGCCTGCTATTACTTTTCCTTCATCTCCATACACGAATCAGATTTACACCGTCGGCTCTAAGAGTTGGCAGTGGGATGGCTCGGTTTGGGTTGCTTACTATAACGAAGGGTCGGACATTGTGTATGGCAGCGGCTCGGATGGCGACGCGACCCTAGACGGAACGACAACAGTTCTAGGAATGGCTCCATCGGCAAGTGTTTATTCAATGACGCGAGATATGTTCTTTAACGACTTAACAATAAATACAAGCTGCCGACTTGCTCCAAATGGTTATCGAGTTTTTGTTAAGGGAACTCTAAAGTTCGGTGGAACAAATGCGACCATAGGGTATACATCTGGTTATTCAACTTCTGGCTCGATAGCGCAAGGAGGAGCAGCTGCCACTGCTGTAACACATTCACTTGGTGGTTCCGCAACTGGATACACAGCCACTGCCCCAACTGACGCAATGGGGGGTTCGAACTATTTTAGAGTGGCTCATCAGGCTATTACTGGTTATTCAGTCACAGCATCTGGCGGACCGACATTTTTGCGTGGTGGCGCGGGTGGCTCTGGACAGGCTGGCGGAGGAGTTGTGATAGTCGCTGCTAGATATATTTCTGGACCTTCATCCGGAACTGCATACATAAAAGCTCCAGGTACTGCTCCAGCAGGGGGAGGAGTAATCATTGTAGTTTCTTCAGGCTCAGCCCTTCCAAGCGGAGTATCAACTGATGTCACTGGTCAAAATGCAGGAACATACATCTATATCACGAGGGTATAGCCGTGGCGGTTAATAGGGTTGAATCAAGCATAGGTCGTTCCGGAAACGATGCAATATACGGAACCGGCGTTGACGGAAACGTAACCATTTCTTCTAATACGACGATTACGTCCGACATGTATTACAACAACCTAACGGTTAACTCCGGAGTATTTCTAAATACAAACGGCTACAGAGTGTTTGTAAAAAACACATTGGCAAACAATGGATATATAGGAATTGGTTCGGTTAGCAGTGGGACAGTTGGCGAACCAGCAAGTGCTGTTTCTGACGGAACCTTAAAGGGACATACATCTGGAGCAATTACATATCGAACAGGCGGTCAGGGTGGTGGGGGTACCAATCCTGGAATTACTGCTCTTCCGTCGTTCTTGTATAAAGACGTAAACGCAATGTCTGGTGGAATGATGATGGACCCGGTTCTTGGGGTTCTTCCAATGTCTGGAGGTTCACGTGGCGCATCAGGCAGTGTCGGGGCGTCTGGCGCTAACGTCGCAGGTTCTGCCGGAGCAACAGGCCTTTTAGGCGCAACTGGTTCTCCCGGGGCAACCGGTTCTCCAGGAGGCGCTGGTTCTGCTGGGGCAACTGGTGCGTATGCTCCGAATGCTACAACAGTTGGTGCTGCTGGGGGAAAGGGTAACCCCGGCGCAGTTGGTGTTTCTGGCGCTAGCGGAAGTCCTGGAGCAAGCGGAAATAAGGGCGCAAGTGGAAGTCCTGGAGCTACTGGTCTGGGAGGTGCTGGTGGTGCTGGCGGTATTGGTGGTATGGGTGGTGGTGTTGTATGCATCATTGCCAAGTACATAACGGGTTCAGGAAAATTTGTTTCATTAGGAATGTCTGGGGCAACTGGTTCTGCTGGCAGTCCTGGGACTACTGGCTTAACGGGGGCAAGTGGAGCTAGTGGAAGCCCTGGTTTAGTTGGGGCTAGCGGGTTAGCGGGTGGAACGGGGGCTACGGGTACTCCGGCTCCAGGAATAACACACCCAAACCCCGATACATCAGTAGCAAACCCTGATGCTCGCAACTATTCACACCATCATCACTACGACAATCACTCAGACCGACATGCCCACTCCGTTAGGGCGCACGTTGATGGAGGTAAAGGGCACCATTACTTGGGTCCCCACCATCATCATGCTGGCCACTATCATCACCCTCATAACGACGGGCCGCATGGAGGCGCTCACCACTGGGATGGCCATTGGTGGCATGCGTACTTTCAGCTGAGCCACAGTTACCCATTCCCCCACTACCATCAAAAACCAAATGGCCATGGCGGCCATAGCCATCCAAGCGGTGATGGGTACCACCACTCTGGGGTATATCACGGTTCGTTTGGTGGTCACGATGGACACGTTCATGCCCATTTTGGGCTGCCACACCATAGCCATACGCACGCTCATCACCCAACTACAAGCCCCACATGGCACCACCACCACGTCGCCCCACATACACATACTAACCCGGCAAGCCATTATGCAGGCGGGGCAGGCGGAGCCGGAGGTGCTGGCGGAGCCGGAGGGGCAGGCGGAGCCGGAGGAGCTGGCGGTCTTGGCGGAGCTGGTGGGGCTGGCGGTACTGGGGCTACTGGGGCTACTGGGAAAAGGGGCGGAGCCGGCGGAGGAGGGTCAATTTTGATTCTCACCGACTCGATAGATGCTACGATTACATATGACACAAGGGCTGGACTGACGGCTGACGCGGACAACTTTTCCGCATCATCTGGAAGTTCCTATGTCTTATTGAACGTTTAGGAGAAAAAATGGACTTAGGTCTGACAAATCAGCAAAAAGAGATGGCTCTTCGTAATTCTAAGTCTGGTATTACAACAGAGATTTACAACATCCTCATTCGCCTAGGCATAGACCCTGACACATTTTCATCGGTCGATGAACTCCCAACGCAAACGGATGGGTCTTTTGCTGGTGAGTACAACAGGGTTAAGGGCCTTATTTCTGCACTAGAGCTTATTGAAAGCAAGTTAAATGAGCTTTAATGAAACGTTTTGTATATGTTCCCCCATCATTAGCGAATGATGAGCTAGCGCTAAAAGAAGCAGAAAAACTAGCAAAAGATGCGCAGCTGTCATTAAGAATAGGCTCTATTGGTGACGGAATAAATAAATATTCTATTAGCATCATTGCCATTCCAGAATTTTCTGCTACAAACCACGATGAAGTAGTCAAGTCTAATTTCATTTTTTCTGCGGATATAACTAATGAATTTGTCAGCATGGACAAAAGCATCCAAATGGAGACAATTTCTCCCACCGGACTTAAACAAAGTTTTTATCCAACAGTACTAGAAAGACATGTGGCTAAATTCAGGGTACGTTTTGCTGAGACTGGAAAATATGAATTTTCGGTATGCGATAAAGATACAAAGTTTTTAGTATCTTCTTTCGAGGTCATATGAAGATTGAAAAACCAGCAACATGCATCACTGTTTATAGAGACGTTTTTGAACCAGACATGGCTCAAGCCTTTGTAGATATGCTCAATTCCGAAATAGAAAATGAATGGTCAGAGATGGGGTGGAACTCATCTGGAGTAGGCCAGGGTGTAGTTACTCAATACCGCACTTCCTTATCGTGTTCTTTGGTGCCGCTTATGAAGCCCTACCCAGAGACCGACCTATCTAGATTTTTTAAACGCACTATTGGCGACCAGGTTGCTGATGTTGCAGAAGATTATAGGAAAGAGTACCTGATAGGAAGTGCCGTATTTGAGCCATACCAGGTTTTAAAGTATCTTCCAGAGTCTGAATACCATAGTCATTATGACCATTTTAGAGATAATGCAAGAGTATTTAGCATGGTTGCCAACCTGGTTTCACCAGAATCCGGCGGAAGCTTGGAATTTCCTCTATTCGACGTAGAAGTTGAATGTGAAGCTGGTTCTGTAGTTATGTTTCCCAGCAATTTCCCATATCTACATACAGCGCATCCTGTGGTATCCGGAACTAAATATTCATTGGTGACGTGGTTTAGATGAGCATATTTAGTTATTTTTCCGCCCGATTTTGGCCTTCTGGGAATATTAGAAACAAGAGACCATGGGACGGGAACTCGCTTAATGAAAAAGACCTTCAAGATTTAGCTGACGTCGATTATGACGAAATGGAGTGGGTTGCTAGAAAATATGACCTTACTCAGCATGCGGTGATTGACTCGGAAGGTGATAAGTTCAGGTGCATTTTTATGGCTACACCAATGCCATCATTCAATCAGGAAGAAGAAGACGATGATTAGCTATTCGCTAGAAGACCATATGCAGTATGTCGAAGCAAGGCTTATTCGCATATGCGGACTGGCCGGTGTATCAGACATGACTGTTACGGAAGATAATTACAAAGCCGTTAAAAAGGGGCTAAAAGATAATCTAAACAAAGCAGAATATAATCGCTCGTACGGCGAATTGCGGCATCTGTATTTTGCCAAGTTCTTAGCACCACAAATCGAGGCGGCCGACAATGCCTAATTTCACAATCGAAGAAATGTCTCGCATTGCACGCTCAATGCACAGCCGTCCAAGTGAAGACCTACAGCCAGTTCTTACTGATGAACAGTTAAAAGAACTATATATAAAAATGCGTCAGGTTTATGATGCATCCGGAATCCCGCTAGAGCGCGTCATTTTTGTTGACGAGTTTCATTCTTTTATTCTCGGCTCCGACGAAAATGCAGAATTTAGAAGCATTGTTGCGGCTGCCGTTGACATCGTAGAGGCGCTCGTGCGAATGCGTAGACCGCAAAAAATGTTATTTGTTGGAGCGCTAGAGGGGCTTACAAGAACTGCACCATATGTCGAAGAGGTATCTGTCCTGAATACTGTGATTACGCAAAGCGTCGTTAAGTATTGTGATGTATCAAAGTTTGAAAATGTAACAACTGTTAACTATTCAGAAATAGATTCATTATTTGGAACGCAGGACATGGCGGTCGTCTATTGCCAGTCGCTTGGGTTCAATGAACACCTGCTGGACTCTGTGATAGGGTCACTAAAAGAAGACGGTGTACTTGCTGTTTCAAATTCATCAGATTTAGGAAATTTGTATGAAAATGGTGATGAAACTGGAGCATATTTAGTCCATCAGCAAATACTTAATTCAGGATTATTCACTTCTTTCCATATTCCAACACAGGTAGCGTTCACAATTTATGTCAGACACGGTAACTAAACAGGACCTAATTAACCTTAGAACTGGTGCACAAAGTGAAAAACCTGAATCGATAGCGATAGTCGGTTCCGGAACTGCTGGATTGATTGCGGCTCTTTTACTTAGGAGAGCTTTTCCGCTGTCTGACATAACAGTAATTTCTTCATCCAAGATAGGAATTATTGGCGTCGGTGAAGGTTCTACCGAGCATTGGCGCCAATTTATGGACATATGTGATATCCCTCTAGAAGAAATGATTGTTGCAACAGCAGCAACACATAAATACGGTATCCGCTATGAAAATTGGCATAACAAAAATTCCGATTATTTTCATAGCGTCGGCGCAATAGATGAAGTATTTGCGTTTGGACTCTATGGCGTGTACATGGGTCTTATTGAACAAGAAAGACTATTTACGCCGAATACGTCAAGCGTCGGAATAATAAAAGATAAAATACCAAGAAACGGTCTGCACAAAAGTACCAATCAATTTCATTTTGATACCTTCAAATTAAATGAATACTTCACTTCTTTAGCATTTAAGAGGAGTATTAAGTTTATTGACGCAGAGGTCAGTCAGGTCATCATAGATGCAGAAACTGGAAATATATCTTCTGTAAAAACTGATGCAGGTGATGAGGTATCTGCGTATTTTTGGTTTGATGCGTCTGGGTTTTCTCGTGTTTTAATGAACGAGGTTGGCAATACGGAGTGGGAATCTTTCAATAAGTACCTGCTCAGCAATACGGCTATTCCTTTCCCTACCGAAAGCGACCCAAATGGGAGAATCCGGCCATACACAAGAGCACGCGCTGCTTCGTCTGGGTGGATGTGGGAAATCCCTACGCAGGAACGTCGCGGTAACGGCTATGTCTTTTCTTCTGATTTTCTTTCGCCTGAGCAGGCGGTAGAAGAAGCAGAAAAGATGAGCGGATACAAGATAGACAATCCACGTGTTATCTCGTTTGATGCTGGGTATCTAAAAACCCCATGGGTAAAAAACTGCATGGCTATTGGTCTTGCCTCTTCTTTCGTTGAGCCGCTAGAGGCAACTAGCATTGGCTCCACTATTCAGCAGGTTAGGCAGGCGATACCATACATAGCCTCGTATGTACCAGGAAATCAGGCATCACAGAAACACTTCAACAAGGGTTTCGGCAAAATAATGCGAAATATATTGACAATGATTCGTCTTCACTACTACACAGATAGGGCGGATACGCCATTTTGGCAGGCCATGTCGAATATGCCAATTAATGATGAACTTCAAGAGCTCATCGAACTTTGGTCAGAACGTCCACCATCAAGATATGACCTTGACAGCAATTCTGGTGAAATGTTTTTGGCCCCACACCTGGCCCATGTTGCCCAGGGCCAGGGAGTGATAAGTAAGGATGCCTGCACAAGGGCTATGAATATGATGGTCTTAAGAGACCAAATATTCTATGAAATCGATACCATGAGACAGAATAGGCATAATCATGAACTCGTCGACCACGGCCAGTCATTGAGGGAATTGTTGTCAACAGATGAAGAATGGTTGTACAAGTGAGTTATAAGCTTCCCCCTGTAAAGCCTGGGCAAATACGATTTACACCCATGGATAACAGATTGATGGAATTTCCGCCGTTTGTTAATAATGTGAGTACACAACCAAACTGGTTCAAGCGAATTGGAAAACAGCAGGGTTCTGTTCGTAGGTGTGCCGGGACAATTGACTATCTTGCTGCAGGCATAACACTTCCGCTTTGGACAAACTACAGGTTTAGGCCAGACTCTCATGGGGCGTGGGAGACAGGAGGGGACGACTTCAGCCCACAGGCGGGAATTAATAATGTTCAGGGTTTTGCGTACGAGTCAACAGGCTCCTGTCCGGTTACTAATATTAGACAAATAGAAACTGGCCAGTACCCAAAATTGGTAAATCCGTGGAGATTTGAAACTGCCCCGGGTTGGTCGACCCTTCTTCTTCCACTGCACTGGGAGCCAAATGAAAATTACTCTGTCATACCAGCAATAATTAATACGGATTATTACCATTTGGCAAATATTGTTTTAAATATTACTGGTAATTCAGCGTTCGGAATTAAGGTTGGAACGCCAATAGCTCAGCTAGTGCCATTTAAGAGAGACTCTGATTTTTCTGAAATTATTTTTAATGACGAGTCGTACTTTAAGTATGTTGCTACCACCGGGTTTGGGATGGGCCATATTGCCCCCCACGATGGAACCGCTGGCCCATATAGGCGCGAGCGTGTGAATATTGATAAAATATTAGGTGAATGCCCTGCTGGCGAAAGAAAAAACCGATGGAAAATACTCAAAAAAAAATAACAGAGTACAGCGATATTAAAAAAAATTCAAAAAAGAACGTCACGGGAAGCAAAAATAAAGGCGGTCTTCGATGAGAATTCAGATATATGGCTGGCCGCTTGCGCCATTTGATAAGCCAGCTACAACGCAGGAAGAACTAATGTCAGCCCTCCGACAGATGAGGGATGTTCTTTTAAAGGAAAGCGACTGGACACAGTCTTCGGATTCCCCCCTTTCGGAAGAGATACGTAACGACTGGAGGATATGGAGGCAAAGCGTCCGTGATATTACGGATACTGTTGAAAATCCGTTGCCATATGTTGTTGACCTTGGTGAGTTGCCAGGGCAGGGTGTTCCCAGCAGCTGGTCTAATTGGGATGTAGATGTTCTCGAGTCGACATGGACCACTACTACGGCGGAGCAAAAAGCCGCAAAACTGGAGGATTCAAATGGCGAGAACTAAATTTTCAGTCAAAGATGGCATATCTGTATCGACAGATTCGGTTCCAGCTGGATTTGAGCTTATCCCGCCAGGCATAATGATGGCTTATGCTGGGTCAAGCGCCCCAGACGGCTGGCTTCTATGTGACGGAACTGCATACTCAAGAACAACTTATGCAAATCTATTTGCCGCAATATCGACTACATTCGGCAGCGGTGACGGGAGTACTACGTTCAATCTTCCCAACACAAAGGGGAGAACACTTGTTGGGGCCGGAACTGGGGATGGCGGTGGCTCATCTGCCTCCTCTGGCGTTATATCTGGTGGTTCAGCTTTAACGGCCAGGCCCCTTGGTTCATGGTATGGCAGAGAGTCTGTCACCTTAATAGCCAACAATCTTCCGGCTCATACACACGGACTAAATAGTCATACTCACGGAGCAAGTCATGACCATACGGGCTCAAGTGGTGGCCCATCTGGTGGAAGCGACACAGCATCAGCCGGCATTGGTTCGCCTAGCCCCAGCGGAACGCAGTCAACATCAATAAACCATAACCATAGTGTTGATTTATATCATTACGCGGCCGGCAACCATGAACATAGGTTATATTACGTAACGGATGGACAGTCGGGGACTAACAAAGCGAGAGTTTCAGCTTCAGGAACAACATTGTCAAACAGTGGCATAACAACATTTGAAGCCAGCCATACCCATACTTTTACAAATGGCACTTCAGGCGACTCAAACCCATACCATAATCATGACATGTATGACCATCGGCATAGTTCAGACCACTATCATGGACTCGGAGCCCATACTCATACAGTAACAGTAAATTCAAAAGCACTTACAACAGATGGCCCTAGCACGTCAAATACAACGGATGGTGGGTACTCGGCTAGCTCTGCTGTTGAAAATATGCAACCAATGCTCGCAGTAAATTACATCATCAAGTACTAAGATAGGCCGATGCGCTTCCACGTTGTATCGCTACCGCATACAAACACAACAGAAGAATTTACTGCTTGTGCATATACCGAAAAAGTTCGTAAGTTCTGCATAATGATGAAAAACCTTGGGCATACAGTGTTTCTGTATGCTGGAGAGTTTAATGAGGCACCATGTGATGAGCATATTCAGTGCATCAGCGAGTTAGAGAGGGTGAACGCCGTAGGCTCAAACCACTACTCTGCGGCATCATTTGACTGGAATTTGCCTCACTGGGTGAGCTTCAATGGGAACGTAATTAATGCAATAAAAGAACGGCTCGAGCATAAGGACTTTATTTGTCTTATTGCCGGCTACGCGTCGAAGCCAATTGCAGATGCATTTCCGAACGAAATCAGCGTGGAATTTGGTATCGGATACGGTGGCTCATTTGCTAATTACAAGGTTTTTGAGTCGTATGCCTGGATGCATTCCTGTTATGGCTCAAAGGTCACGGACCCACACGCCCTTGATGGGAAGTTTTACGACACGGTTATCCCTAGCTATATAGACGTCAATGACTTCCCAGTTCGAGACACGCCTGATGACTATTACCTCTATATCGGAAGGCTTATTGAGCGCAAGGGGTACCAAATTGCTGTTGATGTGTGCAGGAGACTCGGCAAGCGCCTAATAGTTGCTGGAGCTGGAACGCCACCGGATTACGGCGAGTATGTAGGTGTGGTCGGGACAGAAGAACGCGGGCGGCTAATGGCTGGAGCAATCGCCACATTTGTACCGACAATTTATGTTGAGCCATTCGGGACGGTTGCAGTTGAGGCGATGGCATGTGGCTCTCCGGTCATATCGACCGACTGGGGTGCGTTTACGGAGACGGTTATTGATGGCGTAACTGGATTTAGGTGTCACACTTTGAGGGAATTCATGGATGCAGCTATTGCCGCTCCATCTTTAGACAGAAAAGCCATAAGCCGTTATTCAAAGGAAAGATACGGCTTGGATACAGTTGGGCTGATGTACGACCGTTATTTTAGAAGGCTCCAGACACTGTGGGGCGCTGGGTGGCATGAACTCGGCGAGCCTAGTTAATAGATACTGCTTGCCACTTGCCAATTGGGCATTCGGCGTGGGCTATTTTTGTTTTAAGATGCATAAAGCAACCGCACTTTATGCACTGTCTTGTTGAGGCTTTAAAAAACTGACACTCTGTACATATCGAGTATCTTGATTCTTCGGTCGGTTTATCAACATATTCAGTCGATTTGCGGAAAAAGTCTAAAGGACTTGCCTTGCGGCTATTGTCTCCTCGCTGTTCTCTCATCACTGCTCCAGGCCTAATTATATTGTTCCGATTTCCTCAAAATTAGATAAATCTGGAAGAATAAACTTTTCGCCATCCCATGGTGTTCCGTCTGGAACTGGAGCATGCTTGACAAGAAGAACTCCACTATCAAAAAACGACGACAACAAAGCCCACCCTGGAATCATAAGTATCACATCACCATTTTCTGTTGTGCCATTTGCCCAAAGCGCACCAATCGATGCTCCATCCTTTACTGCCACAACACAAAAATCTATGCTTTCTAAACCCGGTCCCAAATCATTGTCTACGGTTATTCCCTTATATGCCATTGATTGTTCCTTTAAATCTGTTCCGTGTATCTGTGAGTGTAGTAGATACGCAAATAAACATCAATCTGTTCGTTAGCTGCCCATGTCCCAGTTATGCTTCCCCCGCCTATAACAGAAAACCTATAGAACCCTGCTTTGTCATATGCGCCATCCGTAAAGTCCCATGCCCTGCTCCTGGTTGTTCCGCCAGTAGGCCATGAACTTCCACTATTAAGAGATAGTAGAGTAGCAGAATCGTGACCAGCACCAGTTGTGCTATTCGACGCAGATATGCCAACGCTTGGGTTTCTGTTAGATGTAACCGTATATGAAGTCGAAAGTGAGATGTATGCATATACTGTCGAACTGTATATGGCGTCATCATTTCCTGTAGTCCAGTTGAAGTATGTTCTAGCCATGCTGCCGCCAGTCACCTTCTTCGTATCCGTGTCATAGCTTGTGTTGTATGTTCTATAACCAGAAGTCACCCATCCAGATGTTGTAAATGACGTGCTTGAAGATACGCCATGTCCTTCTGTATTGTAAGTTGTTACCGTTGCTGTGACGTACATTCCCGGAGATATGCTTGCTGCGCCAAAAAGGGAGTTATATGTATCAACACGCTGAACTTGATTTGCAGCGCTTGAATAAAACGGCCCAAAGGATTGGCCGACAATAAAGTCACTGTCTGTAGTGAAGTATATTTCCGTTCTGTCGTAGTTTTCACAAGCAGTTGGGCTAAATGTAATATTTACAGGCCTCTTACCATATGTTGCAGAGTTTCCATCTGTTGGGTAGCCGGAAACGCCGGCAATCGATACCGATGGTGCCGCAAACGTGGGAGTGCGTGCTGTTGATTTAGCGGAATATCCACCATAGTCACGAGCATTTTTTGCCCTAACTCTCCCAACATATGATGTTCCGTTGGCCAATGTCCATGTATAGCTAGTGGATGTCGTTGTTTGTGCCCCAACCCAGTTAGCACCATCGTCTATTGAGTATTCAACTTGATATTCCGTAATGGCACTACCGCCATTTCCAGGGGCGCTCCAGCTAATTGTAAATCGCCTATCTCCAGACGACGACGATGGCGTACCTACTGCGTCTGGGACAGTATATGGAGTTACTGGGGATGAATTGTCTGAAACCTGACCAGCACCAGCGGCAGTTTCGGCATATACGCGGAATACATATGACGTTCCATTTGATAGGCTTCCGACAGTTTCGCTCAGGTCATTTCCCGAGTCAATTGGTGATGACCAACTAGCTCCGCTATTACTTGAATACTGAACCCAATACTTACTAATTGACCTACCGCCGTTTGATGTTGGCGCACTATATGTTACTGTTACGTTCTGTGAAGACCCGCTGACAACACCTGTTATTGTCGGTTTCCCAGCAATTGTGTAAGGATTCGTATTGGTTGATAATGGGTCTGATGATGCTCCGCTGCCAAGAGCATTAACTGCACGAAGCTTTACGTAGTACTGCTGTCCGTTGGTTAGTCCGCCTATCGTCACAGGGGAGGCGGTATCAACAGGTGAAAGAGCGGTCCATGAACCGTATGATGAGCCACCATCGGTTGACAGCGCATACTCATAGTTGGATATGTTGAGTCCGCCATTAAAAGCAGGCGCAGTGAAAGAAATCGTTAGCTGTTGATTTCCCTCAATGGAGGAGAGGTTGGTTGGGGCAGTCGGAACAGAGCCTCCGCCAAAAAATCCTCTTGATGCTGTTGCTCTACCGCCAATATAAGGCACTTTAGTTTCCTATGCAAACTTTGACTGGCTAGCGAGGACAATATATGTTGGGGTTGCCGCTGTTTTGATAATTGTTACCGTGTACGAGTCAACTGCGCCACCGCCGCTTCCGTCCGGGAAGCTGACGCCACCAAACCACTTAACTCCAGTTTGTGTCACACCATCAACAGCTATTGATGTCGGCCTACATGTTGTTGACCCAGAAGTGATTAGAACAACACCAGTAACAGATTGCCCAACAGATGTCATCGCATTAAATGAATTAGCTGTACCATCACCAGTGAAATTAAGAGAACACGATGCACTACTTGATGTCTCAAAGAAATGGATTCCCGATGTTAGGACGTCTATATTTTCAGTCCCTGAAGCGGCTCCCTGGAAGTGTACTTTTTCAATAATTTCTGCAAAATAAGAAGTTCCGGTAACTGACAGGTTATTTCCAACGCCAACATTTGACGTAACAGATATTGATGAATCCAGTTTTGCAGAAGTAACGGCGCCTGCATTGATTTTTGCAGTAGTTACACCAAGGTCCTTTATTCTCAACGTATCAGAATCTATTTCAATAGTAGAACTATCAACATTGACCGACAGTGCAGAGCCACCTCCGCCGGCAAGTCCATTTCCAGCGACTGCAGTGCTCAATTTCGCGCTTGTTATTCCGGAATCTTTTACACGAAGGGAGTCTGAATTTATCTCTATTGTTGAGTCGTCAACGTTGACAGATAGTGCGCTTCCGGCTCCACCAGCAAGACCGTTTCCGGCTACTGCTGCTGCTATTTTTGCACTAGTTATTCCAGAGTCCTTGACGCGCAGTGAATCCGAATTTATTTCGATTGTTGAGTTGTCAACATTTACGGAGAGAGCCGAGCCATTTCCGCCAGCAAGACCATTACCAGCAACAGATGTAGTCAGTTTTGCTTCAGTAACTGTGTTATCGGCAACGTCGGAAGCAACAATAGTGCCTGGAGCTATTTTGTCGGATGTTACCGAGTTATTTGCCAGTTTCGCTTCAGTGATAGAGCCGTCTGCAACTGTAAATTGCGACGCCGACTGCCATGAAGTGCCGTTGTAATACTGAACTTCATTAATGTCGTCTAGATAACAGAATCGCCCTTCTGACAGTTCCGGCTTGCCATCTCCGCCCTGCGATACAGGTATCCCGTCCCCGAATGCCAAGTCCCTAGCGGCCGCATCAGCAAAGCGGGAAATAACCTGGTCCATAAGATAACTATTGACATCAGCTGCATATGCGATTTCACCAGAAAGGAATAACCTTACTCCTGAGCCAGCCATACTATTCTCCTGAATCCTTAATTAATGATTTTACCATTTCAGCCGAACCTCATCGAGTCGAGAACTCCAAGAGTTGGGTCGTCAAACGAGAAGAAGAACTCGTCAACAGTTTCGTGGACAACCTTATATCCCATTGGTTTGGCCCAATTGACGGATTGGAGAACAACGTGGCTCTCTTCTCCGGCATCTGCATCTGGCGTTTCATTTGTGAGTGTCTGAACTTTTATTGTGAACAAGTCGTCTAGATATCTGGGCGTAACCGCTACAGATAGGGTCGTTGGTTCGCCATCTTTTGTATAAATAAGAACTTGCCTAGCCGCCTCGACCATTGCTCTACGCGTTCCTGCAGCTCTTCCATAAAATGAGTAGCGAAGTTGCCATTCAATAAAGTCTCTCCTCGCAGATTCGTTTTGAAAAAATACAGACCCATCTGCATATTCAATATTCTGCTTCAGTGCAGTGCCAGTGAACTGGGACAGCCACGGAGTATATGGTCCGCGTACGGAGCGTGGTGATACCAATGAACTCTGTGCCCAATTAAACATTGAGTCATATGGGCTATCAAGCTGCGCTTGCTCTACCCCATACATAAGGTCGTGCTCTATTGCTGTTTCACCAGCAGCAGATGTAAGTATGTCTATTAGGCGAAAGTATGGATACGTCGGTGCTTCTTGGGCTGAATCAATTTCAAAATAAAAATCGGGCAAGAAATTTCTCATTCTGCCAACAAACGGATTTTCATAAAATGCAAAATCGTGAATGAGGTGCGGTAGTGTTACATGAATTGTCGCGGCATTGTGATTTTCTATAGTAATGCGAATTGTTGCCGTATGCAGCTGTCCATCATTTGGTACTACGACAGTGTTGGTATGAACAGCATTGTATAGCCCGCTTGTTAGCGTCTCCTGCACAGCAGTATTATTGTCGTCTTCATCAATAAATAGAAGACCGGATACTGACATTGGAGACAATGCTTTTAGCTTTATATTCGCTGACAATATTCTGTCATTATCTGCAATGTTAAGTGGAATAGCTGCAAGTTCTAGGACAATTGGGGCTAGTGACGAAGGTGAAAGTTCAAGTACATAGCGCGTGTCTACTACGAATTCACGCCCAATAATGGCAACTGTCGCATTTGTGGCAGTCCAGTTGTGTGGTACTTCATTTATCGCGATAATTGCATTATTTTGGGTGGAGACGCGCATCAACGCATCGGCGTTAGATAACAAGTTTCTAGTTCTGGCCATATTTATCCACCAACATCAATCGATGTATAGGTTATGTCTAGGTCATCTAGAGACAGAACGGGGAGTGACCCCTTGTACCTAAACAGAATGTCATTGTCGTGCTTTGGCAGCCATCCAGAACCTGTTGGAGTGAGTGTTAGTGACTCAACGTATACAACTCCTGGAAGTGAGCTGATTAGTGCAATTATTTGACTTTGCCTAATGCGGTCCAATGACAGCGGGAAATTAGCTGGGCTAATAAAGTCTACAAGAGCATCTTCTATAGCTTCTATCAGGGATGATTGTTCGTATTGCTGATTAAGCTTTATTGCTCCTGATATTTCTAACGTAACTAGCTCTGGGTCAATGATGTCAAACGTAAGCCCGGCATTGGATTTAGAACGCACATCTGTAATGATGTCAAGTTTTTCTATAGAGCTAAGCTCTGTGTTATTGCCATAAGCAACAACAGTTACGTATCCCTGAACGTCCTGTCCCGCATATGCGGAGCCCGTAACTACGGTACTGGCAGAGTTTCCGGCAACTTTTACAAAACTAAAAGTAGTATCTCCGGTTGCTGTAACTGTATGTTCGCCATTGAATGTTGCACTGACTGACGCATTAAAAATATCAAGCTCAACAACATCGCCAACTACAAATAAATGTGGGGCTTCGGTCTCAATAGTCGCAAGATTGCTATTTAGAAATGTTTTTATTACGCCAGATGAACGATTTACAGTTATGTCTCCTCCACCGCTATCGCCATTTGTAAGGTCAAATGTTTTTGCCCTTGTTATTACGCCTGGGTAATTTGTCAACAAATAAGCATCAACCTGCGCAGGACGGACGAGCGCGGAGGTGAGTGAACGTAGATATGTTGTGGCCTTTGATAGATAATCCTCGTCTGAGTCTTCGTTTATGCCATTGGCAAAATTAGCAGGAGTTGCGATAACTGCAGAAACAATGTCTGTTCCAGATGACACTACAGACAACTCAATCCCTGGGGTGAGGGGCGGCATAACTCCTGCAGCTGTTGCTACAACTGTTGCGATTTCTGATGGGTATTCGGTCTCGCCCGGCGCGGTCGGTGGTATTACCAGTGCTGATGTTGTCTGAAAACCATATTGCTGAACCTCATCTTCAAATAGGGTGTCGTAAACAAATACGGTTCCAGCAGGAATTGTGGCTCCGTCATAAGAGCCAACGGTTATTTCAACATCTACTTCTGCCGGGATAGCATCCTGCCTTTGATACCCGAGTATTTGCACAATGCCAGCCATAAGTCTGTCTGGCAAACGATTAATCGCGTTGATGTTTAGGGCGCTTATATATGCAGCAGCCTGAAATATGGCATCCTCTGGGGTCCCAACACGAAGATTGAAGTCCGGCAATGAAATGCGTGCTAGTTCAATTGAGTCTCTATATATATCCCCTGGCTCTTTATCAAAAATTGATAAGTCCACATATTCTGAAAAATCTGCTGGCATGGCTATTTGACCTTTAGCTTGTTATCTCAAACGAAACATTTACTTTTGACGAACCAGAAACAATATCCTTGCTCAAGATGTCTATTTTAGTTATTGTGACTTCTGGAACAAATTGCGACGCATTGAGCACGAACATGCTTTTATCAATAACGCTGAACGATGGGTCGTATGAGCCAAACTGGGGACTCATTGGGTGCGTAGTCGGCTCAGTTAGCATGCAGATTGACAAAAGCTGCGCATAATAATCCGTTGTGTTTTCCTCGAGCTTCTGCAGCCCACTGGAGTCAAATCTGACGGGGAACTTCATCATTTGCATAACTATGCTCCCTCGAGTTCCTCTACGCGCTGAATTAAATTAGTCACCAAATTAAATAGAGTGTCATATTCCACTAATGTTGGGTATATGTTTGCTCTAATTCGTGAAGAGCCAAAAACAATAAGCTCAGTAAAGAATTCATCCGCAAAAGAGCACTTCACTGAATCCCCAACAGAGTAGTGAGAATTTGGAGTTGTATTTAGGGGGATAATCCCATCAAATGTTGACCCAAGTTCCAAAATATGAACAGAAATGGCTCCACGCTCGTCGACAGACTTGACCGTACCCGTGTAGAACCGCCCTGGTTTCAGGGGGTGAGATGACGCCTTGTCTGCGCTAATTATATCTGGACGCATATTCATACCTTACTATTTTAAATGAATTCGTGTGCCGACATGTCACCAGTTGCTATCTGTAGAGCCGGGGGTGTTGACAAGTGATGAAAAGGAAAACCCAGGAAATCTTTTTCTCATAATCAAGTTTTGTTGAAAACTAAGCAAAAAGGCATAATCGCGTGCGTTAAGCCTTGCTTCATTGATGGTTCCTCCGGCTATCACCCCAAGATGCTTAGCTGTGCCTGAATATCCACCGCCTTCGTTATACCGCGAAAGCACTTCATCTTCTGTTCTGGTAACTGCCACGCCATCTTTTGTATAAATAGTTGGCAGAATAACTGCCCTATATTCTGAGCCAGCCGCAACAACGTGGATAACTGGATTTGACCACAGCGTCATATATCCAGTCACCGAGCTACCGGATTTGTTCAATACAGGCACAATTGGTCGCTCCCAGAGGTCTATATTGCCGGTCAGAATAATTGTATTTCGCTGATTTGTACTTGCCGGTATTCGGCCAACTTGCGCAGCATATGTTCGCGAAATGTTTGCATACTCCATCAGTGGGTATCTATACCTGTTGTCTGTGTCCGGCAGGTTTTCGCCAGTTATTCTCTTATCCGTCGATGGGCTTGAAATCGGTATACCTTTTTCTATTTGGGCAACCTGTGCGGTTGTCCTGATTGGCTGACCTATAACTGCTGTTTGTTGGTATGTCTGCCCTATTGGAAGGAGCTTGATTTCCTCTTTTTCCTCATCTCTTGTTAAAGTTCTGAAGCTAATCGTGACTGGTTCTGGAACCATTTCTTTATAGGAAACTGCATCGACGATGTAGTACCCAGACATGTTTGGTACACGTCCAACGTATGCGGTCATCCCTGGTCTCACTTGAACGCCATTGAATCTCTCAACCAAACAGCTGCCTTCTGCTGCATACGGGTCGTTTGCCGATTTAGTTATTGTTGGACGCTCAACAAGTCGAAAATAACCGGGCGTTCCTACATACCCATCCCCGCTATTTGGCCATTGCAGTGGTATAAAGCGACGCGCAAGACGTTTAATTTTCTTCTTTTTTGTCTTCGGGTCGGCAACTTTCTTATTTATATACCGTATGTCTGTTCCCCATTTATGCATCAAAAATTTTTCAGATGCAAATATGAGTACTCCGTCTACTTCGAATAGTAAAAATTTTGCGTCATCTGCAAGTCTTTGCATTACAACCCATAGGTCTTCTTTTTGTTTAGAACCGCTCGATTTAGTAATTTTTTTAGCCTTGGATGTCTCTTCGCAATAGAATTCTAATCCATATTTTTTCGCTGCATTTTTTATAAATTGAGTGCCATTGCCCTTTACCTCTCCAGGCTTCTTGTCGCGTTTCATTTGCTGAATTGCTTTTGTATAACACTTAACTGAATAGATTGCGCTGCCGCCTGGACCCTGCGAAACACTTACGTTGGCTATTTCAAACAGAAGTCTGATTGGGCGAACTTCTCCGGAGTAGGAGTTAACTCTGCCAAGCGTTTGAGTCTCATAAATCACATCTCGGCCGAGAATAAAATAATTATTTTGAGACATCTTTAAGTCAATATCAATAACATCGAATGACAACTCTGAAGCTAGAGATATCGAGTAACTAATATCTACAGATGTCACATTTGCTGATATGTCTGCCTGAAGATTATCTGGCAGTGATGCGATGATTATTTTTCTTTCGAACGGCCCGCGAAAATTTGTTAAGTTTCTGCTGTCTTTATATGTATCGACAGTTTCTGGCAAAAAAACCCTAGACATATATATCTACGCTTTCAGCCATATCAACCCTGCGCGTTTTCGTGGAAACACGCAGAGTTCGGAATGTGCCCTAAATTATTTGGAGCGGAATCTGTTGCATAATTTATGCACGGTGTTGGGTCGCCGCCTGGTGTTGGCGTGGTCGGAACTTTTGGAACTTTTCTTAGCTTGGGCATGAATATTACTTGGTCTTTCGTTAGCCGAACTTCCTGAATTGTCATGCTTACAGTTGCTCTACTTATCCTTCCAACCTCAACATTTGACCCCTGTGGCGTTCTCTGAACAGAGTTTATTGACATTTCAACAATGGCCCATTCCCTGTAGTTTGCTTCAAGTGGCGTAAAAATTGCTGCCTCGTCAAACAGTGAGTCAAAGTTCGTAAACACAACAAGTTCTGGCCTATTGGCCATTCTCTGAAGTTGATGTAGCCGCGATTCGCAGTCCTCATACAGGCTTGAAATATTTTGCGTATAGCTTTCGACGACAAATTCAAATGATATTTTCATCAGCTTGTTGTTTCGGTAATCAACTAGAGGAAAATTATTAACTCTATCGACCTCAGTCCATGTAATACCTATATTGGTATATTGAATATTGTTTGGCCTTAGGTTAAATATGTACGTATCAAGTACTACTTTTTGTGATGAAGTAGCTGACGCCGTCCTCTGTATCATTTTTGGTAGATTGTCAGGAGCGGATGTTGATGTCCCTATTTGCGCTGACCCCTGCGAGTTGACGGTAAATGACCCAACCGCTCCCTGGGTGGTGCCAGTCCTAACCTGTGCTGTCTGCGTTGCCCGCCCAGCTGTTGCTCCACCAATAGCCATTGAACGCTCATCTAGAGAAGCAACAAGTGCTGATGCCGCGGATGATGAGGAACCCTGGGATATAAGCTCTTTAATCTGCGCAAAAGAAAAGTTATCTAAATTCATATCTTTTGCATCCCCAATAAACCTGTCCCAGCGAGACTGTGTAGGCTCATCGAAGTCCGGAAGTTCGGTGATTGCGTCAATGTTTGCCAAAACAAAGAACTTCTTCAGGAGTGGGTGATACCAGTGCTGAACCCATGTGTCTGACGTATCAGTAAATTTGCGCCACTTACGTATCGTAGATGACTTGTACGGATTCTCGGAAAGCGGCAATCCCGACAGTCCCCAGTCAAATGTGAACCTGGTTGCTACATATATTGTATTGGCGTACACAATTTTTTGATTAATTGGGTAATCATCGTATTTTGTAGTTCTCGGATTTGAATACGGTATTTGCGGAGCGCGTTTCGCCTGGTCATCTGACCACCCATATTCATCGCCAGCTTCATATTCAATATAGTTTGCTTCGTTCGTAGCTACGTCTAAAAATGGCAACCAGTACATCTCATTAGATATGAGTGTGTAGTGTTCAGGAAACTGTGGTGATGCTACGTCTGATGTCTGCTTATATCGCTGTTTTATTGGATAGCCTTTACGTAGACTTGCATTATCAGACTGCGTGTACCCAACGGTTACGTAAAGAAGGTTTCCGTATGCCATTAGCGGCGCTCCTTATTAGAGCGTTCCTTGGCTTCAATTTTTGCAATAACCATATTGGCGATAGCTTCTGGCGATTGATTAGTTCCGTTTATTTCAAATGAATAGTAGTTTGTTGTGTTTCCGCCTCCCGAAGAAACTGCAGAAACTGGACGCATGCTTGTCGTGTCTCCGATTCCAGGCCCTGGTACAACATGAAGGTGGCGATTTGCCATACTTCCGTGGAACTCGGCAAATCCGCCATTTGCATGCACAAGCTTTGCGTATTGACCAAGATTCTGTCCGATTAGGTCGTATGCAGCACCGGTGGCATGGTCTGAACTTGGAGAGCCAAGTGCATAATTTCTGAGGCTTGACGTTATTGTCCTCTTTCCGGTTAGCTGCCCATTCATTGCAGCATGGCGGGCCATTGTTTGAGACAGTTTGCTTGTAGATGTATCGCCGATGCGCCCTGCTCGTGATGTAGATGTATCTCCACTATCTGGAGGTTTTAATTCACCAGTCTGAGAGTTGTACTTGAGCCCCTTTGTCCACCAGTCAGGACCGGCAGCTGGACCAGTAAATGCATCCTTAACTGCTTTATTGAAATTATCTAGTGCTGTTGCGATATCGCCAGTTGCATTGACAAGCTTATTTAGCTCTGTTTTGTCTTGTTGACCTACTGTAAGCCCCTGGAAAGCCGGATTGAGGGCAGCAAGTGCGGCAGCTGGGTCTTCTGAGTTAAGTGCTTCTTCAAGTGGGCTTAGTCTAAATCCTGCAGCATTTGCTCCAGCAGCAGGCCTTTGGCCATAGGCGGACAATTGCTTCAGGAATTTATCCTTATCTTCGGGACTCATTGATGCAATCGCGCCCTCAAGTCTCTTTGTATCAACAGTCATACCCCTGTCGGCAAGAATTCCGCGAATTTGAGTTCCAGCTTCTGCTGCGACTCCTGTATTTATTTGCTGTTGTGCTTGCTGAAATAGGGGATTATTTAAGAAGAACTGTGACATGCCTTCAAATTCTTGGTTTTTACCAAATATTCCCTTATCTGCACCTTGTCCAAACATTTCATTGAATGCACCAAATGCTTTAAATGCATCACCACCAGATGCAGCCAATATTTGCGAGAAAACCTGCTCCATACCGGCATTAACAGCACCCATTTTCGTGGCTTCGGAGCCTTTGCCGCGAAGAACATCTCCAACTTGGCGCATATTTTGATTTAGGGCCTGCTGTGCTTCCTTCTGCTCTCTATCCTTCTTAAAAGGATTTGCACCAGCGAGGAATATATCAGTTATTGCAGCATTTAGTTGGTCTTTATTTTTCTTAAGATTTTTTGTAAACTTTCCTAATAGTGTATCGTAATCGAGTGTTGCATCATAAAGATTTACGCCCATAGTTTGGGCAAGTAATTCAAGTTCTGCAGTACTTTTGCCAGTTGCTCTAGATAGTGCATCAAGTCTTTTTGCGTTTACAGCATCTATTTTTGCATAGTCGTCTCTGAGGCCGCCTTCTTTAAAAATTTCATCTATCGTAGTCCCACCGGCGGCACGCATCGCCTTTTTTTGGTCAGCAGTAAGACCCTTAGCGCTCTGTGTTCTAAAATAGGCGTCGAGTGTTTGTTGCTTGCGATTATGATAATCGTACTTTACTGAACCATCTGTTTGTTTTTCGCCGACCACTCCTGCAGCCTCTAGTGATGAAATTATGTCAAGTCGTGCTTGTTGTGCTTTTTCTGACATGGTTTTACCCATTGTCAAAAATGATGCAGTAGCTCCGACTAGTGATTCACCACGTTCCTGTCTTTGTTTATTCATCTGCATATTTCCAATAGCAGAGCTTGTGGCTGTTTGATAAAGGCTAGTGAACTGCTCTCTTACGGCAGCACGCGCCTGCTTCATATTTTCTTTTCCTTTATTTATGGCGCCCATAATTCCACCAAAAACAAGACCAATAGCCGCACCAGCAATCGCTGCCTGTGGTCCGAACATCGCACCAAGTGAAGCACCGCCCGCGGCACCGGAAAGCGCACCCTTCATCGCGCCCTTTGCCTTCATCGCGCCACCAATGCCAGCAACGGCAAGTCCTGCACGTGGGTCAAATTGGGATACTGTTGCGCCTAGCGCCATTGCTCCACGCATCTCTTCTGGCGCATACTGGCTCATGAGGCCAAGACCCATGCTTGTGCCCATACGGCCCGTCATACTGCCAGCAAATTTTTGGTTGTAGGCTTGTCCAAATTTTGACTGGCTTCTCGTAACCCTATTCATTCCACGCTTATAGTCAAGCTTTGCAGCCATAGTTCGCAAGCGTCCAACTTTTTCACCACCTGGAGGGGCAATTATCTGGTCACGCCTAGCCCGAAGTTGTGCTTCTTGACCAGCTATGTCATAGAACTCGCCTTTTTCCCTGTCAAAACCCGCAGAATTAAAATATGCCATGGCGCCTTTGTACCCACCGGCTGCTCGCTTCATGCCATATTTAACCTCCTGGAGCCCGCGTGAACCTGCGAGTTTTACACGCCTCGCATCATTGGCGATTCCCTGCCCGATGCCGACTGGGCGCGGCTCATTTTTGTACTGAGATACGGCACCCTTTGTGCGCAAAACTTTTTGGATTATCTGTTCTCTATCTGTTTTCGGAGTTAAACCCGTAATCCCTCTACCTGTCGCTATCGAGTGAAGCTCATCCATGGAGCGTCCACGCAGTGACTGTTCCGCCCTAAATCTTGCGCTCTTAAGGAGGTTGTAGTTTGGATTTGGTACGGTTGTTCCACCCGGCCCTCTCATTGTTGGGTTTGCATATGGGTCGGCTGGCTGACCAAATAGTGCATACCCAAGACCGCGCCCAGTCATCTTAAAATCTCTATAGTTGTCTCGTCTACGCGTATCTATGTCACTGTATTTGACATTAAGACGGCTGCCAATTTTTACGCTTTTGCCAAATCGCGCATAATTATCTCTACTTATGTCTTTTATGTTTGAGTAAAGTGGCCTGCTTGGGTATACACCCATTGGCATGGTCATGCCTGGCGCTGCGTAGCTTCCGCTACCCCCGCCGTAAGCGCTTCCGTATGTTCCACGTCCACCAGATGACAAAGCTGTTGTGCCGTACCTGGCCGGGAGCGGAACTGGTCCGGGCCCACCAGCAAGCGTTGTACCATTGCGTGTCATTGGTCCGCCAGGCATGCCAACACTGACATTTGTTGCAGTGACTTGCATGTTTTGGGTAGTCATGCCAGCTTTCGGCATTAATTTACCCTTGACGCCAGCCATTCCCCTTCCAAGAACGCTGAATCCGAGGATGGGTGCGAGAGCGCTAGCAAAACCCTTACCTGCACCAGCAGTGAATATGCCAGCAATCATATCAAACACCATTGTTAAGCCAGAAACAAGGTCATTGATAAATGGCAACATGTCCATGAACATCTTCTTTGTCTTCATGAAGAAATTAGACAGTGAATCAATTAATTTGCCGATTCTGTTTCCAAATTCAACAACAGTGTCTTTATTCTCAACAAGAAGGTCCTTAAATAGATAAAGGTTGTCTGAACCACGCTTAAGTGCTTCCCACACTGGTTCAAAAGCTTTATATAGAACTTTTGCGCCCTCTATGAGCGGGCGAAGTCTGTCCAAGAGCAGGTCCCACCCACGCCTAAACCGTGAAAACCAGTCACCCATTTTGTCGAATAACCCAATAGCTCCTGGAAGATAATTTCTAATCATCTTCACAAGCCAGTTCGATGCTTTTTCTATGGCACTAGAAAAATTGTTTATAACGCCCTGTGTTCCGAAGCTGTACATGACTGCTCCGAGAATGCGCTGCATGTCGCGTCTAATAACATTGAAAACCTTGTCAAAAGCAACCTTGAGTGGTTCCAGGAACTGGTCACCAAAATCAGCAAACTCACCCTTAACCCTGGTCATGTAGCCCTTGAGTTGACTTATTAGGGTGTTATTTACTGCGTCAAACTGGCCAGTGACGCCGCCCTTTTTAGCCAACTCACCAGACATAAGTAGGCTCTCAAATTGCTTCTTTGTCTTTACATTTGCCTTTTTAAGCGCCTGCTCCATTTCTGGACCAAGCTTTTTAGCCTCTGTAATGACGTCGGATATGCCCTTCTTCTTGTCTGAAAGCGCAGCTATAACTATTGATACCTGCTCTAAGCCCTTGGCTGGGTCTTGACCAGCAGAACCAAAATCCATAAGAGCTTTCAGAGCACCCTGGCTTTGATTTATTTGAGCTACGTTCATTGATTTTGACATATTTCCATATGCCTTATTCAGTGCCTCAACGCCAAGTGTTGCTAGGGCTGCATCACTTTGTAGGTTGCGCATACCCATGCGCGTCTGATTCATTGCTGAACCAAAAGCCGGTGCACCCTTTCCCCTGTACGCAAAAATCGCAGCTTGTTGCTCTCTTATTGCAGCGCTCGCAGACGCCAGGGCAACAGCCGCACCCGCAGCGCCGGCGGCTAACATATGCATAGCACTTCGGTATGTTTTTACCAAGAAGTTTCCTGCTGCAAACAGTGCGTGGATAGCAATCATCGAGGCACCGAGCGCTGCCATTTCTATGATTACGCCCTTAATTGCCATTCCAAGGAACTTGGTAAGGCTCTTTCCGGCCATTTTTGCGCCGGCATCTATGAAGTCAAAGCTGCGTTTCCAGCCCTTTGTAACGCTTTCAAGATTTCTCTGCCCTAAAGCGGTGCCTCTTCCGCTTGAAAGTTTGTTGAGACGTTTTTGCAGGACGCCTAACTCGGCAATAGCACGACGTATTTCGCCAGTCTTAGCGTCAAATTTAATTTTTACTTTGACTACTTCGTCTGCCATGCCTACTCCGAGTGATTTTTAAGTCACGTGAGTGTAAGGCGGCCGAGCTATGGGTTATGGGCCCTGAGTCTTCGACTTTCGCTCTTGCTCTTCGCGGTCGTTACTTATAACTTTAGCACAGGCAAGAAGTAGTAACCAGTCAGTTTCGTCTACATCCAAAATCTCTAATGGACTGACATGAAAAAGGTCGCTAAGTCTTGCTGCGGATATAACCGTGGAATCTTCGACTAGTTCGTCGAAGACTCCTTCGTAGGGTCCACCGCTGCAACCGTATCCGAATATCCAGCAGCGTCAAGAATTGCGAGAGCTGCAGACTCAACATGTGGGTCAACGCCAAATAAAGCACGAACAGCGTCCGGAACAGGTCTTGTCGTCTCTGTCATCTCAAGAATTGACGGGTGAGCAAAGTTGAGGTTGTTGCCATCCTCGTCAAAGATTTCCTCGTCATCCATGCAGATTCCGACAGTCGTATGGCCAATTACGAGACAGGCAAACTTTGTGGGGTCGAGACCATTTCTAGAATCTTCGCCAGCATTCTTTCGCCAGTTTTTCATCTGCGACTGGGTGATATTGGGGCTGATGATGATACTTACGCCTGGACGCTCAGGAACCTCGATATGGACTACTGGGCGCTCAACCTTTTTGCTCACAACAGAACGCAGTCTGTCGAGCTGGGTCTCTTCCTTGGGACGCGTAGCTGATTGGTCGCGCTTGGCGGCAGTTTTGCCTGCTTTTGCATCGTCCGAGTCTTCGTTTACGTAAAGTGCATTTTCGCTCATGGAGCAGAAACTAGCACAATGTGACTAGCCAAAATTGCAACTAGTTGTTTTATGCGTTGTCGACGTCAGAAATCGCAAAAGTTAGTGCAAATGTTGCCGGAGCACCAGAGGACGAGTCGCCTTCTGGCTCGGTCATGCCAACCAGAAGCGCATTCGTATAGATTCTGTCGTTCGTTGGGTCCTTGATGTCACAGTCGTAAACAGATACCGTGATGTTGTAGTAGGCCGTACCGACATACTTGCGAAGGTCCTTGAGCTTCTTGCCTATGCCAGCAGCCGTGTCGGCACCATTCATATCGTCATCGTAATGCGCTGTCAAGGTGATGTCACCAATTTCTGACGGAGCACAGAGGACGGTTGGGCGAGACTTGCCACCCTCGTAAATCTTCTCCACAGAAGCAGTGATTTCGCCACCGGAAACTTGAGCAAAGCGGAACGTGTTCCATTTTGGCAGGTTCACCTGCACATTTGTCTGCTGCTTGGCGTTGTTAGTAAAAGAACTTGGAACAATTGTCGCAAGTACTTGTCTCTGCGCTACTTTTGCCATTGGTTACTTCCTCCGATTAAACCACTGTTGAAGTGAGGTTTGACTTGACAATGTCGATTTCGATTCTGTCTCCGACGCTGCTGACGCGGACGCCAACCTTCGCCTTAACCAGACCGTCAGCAAGCTGCGAGGTTGGGTTGAGCGATGCATCGCACTTGACCACGTAGCCATTGTCTAGCTGACGACCATTTGTATCGAATGCCGGGTAAAGGGCACCGATATTGCGCATCACTGACAGAATTGACACCAGTCTTGACTCGATATCGGAGAAGATTGTGTTTCTGCCATCGATTGAGCTGAACACAACGTCCTCGATTGAGCGGTAGCACTCTGTCACGATTGAGTTAACAACATCCTGCTGTGTAATGTAGCGGAAATTGTCTGTATCAGATGATAGTGAACGAGCACCGTACACGCGAATTGAATTTTGGATAATTCTAATTGCATTTACGAAGTTAGTATCCAGGTCATCACCGACTGTCTTGTTGATATCCGCCTTGAGGCCAGTCACAAACTTGGCCGAAGAAAGCAGACCGGCTGCTGGAAGGTGCGGTCCAGTTTGGTTATGAGCTACTGAACGCTTAGCTGCAACATACCCAACCGGCGGCACCATGCGTGATACGCCGGGTACTGATGTTGGAATCTGAACCCATGGGTAGTACAGGGCGGCGTGCTCTGCATTATTCTCGGACTGAAGCGTTAGCGCCTTGGCTTTGACCGTTGCCGTTGAATCGTTCTCGTCAGCGAACAACAGTGCAACTCTGCTGTAGTTGTTGCAGTGGGCGATAAGTGCAATACCCATAGCATCACTTGAATCCTCTGGGCAAACGACAGCACCAGAGCCAAGTGCATCATTAAACAGCTCAAGCTGGTCAGCATAAACCTCATAGTCAACAGATGCGTACTGGTCATTTCCAGAGCTTAGCGAGGTAGCGCCAAGCACGTCTGGAATTAGGTCAGCGTCAACAACGGCGGCAGAGATGTAACGAGCAGCCGTAGCGCTGAGGTTAATTCGTCCAACGGCCTGAGAGGCGGTGGAAACATTTCCGGTTGAATACTTCAGCTCTCCAGCGTAGTAGACATCAATCTTGAATGTTGAACCAGTAGGATGCGTAACCGCAACATCGACGTCACCACTCCATGCACCAGCACCATTTGCCGTGATGGTGATGACATCGTCTCCGCCATCCTGCAGCGTGAGCGTTCCGACTGTTGCAGATGCGCCGACGGCACGAGCTACATATGCACGTGTTCCACCCTCTTCGAAGAACGTCTCCAGAGTTGGGTGCATGTACGAGTACGAAAGGTACCCACCAAAAATGTCTTCAAAGTCTGAAAGACTCTCGATAAGCACTGGCTCATCTGATGGACCGCGCTCCGTGAGGCCGACAATGAATAGCTGCGAAGACTCGCGAACTGTTGCCGTCGAAGGGCCGGTTCTAACTGAAGTTGAAATGACTACGCCAGGCATAGGACCTCACTGTTTCGAATAGGGAATCCCGTTTGTATGGTCAATTGTACAGATGGGATTCTATTATTTTGTGCAACTATGAATTGAACTTTTAAAAGAGGAAACTTAATCATTTAGTGATGGCATTTCCTCGTTCGGACCAGCAGTTCGTGTTTCGATTTCTATTTCAGAGACAATTCCGAGCGGCTCCCTAGTGACTACTTCATCTAGTTCAAGCGTGTAGGCGATATAGGCGCCGGCCATCATTCTGTCGCCTTTTAGTAAAGTGATGTCGGAGTATTCTTCCCTGATGGTATTTTCTGCGATAACAGCCCTAAATGAAGTTCTTGCGTCATAGGCCTTTAAGCATGGGTAGTCGAGAAGAGCGCTACGCACTACAGTTGTCAATCTATCTCGCATTAATGTGGCTGCTTCGTTGCCCTCGTCTCTCACCCATATATAGGTGCGCATGCTGTAGTTGACGCGATATAGGGGGTCTGCGCTGTCATAGCCAATACGCTCCAGTCCATTCATGGAAAGGGCTACTGTAATTATTGACGGCCATTCGTCTATCGCTAATGGCTCGTGCGCTATGTACTGCGCTGGGTCCGGTAGGTCAGTGCTATCCAGATTCCAGCCATTTCTATATCTAATAATTCTTATCGGTATGTCACGCGCAAGATAATCGTTTACGTATTTTTTGGCAGCGTGAGAGCCGTTCATTAGGGGTGTCACGTTATTTTGCTCCCCTCAACGACATATTGGATTGTCTTTTTTTCAATATCTCTATCAAAATCCCTCGGAACAAAAACAATTTTTCTTGCCGGCATATCCTGTGTGCCGAATTGATGGAATTTGGCAATAGGGTTGTCTACGACGAATTCTGCAGACATATCTGTCATCACGTTTTTTGGACTCGAGCCGATACTTGCAACGCTCCTGAATAGACCGCCAGTTACGACAAGAGGTGGCGCTCCCGGGATATGCATGAATTTCCAAGCTGCATACTCTTCATCAAGCGGAGGCCACGCACCCTTGAGCATTGCTTTTGCCGACATCGCGCCCATTGTTGTGAAGTTTTTTGTATAGGCACGTTCAAGGTGATTTTTTGCCCAGTGCAATACAGGCCCAAAATCTTGTGCCCTATCGCGCATATTTCTTAAGCGGTCTACGGCATCTTTCCCCCGCCAATCAACGTCTTTTATATAGACATAAACCTCTTTTGACGCCATGCTTTATGCCTGAATTCTTCTATATTTACGCAGCGATGCAAGCTCGGAATCAAGGAAGCCAGTCACAAGTGGGCCAGTGTTTCTTGTGTTCAAATCTTTTACGGCAACCACATCGTCGTGCATATTTTGCATCTCACGTGAAGCGGCACGAAGAATCATCAGCTTTAATGCCGGTATCGAAGTACCGTCTAGACCTGCCGTATAAGTGACCGTGATTAGGTCGTCTGAGTACCCGTAGTAGTAGTCAATACCGTACTTGCGAGGGATATAGTCCGTTTCTTCAACAAGTATTTTTTCAGCTCCAAATAAAGGTTTTACTTTAACCTCTATGATGGAGACAATCGGTGTATTGCGAAAGTAGATTGATGGCGGTGGGGTTGCCCATGTTGTCATATCGTTCCGCGGGCTAGTCGTAAATGACGAGTTATATGTGTTGTCATTTGCTGTGAGGAATGTCCCCATGGGGACTCCTGTGTGTGTCGAGTCAAGTCGATGTTCTTCCTCGAACTCTGCAACTTCTATTGGCCGACGGAGGAATGCCTCAAGTTCGCTCTGCAGGCCAGCTAGAATCATTTCTGCAGCATCCTCTTGACGGGCAGATAGCCTGATGTCCATATATGTCTTGATGTCGTTGACTGAGACAATCATGGCCACTCCTGTTATAAAGCGATTTTGCAAATAAATGCAGTATCAAATTCTAACACCAAGTATATGCGTAGGGGTATAGGGAGATTGACTGAAGCATGTCATGGGTATAAATTGTCCATATGACGGCCGAGCAACTATTTATGCCAACTATTGAATTCTCGGAAGGGGAGAGAGTTGCGGCAAATACCGACATCCTCGAAAGAGTGGCTCGGATACTTTTCGTAATATTCATGGACGACGACAACCCCATGAGCGAAGATGAAGTCGATGAACTCGCCGAAGACGTATTCGGGATGGCGTCAGTTCTCATGGCCGTTGCCGGAATGAATATTGTTGGAAGAAACTCAGAGGGCGACTATGTTGCCAGATTCAAGCCATATAAATCGCTGGAACACTTCTCAAAAGAAAAAGGCATCAAATGACAGTCACAAATCCTGTGGACAATATAGCTGTACAGCGTTTTGCCAACGAAGCGGATAAACGCGCAGCAAATGCAAGAGTCCTAAAAAACGTTCTAGAAGTCATGTTTTTTTGGCTAGAGGAGGACCAGGAAAATCTTGACGACGATGACCAAGTAGAAATTTTTACTGACTTCTTATGGTCTATTGCCGTTTCTGCCCTGTCTTCGACAAATATAAACATTATCGGCAAAGACGAGAATGGTCGCCTAATTGCGACAATTGAGCCGTATGAGTCGGTCAAGGATTTCCTAATCAAGGAAGACATAGGCGAAGACGACCATGTCTTTTATGAGGATTTCCTAGAGAGTGTTGGGCTCGACTCTGGCTTTGGGCGTCACGACGACAAGTTCATGAGGTCGTAGTTAAATAGGGTTAACCCTATTACTTCTTTCTGCCGCCGCCAGTCTTCCCCTTGCCCTTACTGCCGGCGCCCTTAACATTCTTGGCCCGTTCTCTCTGCCGTTGCGCGTTGCGAATCGCTGACTTCGGCAAAGGCGGACGTATTGGTAGGCCCGGCTTTCTGGTTGTTGTTGCGCCACGCGGCCGGTTGACAATGTCGCTGGACCCAGTTCTTGCCTTGGCAATGTTGAGCTTGTCGACTTGGGCCAACAGATTGTCTGGCTTGGTAGAACGTGGTGCAATCTTGGTTTTACCAAAACTTGCGCCGTTTCTATTCATGCGGCGCTGAACCTTAGCCTCTAGCTCGCGGAACTTCTTCGGCCTCGTGCGTCCGACGTACCATGTACCCTCTGGGGTCTTCGAGCTTCCAGCCTTGCGTCCGCCCGGCACGCCACGGTCGACGAACTCCTGGGTAACAGATTTCTTCATCTGCCCACCAGTTCTCCAGTCTTTGGCTATTGCGCTTCTCGGCTTTGAGCCGCCATACCTAGCCATCTCTGCCAGGTCACCAAGCTTGCCTTTCTCAAATCTATCGCCGCCAACACCAAAAATATCTTTTGCTATCTGCTTGTATGAGGTATATCTGGCTGTATCACGCTTGCTGAGTTTCAGGCCCTTACGCATGCGGGCTTGGGCGTCTTTAACAAAGTCAACAATTTCAGCAGCATCGTCTGAAATGTCTGGGCCGTAGCGTACTCCGGGCATAGTGCTCCTCTAGTCTGTTCAACAAATATACCAGAAAACACTTTTATTTATCTGTCAGGATTTGGCGGTCTTTCGATAGAAAATGATTCCTGCTCAACTGAGCCAGGTGGAGCCTCGATTGGAATCCATGCGCGGGCGTAAATATGTTCTTTTAGTTTTCTTGTTTTTAGTAGTGAGCCATCGAGCATTATTGATAGCTCTTCTGCTCGCATGCAAAGCATGTCCTCAAAGTCCGATACACCGTATTTGCCTGAACGCTTTACAGCTCGCACTATTTCAGACGTCTTTTTGGCTAAAACCTGGGAATGACCTCTATTTAGCCTGAGGTGCAGAAGCATTGCGTCGATTTTATCTAAATCATGGAATATGACAGGAATCTTGCCAGAGCTCTTTTTTAGTATTTGCGGAATATTCGTCGCTAGAAGAAACCGCTCAGAGCCGTCAATAATTTCCCCCGTAGCCAGCCTTACGTGAATCGGTTGAATAAAACCAAACTGAGATAGTGATGCTGATATGACAAGCATCTCTGGACGAAGCGTATATGTTGCTCTCCATTCTGGGACCGAAAGAACCGATGGGTCAACGTATTCAATATTAATACTCATAAATGTCTGCTCTTTCCATTTCGACGGCCCTTATTGCGTGAGCCTTAGTCTTTGGCCCAACTGGCGTCGGCGAGTTAACGTCTATGTCGTTGAGCATCAGGTTTCTGATTAGCCAGCTAACTGGGTAACCATGAGGGTCAGTCAGGTGTTTCTTTCTGAATTTTGAAACATATGCTCTTGCTTCTGTTTTTCTTCTATCGCCGATTAGGTACTCGTCGATAAAACTTGATGCACCGTCAAACCCAAGACGCGCATAGCTTTCTATTAGCTGCTCGGAGTCAAACTCTGGCCAAAGCCTGCGCTGCGCATCGATGTATGGAAAGCACTCAAAAAGCCTGTCATAGAATTCTGGCTCAGTCGCTATAACGTCACCGATTCTTCGAATTGCGGTTGCGTGGAGGGGTATGCCAACGCGCGTATTGCTTCCAGTCATTGCGGCCAGGTCATAATACTCGCAGTACTCAGCACCATGTTCTTCAATGATGAACTTGAAAACATCATTCGTGTTCCAGTCATAAATGACTTTTGCGAACTTGAGTGGTATTCCTTTTTTTAGCTTGTATGGCGTATTGATATAGTTTTCATGCAGCTTTTGAACAATTGACCTATACCTGACCATTGATTCACTTGCGCGTACTCCTGTAAGAAAAGCAACATTTCCTCTTTTGCCCTGCATTGTGTAGTAGTCGGTTTGCTCTGGCAGCGAAACGCTGTGACTGAGACCAAAATGTTTTCCGCTTATTGCCCAGGGCGGCATTTGACGGACCCATCTATCCTGGTCGAAGCGCTCCTGGCTCCACAGCAGTGTTGTGATTCTGTAACCGAGCACCCATATTTCGGCAGGATACGGAAGGCAGTACCATTCCATGTCGACCCAATCATAATTCCGTACTCTTTCGACGTAGTCTGCAACGACAGGGCTAACCATTTCTTCGTCACGGAAAATAACCTTCACAGGGCCAAGACCGCGCTCTTCATGCACTTCTTTTGCAAGCAGCAAGACAGCGGTGGAGTCCTTGCCGCCAGAAAACTGGACACAGACAGTGTCAAATGTGTCGTAAACGTGTCTGATTCTTTGTCGAGCAGCGTCTACGCAACTCATGTCTAGGAAAAGCCTCTGACGTGTCATGTCAGTATTTTGCGATTTGGTTCAGGCGTAGATTTTCGGCTCTAAGTTCATTGTTTATGCTTAGGGCCTGTTCAGCTATTGACTTCCAGTGGTCGCATTCAGCAATGCGTTTTGTGAGTACTTCGAGCACTTCGGCGCATTCTGTTTTTGAAATACGACCTCTACCCAGGAGGTAGATGCATTTTTGCTCAATTTGGTCCATTTTAAATCTCGATGTGTTGGTCTATGAAATCGATTAATTTTTCCGCTGTTGTGTTTCCGACAACTGCTGGGTCAGAGCGAAGCCACTTAATGAATTCGTACCACCGAGCTTGTTGCGCAGTATTGTCAAACACTAGCGTGTATTGGACTACGGCCTGTGGAGCGGAACCAGGAGCAACCGTTGTTGAGCCTCGAACGACTGCGTCGTTTTGGTCAATCCCCGGTCTGATATCTATGCGCTGCTTGCCGTCGTCCGTCTGCGTAACGGAAACAGCATTTCTGTCTAGCGCCGGCCTGGCGTGGGATGGTTCTTCATGCTCATCCTCCTCGTAATCTTCGTACCTATCCAGTTTTGTGCTTCCGGACGTAAACCCATTCCCGGACGTATCGGAAATAACTGGAGGGATAAATCCAGCCCCAGGCTCAATAATCCTGTTGTCCTGGCGAATGACCTTTTGCTCTATCTCCGCAGTAGAAAACTCATCCCACCCCAGGCCCGTCATTAGTTCTGGGTAGACATCTGCAAGCTCCAGAATGACTTCGTTTAGAAGCTCCGGCTCAGTGTATCCAAGTTCCATTGTTCGGTTGTCCGCAATGGCAAACGCAATAGCCCGCTCGCCGTCAACCTCGTATGGAACGGCTGCTATTTTGTCCCACCCAAGCTGCTTGGCTGCCTGTAGCTGGTGATTTCCGGCGATTACGGTTGCCGTGCCATCATCGTTTGGGCGTATAACGATTGGCTTGACCTGCCCAAACTCTTTGTATGACGACATAATCGCCGCAACATCGCCGCGCCGCGGGTTATTGTCGAGGGGGATAAGGTCGTCTATGTCGACAGCCAGGGAAATGAGCGATTCATGTATTCCGTGCGCCATTGTGTTATACCTGCGTTCTTACGTTTGCGTTAAGGGTTCTTATTGCATCCATGGAGGAGCGAACAGAGAGAAGTTTTTCCCTTTTTGCTTTGACCAAGGCCTCGGCACATTTGTACTCAAATAGCTCTTGGTCCAGCTTGTAGTCAGCCCAAGCCTCGCGTTCCTTAATTGAACCCTTGGCAGAAAGGTACTCACGGGCCCAATTAGCCTTGTATAGGGCCTCTTTTTTGGCCATGTCCATCGATAGCGACTCGAACTGCTCTGTTTCGTTTTCAAGACTGTCCATCAGTCTTAGAAGTTCTTGCTCAATATCTACCTGACTGATAGGTGTCGTTCTCATTCTCATATTCCCTCTTCAATTAAGTCGTTTATCGGCGACCAGTCTACTTTTGTCAAGCCGTCGAGCTGTTCTTTTGTCCAGAATATTGTTGACTTTTTGGTGTATGTAAGAACCATTTGCTCCAGCACCCAGGCATCGCATTCATCGTCTGCGCCGGCACCGAGAAACGTGAGACCAGTCTTTGCCGATATTGCCGATATGACTTCGGCCTTCCCGGCATTCCCCTTCCCGGTTGCGAACTTCGCCCTACAGGTGGGCGGAACGTCGACAAACGGGATTCCTGACTCCCAAAGCCTCATGCGGACAGCTCCGCCAAGTTCACCAATACTGTGCGCCTGGCTATTGCGTGAGGCAAATGAATACCCTTCGATAATAACGGCGTCTATATTATGTTTGATAATTAAATCAATAATCTCATTAGAGACTATTGACAATCTTTCTGGGCCTTTTGTTTTTGTTGAGATTATTCCGGTTTCGCCGTTTATGCAGTATCCGGTAGACGTGAGTGAAAGGTCAAGCCCCAGAAAGTGCATAATCGCTGACTATAGCAAATACAAAGGCGGGCAGTTGCTCAACTAGAACATCCACCCGCCGATGTACCTATACCATCCCCAGGTAGCGATTACTGAGAATGATTAAATAATACACTCACTCCCAGGAATGCTTGGCCAGTCCTAGAGAAAAAGCCAATTCTGGCTCATTTCCTATCCGCGTATGGCATTGACGGCATACGGATACAAGGTTTTCCCTGTCAAGAATTGAACCACCCTGCGAACGTCTAATTAGCTCGTGAATGTCAACGCTATTTCTATGGATGAACGTTGATAGCCCATCATGTTTTGCGAACAGCGGACAAGCAAAACAAAGCGGAAACTCGGCCAACATTTCAGCGACAATCTTGCGACGCTCAACATAGACCTTCTCTGTTTTTTTACTGCGTTTTGCTATTGGTTTAGCCTGACGCTTCAGTGGCGTCCGCTTCATCGGTTTCTTACGCTCCATCAAAGCGCAAGACTACATCAAAGATTGTCGTTGTTAATGAGGTCGAACGTCCATTTTCCGTCAAGACAGTCCCAAAGTGAACGGTCGATTGCCGTATCCTCAAGGTCAAACTCTCGGAGCATATTGCGGTGTGTGATAATAGCCCTGCGGTAGAAGTCGACTTCTTTCCAGCCATCGCTTTGCGTGGCCTCGCCGGTTTCAATCATCACGCAGACTTCGTCAAGCTTTCTATCAACATGGTACTTAAATCTCTTGATTTTGCTTGCCTTGTCGTCGTAATAGCGGCGAGTTTCGTTCGTAAGTTTGTTCCCCTTGGAACCGAGAGAGGAGTATCGCCTTTGGTCTGACTCGTTGTCTGCCTCGATTGATTCAATCTGACGCTGCAGATTCTCGGAAAGAGCAACAAGTGCTCGCTTCCATCTATCCCAGTTTTCTGGACGACGGAGTTCTTCACGCTCAATAGGTGTTACCTTGTTTTTGACCTCTTCGGCAACCATTCTGGCGAAGGTGTCATCATTCCATTTTGCGCTCATAAAAGATTTCCTATCGCTGCCACGCTGGGCAAATCGACTTGAATCCACACCAGTTACAGAGGATTGTTTTGTTTGGCTCAAAATACCCTTCCTTGCATCTCTTTTCGATTCCCTGTCTTACTTCGGCGATAACTGACGCGACTTTATTGACATCATCTGCCGTAATTTCTTTCGCAAACCTCACTCCATCTTTCAGATAGAGAAGTTCCACTTCAAGTTTTTCTGCATCAATTCCAGCGCTTTTTAGCAACTGAGTGTAAATGATTAATTGGAAAAACTTGTCATCGATGTAGTTTTTTTTCGGAGTTTTGCCGGTCTTATAGTCAGAAACTTTTGCCGTATTTCCAGAAAAATGAAGTCTATCTATAAATCCATGCAGTTTAATCCCGGAAATCTCGCCCTCCACATGCTCTTCTATGGCATAGGGCTCAACTTCCATTGGCTCCTCAAGAGCCCATAGATTTTCAACACACCACCACGCAGTCCATCTGAAAAGCTTTAACTCTTTTTCAGAACGAATGAGCGTTGTTACTTGTTCTTCCCACTTTGACGCCCATAAATCACGGGCCAGAATTCTCGCCGTGTCCTGCGTTCTCTGTTCTGCCGGAAGCGCATACATCGTTTCGAGTATTTCATGAACAAAGTTTCCCAACATTGTTGCCTCTGTTGGCGAATCCATGAGTCCATCTATCTTGCTGAACTTGAACTTCAGCGGGCATTGCTGAAACGTGGAGATGGAAGACGGTGAAAGTCTGTCTGGGGCTACAAGGAGCGCTGGCTCATCAGTTGCCATCTGTTTCCTCTACTAGCGTTGCGCCGAAAGATAGACGCATTGCTTCGACAACAAGCGCGTCGATGTCGTCTTCGGTTGCAGTAGTCAGTGTCGGCTTGGGCTTGCCGCCAGAGTGCTTTTCCCAGAAGCTATTCAGTGAATCCTTTTGCTCCTGTGACAGCGTCTTGGTGATTGAAACGAAATTGGACCACTTCTCTCCGAGGGGGGAGACTGGCTGTTCCTGTGGGGCTGAGTAGATGGCATCTTCGGCGTCCAACGCATCTGCTGAACGGGCCAGGTAGAGGCCAACTCCGAGCTGCTGGGCGGCTTTCTTGAGTGCGTCCGAAACTGCGCCCTTGAAATCATTGCCGAGGTCAACTGGCTTGTTGTCCTTTTTCTGTCGCTTAACCGTCTGGCCGCCGAATCCGTCCTTGACAACCTTGTTTCCGTTGATGGTTGCAGTCAGAGACACGTGAGCGATTATTTCGTCAGTGTCAACGTGGTCACGGTACACGGACTGAATCTTGAAAGACCAGCTGTCAACGCCTAGAACCTTGTTGAGCCTATTGATTACTTCGCTGATTGGTAGATAGACGAGCGAGACACCGCTCTTTACGAGCGTCTTTTCCATTTCTTCGGGAAACGGCTCCGCGAGCAGTCGAGCGATTTCGTTGCTATTTGTTGTCATTTTCTTTCTTTCTATGACTTTGGTTTGCGGACAATGATGCTGGTCTTGAGGTCGCCAACTTCGCTGAAGTTATCTGCGTTCAGACCAATTTTGTTCAGTTCTTTGATTCTCCAGTACGAAGGAGCGCAGTATGTAAGCATCTCCTCTGCTATCTCTTTTGGAGACTTTGTGATTTCTCCGGTGTCCATGTCAATTGACATCTTCACGAGGCGGTCGGCAACGGCAGAACCGAGGTCAGCATGCTTCCAACCCTTTCTGTCGTAAGAAGACTTCTTTTCAATTGTTGTTCCATCTGGGAGAAGAAGCGTCTCGGTAGGTCCCATTATCTCGGAAAGTGCTCCAGCAAATGAGTCATAGACGATGGAGACATCTCTCTTCAGAAAGTTCAGTTCAGCGAGAGCGACACCAGCTTCTTCTGCTGTGGGGTTGTCTCTCAGAAAAGACGCAACGACATTATCCAAATCAATGATTGCGGAACGGAGTTCTTGGATTTTATCCAAGCTCATTATTAGTACCTCGTATGTGTCTAGTTTGGTGATGGTCTAGAAGATTATAGAAGCCCTCTTGCGCTGCGGCAACCCTAGCCCAGTCAAAAAGGTAAAAGCCCCAACAGCGGAGTCAACCTGGTCATCATGGTTTGCTGCTTCAGGAAATGAAGAAAATTCATCGAGCCAGTCGGTGAGCCACGCAGAGCGGACTAACCGAACATTTCCATTAGCGGCTGCGGCAGCGAATGGCCTAGCCCTGGTCACCTTATCTCCGGTCGGCCTCATGGCGCCAAAGTCATAGCCCGGAACTACGTATCTGGCATATTGGTCAACAAGTGCCTTGCCGGAAGAACCAGGTTCCTGCTCCATCCTTATTGAAACTCCGTACCCATCGTCTTCCGCGGTCTCGGCAATCAACTGTTCGACCTTTTCACCCCTAACGCGGGCTTTCTTTACGTCCAAGATGTATGCGATTCCGCCGTCAAATAGCATCAAGGTACCCACCGTCCAGTCTGGGTCTGGATTCCCGGCATGTGGTTCCGTGGCGGCAAGGTCCCAAAACCTGACAACCCTGGCAGAATTAGTGATTAGGGGTATCTCGTCTGGGTCAATAATTATGAAAGATTCCCGCTGGAAAAGGCTTCCCAGGGTGGTCGACCACCAGTCGCCCTCCTCTAGCCGCCTTCTTTCCACGGGGTCCAGGGCGGATAGGGCCTGACGGTAGGAATCAGCGTCAATTCCGGGGTTATCCTTGAGTGTGGATGGGACAAAAACCCTTCCGGCTTCCTTGCCTTCTACAATAAACCTCTGCCGGACCCAGTTGGGGGCGGGGTTTGACGCGGCCCTCATTCTGAGCGGAACCTGGGCAATCGGGCCGCTGGCTGGACGACGGAGTCGGGAGAACAGGTATCTGTAGTCAGATTCACGTATTTCGGTGACCTCATCCATGCCTATGAACTGGAATTCAGAGCCCTTATAGCGTAAATAGTCATTAACATTATTTAGATATCCAAAAGAAATGCGCGCTCCAGAGGGGAAGGTCGCCACGAATGTGTTGTTATTCCAGTGAACATCGTCGTAGTTGCTCATCCATGACTTAAAGCGGTCCATTAGAGCGCCGGGCAGCGATAGGTCAGCAAATGTGCGGCGGAAAAGAATTGCCGAGTAGTTAGGTACATCTACATACTGGAGAGCCGCCATGAGAAGAGCAGAAGATTTACCCCCACCGGCCGCTCCCCCGAAAAGGCCCTCCAGGGAGTTGGTTCTCAGGAATACTTTTTGGTTTATCGATGGCTCTTCGGGGCAGTATGGCGGCATTTTAGGGCTGAGATACTCCAGTACTTCTTCCCAATTTGCTTTTCCAGCCATAAAATTATAAGAACCAATCAACAAGACTCTTTGTGCATCAGAGCCAACTTATGCGCTACTGTATCGTACATGCCCCCAGCGCAAGTAGAATTAAAAAACACACGGCGAAAAATCAAAAAGGCACTGAAGGCCGCCTCATCTCGAATTGTATTGACAGCGAGAATCTTTCGCAGATGGGTCCAAAGCAAGGCTAATCGCGGAACTTTCGCAAATATATTAATGCTTTGCTTTATAATATTTTGTAGTATTGGAGCAGGAATGATATTTTTCCCTGCCGGTTGGGTGGTCGCTGGTGTCTGTTGCGGAATTTTCGGTTTCTTGTTGGGTGCTGAGTAGATAGCGCATGGGTTGGAACTCGCCTCAGAATAAAGACATAAATTCCCAGTCCCGCAAGGACATTGGGTATGGAGCACCAATCTCCGTCAACCCCTCGCTGGCTGGCAAGGCATATCGCGACTCATGGGATATTGAGCGCGCCTACCGAGAGGGAATGTCAAAAATCACCTGGGTTAATAGGTGTATCGACGCTATAGCCGGCAACCAGGCTAGATTGCCGATAATTCTCAGAAAAGATAATTCTAACCAGGGTGAGATTGTTCGTGGCAGAGAAGCAAACCGCTCTCCGCTTCTTGAATTGCTAAACACAAAGGCCAATGTTGGAGAAAACTCGTTCATTTTCCGTTATCGACTTTCCGCACAACTTCTCTTGGGAACACGCGGAGCGTTCATTGAAAAGATTTATGGCCGAGACGGTCGAATTATTGGGCTAAATCTTTTGCCGCCACAATCAACTGCCCCAATCCCGGACCCAAAAACATTTGTATCTGGATATGAAGTGCAGATGCCTTACGGGGAAAAAAAATTTCTAAAGCCTGAAGACGTTGTTTGGGTAAGACGCCCGCATCCGCTTGACCCATATCTGTCCCTGACTCCGCTAGAAGCCGCAGGAGTGGCTATTGAGATTGAAAATCTTGCCAAATTGTATAACAGAAACTATCTGCTCAATGACGGCCGGCCTGGCGGATTGCTTGTCGTTAGAGGCGCTATTGACGAAGACGACAAAGAAGAACTGAGAAGCAGATTCCGTGGAAATCTCGCAAAAGCGGGCCATACAACAGTTATAGCCGCAGATGACGGGGTCGACTTCGTTGACACTTCCGCTAATCCACGCGATGCTGCTTACATTCAGATGCGCCAGATAACAAAAGAAGAAATACTTTCTTCGTTTGGCGTCCCTGAATCGGTAATCGGCAATGCTGCCGGAAGAACATTCAGTAATGCAGCAGAAGAGATTCGTGTTTTCTGGATGGAGACGATGCTCCCCCATTTGGAACCATTGGCACGCGCGCTTGACGAGCTCGACGAAAAGTATTATTTAGACTTTGATACATCGGAAGTCCCCATCCTCATGCTCTATAAGCAGGAGCGAGATAAGTATCTGCTCCAGGAGTTTCAGTCTGGCCTGATTAGTGCCAACGAATATAGAATCGGTTCTTCGCGTAAAGAGGTAGAAGCCGACCTAGCCGATTCATTGCTTCAGAACCCAAACCTCATCCCAATTGCAAACACGAAAAAGAAAATGGAAGAGGGGCAAACGCAGATTCCCGGGGCACCAGGTATGCCGGGCATGCCGGGTATGCCAGGTATGCCGCCAGGTGCGCCACCAGGAATGCCACCGGGGGCACTACATCCGGTTGGGCCAGCTGGAGAACCAGTACCGCTTGACGTCAACACAATGGGCGGTGCGCTCGCAGAGTCAGCGCAAGAAGGACAGCTTGCTCAAACCACAGTTCCGCCAGAGGCCATGGGGGGGGTGCCGCAGACAGCCATGCCGCCAATGCCGACAACGGCAGCTTCTGCTCCCGAATCGGAAATTGAAACAAAGTCAAATGACTTAGAAAAAGAAGAGCTTGACCGTACAGAGCAGTCAATTGAAAGATGGTCAAACATTTTGGCGCGCGGCATGGAAAGACTGATAGAGCGCCAGCAGCGCGTTGTACTTGAAAAAGCAAGCGGCGCAAGGGCAAAGAAAGCGCTTATGCACGGAACGCTTGACATCGAGTCCGTTTTGTCAATAGATACATGGAACAAGCAATTTGAAGACGACATCAAGCCCGTTATCTCCTCAATTATCAACGATTCTTTCGAATCCCGAGTCAACGCAGCCTCGGAAAAAGGCTTAAGAATCAAGGCAATGCCGGCGAAAGACGTCAGGGCCATGGTTGATGCCCACGTTTCAAGGATTAAGAAGATTAACGAATCTCATTTCAACGAAATCAACGCGATGATGCTGAAGTCGTTCGAATATGCAGACGAAGACAAGAGGTTCTCTTTCTTCCGCGACAGCCTTGTCGAGATGTTTACAGACTTTTTTGCTCATCAGCAAGAATCAATCGCGGAACGCGAAGCTCGGTCCGCGTGGGGATTTGGGCAGACCGTTTAGTTGATGTTTCAGTAAACTATCGTGTTTCTAACAATAGTTTCTTTAAACAAAAACTTTAAGTAATAGTTACATCGAGCAGACTTCCCAATCGCTTATTATCTTCAATAGACACGACTTGAAGGGTCTATTGCATGCCATCTGAACTGTTCGAATATAAGTCAAGTTCGCTTGGCAACTCCCTCTCATCCAAGGGTGGAAACATCAACCTGGACGAGGCTCAGGGCATAGTTGAGTGTTTCGTGGCCGGTATTGGGAATAAGGATTCGGTCGGTGACATCGTCGCAAGCGGCGCATTCACAAAGAGCCTTCAGCGCCGTAAGCCACGCGTTGTTTGGGGCCACAGCTGGAATGACCCGATTGGCAAAGTTCTAGAGATTTACGAAGTTCCTAACACAGACAACCGCCTACCGCTCAAGATGAAGATGGCTGGGATTGGCGGTCTTTTCGCTCGCGTCCAGTTCAACCTGAATTCAGAAAAGGGCCGCGAAGCCTTTGCGATGGTTGCCTTCTTCGGCGAGGAACAGGAATGGTCAATTGGCTACAAGACGCTGCGAGCCCAGTTTGACCAGAAGTCTCAAGCAAATGTCATCTACGAACTAGAGCTTTATGAGGTTTCGCCAGTTCTCCACGGAGCAAACCAGCTAACCGGAACAATTTCGGTTAAGTCGGACGAGCTCGCAGACAGAATGTCTGCAGTAATGGAAGATAGCGGAAGTGCTATCGATAAGGCCGAAATTGAGAAGCAATTGGCCGCGATTCTCGGTGAAAAAGTATCACTCATGGACGTAAACGATGACGAGGTTACGTTCGCTCGCAGAATGCCCAACGGCGAAGTTGGCCGCTACAAGTGCGGCTTTAGTGGCAGCCGTGGTCGGTATATGTTCGGCGCCCCAGAACCGATTGTTGTTATGCCAATGCGTAGGCCAATCGCGCCAGCGGCAAATATGCCGATGGCTGGACCTAGCATGCCTGCCAACGAGCCACAAAGAGTCATCCGACCATCGCAGATGCCCTCAATGCCTGTGGCGATAAAGCCAGGCGAGAATGGCAATCGCATGGTTCCGCTCCCGCCAGTGGAGTACGAAGATGGTGGCAAAGACAGGGAAGAGCCAGAGTTCGACCCCAATAACCTAGACAGGGAAGAGGCCGACCTCAGGGATGCCCTTTTAAAAATTGTGAAGCGTCACGGTCGTTTTAATGAGGATTCAACTGGTGTTTACGCGGCATACAGCTCGCCCGAGGAGAACGAAGTTGCCTCAATCGGAGTTAAGTGCGCAAACTGTGTTTTTTACCAAGGTGGAAATTCCTGCAAGATAATCGCAATGGATGTAGAGCCAGAAGGCAAGTGCAGATTTGCGGTTATCCCGAAGGGTGTCGTTAAGGGAAGCACGGCAGATACCAAGAATTATGAGCTCGATGAGGAGTTCGCGGAAGAGGACTACCTTGCCGAGCTTGAAGTTAAGTACCCAGGGGAACTAGCTGTTGCAGCTGTTCGTGGAGCAATAGGAAGACGCCGCAAGAAGCGTCGTAAGTTTAAACTTCTTGGCGAGTTTGGTTCAAAACAGGACGATTTTGATTTTGACGACAAGCCATACCTGTTGCCAGTTGTTCCGCAGTTTGCATTCCAGGTAAAACAGGCGCTTGACCCAATATTTGATTACCACAATGTTGACTCTTTTGTCGATGTAAACGGAATTGTCATCACATCTGGCGTTAGCTTTGAGTTGATTGAGGCAATTGACACAGCTGTCGAAAATCTAAAAAAAAAATCTCTAACTGAAAACGACATAGAGTGGAAGGCGGCTAGTTACCGCCTCGGTCGTGCTATCGGAAGTCGCCTAATTGACCGTCCAAACATCGGCGGTGGACGTACGCGTGGAAGATTCTTCACTTCAATAGGCGCTGAAGACTTCGACCCATTTACAGCCCGTGATGCGAATCTAAACGGAATCGTTGGTGAAGGTTTGTTCCTTCGTGGTATAGCGCTAGCAACACCGGACCCCACCCCAGACGGCCCTGGCTCCATAAGGAACCCAAAGCCATCACCACGTCAGCTTTCAAAGCCGGAATCGGAAACAGTAGCCCGTATTGAGAATGCTGCCGGAAAGCTTTCATCGGGGAAAATAGAGCTAGACCTTCCACGATTTGATGACCCGGATATCGATTCGGCAGAAAAGTTTGGTGCAGCAGAGTCGCGGCGCGATGAACTTCAGGGCGTACTTGATGGTGCTACCGACCCAGAACAAATAAAGAAGCTAGAAAGAGCAATTTCAGAACTCGACAAGTACATGAACCGCGTCGAGAAGTTGGCCGAAAGCGAGATGGCTCAGTCTGAGAAGCCAAAGAAGAAGCCTGCAGCTGGAAAGGTAATAAAGGCCGGTCAGAAACTTTCTAGCGGATATGCAAAATACCTAGATAAGCCGAAATCAAAGCGTTCAATCGATGAGATAAACAAGTTTGATGGCCCGATTAGCGCTGCCTTGTCGTCTGGGAAATTGCCAGATAAAGCAGAGATTCCAGAAGATTCGCCGATACTGTCGGAAATGTATAAGCGGATGGCTGATGAAATAATCGCTGTTCTACAAGACCTGATTGATAACCCCGAAAAGGCAAAACAATGGAAGATGCCGTGGCGAAATCCTGAAATTTTTGCCAGAAACCCAACGCGTAATCGTGTTTACCAGGGCATGAACCAGCTTGCACTTCTTCTGACTGCACAAAGTCGTGGATATACAACAAATAGATGGGCCGGAAAGACGCAGTGGCAGAAACTTGGTGGAAAACTAAAGCCAGGAGCTAGCGCACGCGGCGTTTCAATCCTCGTGCCGCGTGAGGGACGAATTCTAATGAACGCAGATGGCCAGCCGGTTGAGACTGGCCGCTACTACGTTGTTCAGACTGTTTACAACGTCGATGATGTTGCTGGTCTGCCAAAGAAGTTCTACGAGGTTGAGGATAGCGCCATCAACCAGGAAGAGCGCCTACAGGACTTGGAAAACGTAATTCAGGAAATAGGTCCTAAGTTTGTAGAGTCTAAAGGTCAGCAGGCTTTTTATCGCCCCATGACCGACAGCATCCACATGCCGGCGTTTGACCAGTTTGAAAATGCACTCGCATTTTATTCAACAGCAATGCACGAGACAATTCACTGGACTTCGCACCCAACGCGACTAAATAGAACTCTTGGCAAAGAGTTTGGTGATGAACAATATGCTTTCGAGGAGCTTATTGCCGAAATAGGTTCAGCATTTGCTCTTGGCTCAATGGGTCTCGAGCCAACAGTCCGCGAAGACCATCTTCTGTATCTAAATAGCTGGCTAAAGAAGCTCAAGTCAGACCCACTTGCGATACATAGGGCAATAGTCCAGGCACAGCAAGCAAATGACTATCTTCTTAACCGTTCGGCGACAATGCGAAGACTTGCTGGCATACCTGACGATGAGCGTAAGGGCAAGGACGATATATGGTTCGAAGTTCCTATGCTCGCCGGCTATGAGGATATTGAGCCAATAAAGCCAACAACAACAATAACTGGCCCACTAGAGGACCTGCTTGACTCAGAAGCATGGGATGAATTTGTCCCAGATTCACCAAATCTGAGTATCGCGGAGCGCGAACTTCGTTCATACGACGTAGCGCCAAATGCGCCGTCAAAGAACAAGGCAGGAGTTGTTATTACTCCGTCCGGAGCGCTTGCAAGCGGTAAAAAGGCTGGGAAAATCAAGGGTACAAAGCCTGGCGTTCCAGAAATCGACAGAATTGCTGAAGATGTATCGCTAAAGCTTGCATTTGGTCTGGCTAATGAGCCCACAAATGAGCAGCGCGACATTATGGCTGTTGCTCTATCGCTTATCCACGGCAATAATCCTGCAATTTTAAGTGTTCTTGCTGGTGCTGGAACTGGAAAAACGACAACGCTTAAAAGCATCGCGTGGGCTCTTCAGAGAGAATTCGACCTATGGCCGGAAGGTGACCCAAGAAGGGCGGAACAGCTTGCTTACCTATCGGATAGATATGGAATTGATTTCAGCAAGATAAAACCAGAGAAGATTGCTGATGCAGTAACTGAGTTAGCAAAGAATAATAAAACCGGAAATCTTTACTATACGGTTTTCAACACAAAAAACCAACTAGAAGCCGAAACAGAATTCCCACGAAATACGGGTATTGCTACTACGGACAAGCTCTGGCAGTGGTCGCTCCGTCTTGGTCAGGGTGACAAAAAGTATGGACCGGGCATGCGCAGAAAAATGGGCATGCTAAACAAGAGCCGAGAGAGCAAAAAGTCCATGCGTAGAAATCCGGCATGGAAGAGCGAAGAAGAGACGCCAGGCGTCGAAAAAATGATTGGAAAAAATTTCGTCAGAGAAAAATTTGACGGAACAACCGAAACGTTTGTTGGTGAGGACCCTGGTTTTGAGGCTCTTGGCTGGACAATGCTTCAAAAAGGTGACGACTTTGCTGAGCATCTTGGCCTAGAGAAATGGCCAGATGTTGTAAAAAGAAAGAAAATGAAGCCAGACGTGGATGCTTCCGGCAGGCCTATTCGTGATGAAAAAGGAAAAGTAAAGAAGTCAGAAGTAGAAGTAGAGGGTTTTGAACTTCCAAACGGAACGTTCCTTGAACTTTCCGAAATGGGCGACCTTCTATCTAACGCCCTTAAGCGCTGGGGTCTGTCCAAAGAAGAAAAAGTTACAGCACAACACTTCATGCCTCCAAAACAGAGACTTGAAGACATGGATACGCCGCGTGGAAAGGACAATCAACCCACAGGCGTTGACAGCATTCTCACCGAAGAGCAAATTCCTAAAAAATGGATTGAGGCGGTCCAGTCAATCGTGGACGAGATTGCAGATGGCGACTCTAACCTGCTACCAACAATGGAACTTGTGTCTAAATTCTGGATGATGACAGACCCTGACCTGAGAACAGACCCAGGTTTAATTACGCACTCTTCAGCTCAAACAAGAGTAAAAGTATCCGTTCCATCATCGCTACGCGAAGGCGATACATACGTTTATGACGGCGAAGAGTGGGTTGTTACAGGATTAACCAAAAAGGCTGGGAAAACATCAAGTGCTACCTTACGTAAAAAGATGGCATCAAAGGAAAATCCCCTCGGTGCATTCTTGCTAGACGAGGTGCAAGACTCAAACGAGGTTCTCGAAACAGTTCTAGATAGGAATAGGGATAAGCTCCCTATTATTCTTGTCGGAGACGATAGACAGGCTGTCTATGCATTCCGCGATGCAAAGAATATTCTGGCGTCACTTGATTCAGAGTACTCACAGGACATTACAGAGTCGTTTAGATATGGCGAAACTGTAGGTCATGCCGCAAACCTGGTTCTTGGAGCACAAAATGTTCATCTGCGTAGACAGGGTGTTAAGCAACAGCCGTGGAAGCACGTTAAGGGCCAGGCGCAAACTGTTATCAATAGGCAGTTTGACCCACTATTGCCAGAAAAAGATAGGCTCGGCAATAATCCGGTCGATGAAATAGATGATGCAACACGCCAGATATTGATAGCCGATATAGAGAAAAAATATTCTACTCCAGAGAAGAAGCTTGACCTGCTGTCACTAGATAGACCAGCACAGGACAAGGCCTTAAAGGAGCTTAGGGATACGCTTTATGGACCAAAAGCTGGTCAAATAGTAGATAGATATGCAGAGGCCGATAAGGGCAATCTGCCAACGATGATTCTCTGTAGAACAAACGGTGAAATAATCAACGAAGCTCTAAAGTTTATAAATATAGTCATAAATAGTAAGGCTGTTGAGCGTGATGAACGAGGCATGCCAAAACTACCTGAAGTAATTATTCCAGCTAGCAAGTGGGAGCAGCTTCTTACATTTACTAAGCACCTTGACTTCATAATGCGTTCACCTGCAAAGCAGCAAGAATACATAGCAAGATTTGGTAAGCCAGAGATGTCATCATGGCTCGGACCGATTTGGACACAGGGCACCTTGCAGAAAGCTCTCAATCAGTCAAAGTATCAACAGGCGCGCAGCGCATACAAACTGATAATGCAGCCGCCAAAGAGCGACCCAACTGCTCCGCCACTTGGCACTCGCGGCATGCTTGAACTTTTGCAGGGAACGATAGTTAGAAGCGTTCATGAAAAGGGCAAAGCTAAAGGCAAAGAAAAAATTGAGATAATCCCAGCTGTTTTGTTACCAGAGCGCAAAACGATGGAGCTTGATAACTGGGCGGTTGGCATCGACCAGGTAAGAGAAATAGCCGGTAGGCAAAAGTCAGCATGGAAGTCTTCGCCAACCCAGAGAGAAAAACTATTTATTATCCCGAATGTCGATGACACCTACAAGCAGGCTGTATATGCCGCACTTGACATAGAAGGTGGGGACGATAAGAGACCAGGAAAGCCAACTGGAAGAATAATAATAACTGGAGACGGAGTCGATACAGGTCGCCCAATCGATATGCCAGATGGGTCGCAGAGGCCCAATACTCCGACTGGTGGTCGCGGTTCGAACAACGGTAGATACCGTAGAGACCTCGAGAAAGCAATAATTAAACTTGGCCTGCAGGACAAAGTAAAGCCAATGGCTGAAGCCGAACGCGGTTTTAGAAAAGAAGGCGAAGCTCAGCGCAGGCTTTATGACGGTTTCGTCATTGAAGGCGCAACGATAGAGGAAAGCACTGAGATTCTAGGACAATTAGCACAAGCGCTTCGAGATTCCGCAAAGACCGCAGGTGGAGATGTTGAAATTACAACAATGCAGCTTTCGAAGGGTCGCGAATCTAGATTCGTTGCAGTTGCGGAGGACCTCAGCGACCCAATTTCAAATATCCCGGAAAAACTGGCGCAGGGTGAAGCTGGCGTCAGCTATATGGAAGAAGGCAACCTAGTTCACGTTGCATTCTCGCGTGCAAAAGAACAGCTCGACCCGGGCACTGCCGGATTTGTTTACTGGCTACATGACCAGCGCACAAAAGCGGTGCGAGAAGCCATAACGCAGGCTGTAAAAGATGGACATATTCCGCCAGAGCTCGATAAGGGCGCATTTAGCGACGATGGCGGCATTGAGTTGCCGGAATGGTACAAAAAGCTCAACTCTATGTCTCTAGAGGAGCTAAAGGATGGATTCCCGGCTCGTCCAACAGACAAAAAAGAAGACGAAGACATAACTGTCCCATCACCTGTTGATGGTGGAGAACCCGATGATTTTGAACCAATCGTTACGGAAATTGACGAAGATGATTACGAAATGGGGGATACTGACGTCCCGAGTGACGAAGGTGAAAAACTACCAACATTCGATGATGATGAAGAAATTATGGACGATGGCGAACTTCCGGAAGTCCCAGGCATGCGCCTATCCAGTGGCGCGACTCCTGGTGCGGATAGGCGCATAGCTCGCAGAAATAGGCGCATAGCAAAGAGCAATTTGTACTCAAATAGCATGAGTGCACAGCAGCTTGCTGGAATAAGAATTAGCGGCGACCCAAATTCAAGCAAAAATAGACAAGCATTAGAGTTCGCAATGCAAGCATGGGACGGTGTACGTCGTCGTGGCATAGCTATTGACGTTGACGACGATACGCTTTCGGTAGCAGAGCGTCAGTCTAGGACGCGCGGTGCCATGCAGAGTGTCGGTGCGGCCATGAGGGGGCGCAAGGATAGGGTCCGCATTGGTAAGGTTAGTGATAATGGAAGAAATGAAAATCCATCGGCGGAAACATGGATGCTTTCTGTTGACAAGCTTGCTGACACAATAAGGATTCCAACAGAATTTACGTCAAGAGAAAACTCCGAGGGTGGCTCGACAATCCGCTGGACCCAGTCGCGCCCTGCAACGAGGGAAGAAATTGGTAAATTGCTTGGCCTTAGCCCTGCCGACGCAGAAAAGCTAAAGGACCCAGATGCAGGCATAAACCATGACGCAGTACGTCTTCTCATTGCGGAACTAGGCAAACAGGAAGACCTTCCAGCATGGAGATACTTTGCTCCTGTTAGCGCCGATGAGGCAAGGCGCATAACCCCTTCACCCGAAGGCGATATTGCGGAAAATATCCCTCAGGTAGATTTGGCTGCAGAAAATGCTGGCCGTGCAAACATGCGAGATAGGTTTATTATCGAAACCTTCGGCAAAGACGCATATCCGCACTGGTTTGACGTCGAGGAAAACCAGTCGATGACGCCAGATGAGTACGTCCAGCTTGGAGAGATAAGTGAAACGTCTAAATTCCGTGCCTCTGGTCGCTTCTACCCAGATAGCGCAATCAAGGGCGACTCGGAAGCAGAAGTTGACCTTTACGGCGAATCACTTGACGCGCTTGTACCAGCAGAGGGTGCAGTAGATGCAACAGGCGATGTGCTGAGAAACGACAAGACTTCAATAGAAGATTTCGACCTTGACTCTCTGATTGATTATCTAGGAATAGACAAAAAAGAGTGGAAGAAGGGCCTGCAGGAAAGACTTTCTGCAGCTTTTGGCACTGATTCGGTCGGAATCAACGATGAATGGAGAAGAAAAGGCATCCCAACAGCGACGGTTGCCCACATGATTAGAACGGGCGTTCTGCCAGATGCAGGGTCGGTATGGAAAGAGGCAGATGCCGGGCAAAAATTCGACGACGAGATGAAGAGGCCAAAGTATGCGGTCTACGAGGCTTTGACTGAATTTATTGACAAGAGCTTCCCTAATTCCAGACTCAATAACAGAGAAAACAGAAACAAGATAATTGGCGCCACGGACATGGGGTACACCCTGACCAACGCGGCCAAGAATCGCGGTTCTGTCTGGAGCCCTGGGAAAGGGAACGAGCCACGGTTCTCTCGCGGAGAAATGCAATCAATGGTTGACAGGTTCAATGAAATATTTGGAACTAACCACACACTTGATGACATCTTCAGCGACGAGCAACTGAGAACGGCCAAGGAAAGAGTCGAGTCCGGGAATACCCTTTCGGGCAAGAAAAAGCCAAAGGCTTAAACTTAATAAAACGGGCAGAAGTAATAGATGTTGCTAATTCACGCTCCTATAGCGTGATAGGTTATAATTTAAAGACAATTAATGGTTAATGGTCCATCCGGTCATTTCCCTGCACTCACGGGAGTTGTATGAAGTACGACGAGAAAGCTACTGTAAGCATTGACGGCGACGGCAATGTCTTGAAGTGCGCAAAGGGCGCAGCCGCAGCGGATTGTGGTTTCGTCAAAGGTGCAGAGCTATGCGCTAAGTGCGGTGCAATGCCTGTAGAGATGAAAATGGTTCCAGCGTCTGATGAGCAGGTAGTGGAAGAGGAAGTTGATGCAGAGGATGCGATGAATCCAACTGCGGCGACTAAGACAAAGAAGAAAATGGATGGGAAAAAGCCCGGCCACGCAATGCTCGACATGGCGGACGAGGACGAAGAGCCGGAGATGACAGAGGAAGAGCTTGCAGCTGTAATGCCGTCAAAGAAGGGCGAAGCCGTCACCATGGGCGAAGACGAAGCCGAAGAGATGATGGATGAAGATGAAATAGACGAAGAGGACATCCCGGAAGACGAAGAGGACATGGAGTCCGACGAAGAGAAAATGATGGACTCCAACAGTGGAAATAGCGCTCGCATGCAGCGTATGGGTCGTCGCAGGAAGGGCGCAATGGCCGCCATGGAGGATGAAGAGGAAACTGAGGACGAAGAGGAAGCCGCTACTGAAGCAGAGATGGGCGGAGTCGAAGAGGAAGACGAAGAGGAAGAAGACGAGGAGTACGCAGAAATGGGTACAAAGTCTTTTTCACCACAAGACTCCGAATGGGAGCAAATTCGCCGCTCAAGAATCAAGTCAATGGGTCTCAAAACGTCTGACGTTGGCGCAGCTGGATATGTTTGTGCCATTGAGCGCAAGGCCTACGGCGGTTCTTCGCCTGTTTGCGACGACTGCCCAGGCGGCTGTGTCGCAGAGAAGGGCATGCCAGGAATTCTTCATGTTGAGGGTCTTGCAGAAAAGATGTTTGATGGCGTTGTTGTAGATTCCGGCTATTCATCGGATGCAGACATGTTCGTTGTCGATGTTCAGGTCAAAGACGGCTCAATCAATGAGGTTTTCGTCGATGGCACCTCAGCTGAAATACTTGGATTCCATAAGCTAGATTCATCCAGTTTCGAACAAAAATCTGATTTCGGTGATTTCCAGCTAATTGATTTCACGGAGGCTGCTGAAATTGCAGTTAAGTCAATTGACGGCACGGTAGTGGCTGTTGAGCCAGATGTCTTCGAGGGATTTGATGCGTATGCCGTAGAAATCGAAGGTTTTGACGGCAAGTCGTACGACGTCTTTGTTGCACTTGATGGCGAGCTGCTTGGTTACGACAAGTACGAAGCAGATGAGGTTGAGGAAATTGAGGCTGAAGCTGCCGAAATCGCTCTTAAGCGCGCGTTCTCGCAGGAGCGCAGATTTGACTTAGCCAAGAGCGGCGAGGCAATGCCAGACGGCTCATATCCAATCGTGTCGGAGACCGACCTCCGCAATGCCATTCAGGCTTATGGTCGTGCCAAGGATAAAGAAGCCACAAAGAAGCACATCATGAAGCGTGCTCGGGCGTTGAAGCTGGAGAGCCTGATTCCTGGGAACTGGATTGCTGGTGGAGAAGAGAAGGCCGGCGACGTTAGCGATGCCGAATTCATGGCCTCACTTGTCGAGTTCCAGCTTCTCGAAGACACACTAGACGACAACTGAGAAGGGGACGCCAAATGGCGAAGACCCCACAAACGCGGGAAAGAGTAATAGTTTCGGCACGACTAATTGTGCCAACCTCATGCTGCGGTGGCTTTAATGAAAAGGCAGTCCGATTCAGGACGTCTATCAATTCTTCGGTTTCTAGCGGTCGGCTACAAGCGGAGATGGCTACAAAAGCGATAACTAGTGGATTTGGAATACGTGTTAAGGCGTACGTTGACACGGACAATAAGAAACGCGAGTTCACTGGCGATTCTCGTCCGGGTGTTGAATCTAACGAATACGGCTACAGGTGGGAAAAGTCGGCTACATGGGAACCCGGCTCGAGGCTCGTAATAAGTCCATCATTCAAATCAAGAGAAGGAATGGGCACAGAGCCAAACGTTGGCTGGATTAAGCCAGACAAGAATGCTCCGAAGAATTTTGCAGAAACGCTTGAGCGAATCCGCTCAAAGCCGACAATAAAACTGAGCAAGTACAAAGTAAATCCCAAAACCGACGAGGTAATCCCCGATTCCGAACAGGTAATTGACCCATTTGGCATCACTGCAGGCCTAAGCTACGAAGAAAAACAAAAAGCTATTCAAAAATATAAGGGAAACCTTATAGAGAAGAAAATGCTTCCTGGTCGCAGTCTTGAATCTCGTGTACCAGGCGGCTCGCTACTGTCGCGTGCCGCTGCGGTATTTGGCATTCTTCGTGACGAGAACAACAAGTTCAGGTGCCCGCCGGGAACTCCAGCCGCAAACCAGTTTACGGATGCGACAGGTTCCAACTGTTTTGGTTTCAGCCCATCCAGGTTTGCTCGTTTTGCGGCAAGACAGGCTGCAAAACTTACAGCAGAAGGCGAATATCAGGGTCTTCGTAATAACGCGAGGTCATTCTTCAACTTCCTGTATAACGACCAATACAGCGCAGAAGCGCGTGGCGTAGCAGACCCAGCACTTCTTGGGAGAAGCGTTTACTGGGACTCAATCAGCGGGGACAGATTCAAACCGCCATCATGGCGCGAGATTGAAGTGCCAGGAAATCTGCGGATGTTCAAGAATGGTGCTGTTCGCGGGCAGGACGATATTGCGCGACAAAAAGCATCAGTGGCCAGAATTGTTGAGTCTCTCGGGATAGACCCAGCAGACCCAGACGCATCACTTAAGGCCGCTCAGGCTTTAAGAAAAATGTGGGAGGACACTGGCGGCGCTGCCGGATGGGACCTTGAGATACTTAATGTTTCAGGTGATGGCGCGGCTTTACTTGATGATTTTGAAATAAAACAGTTCATGGAAGCTCGCCTTCAGTCTGTTCCCGGATGGGGAGCGTTGTCTAAAGAAGAACGGGACAGACTGCTCCTTTCAGATATTGGCAGATACAAAGAAACACAAAAAGCAATGTTCGACACGTTGCTTGACCTATTTTCAAAAGACCCAGCTGGCATGCGCAGCATAGGCCGTATCGAATACAACTTTTTTTCAGATGACGAAGCCGGAACATCACTATACAGAGATGCACCAAAACTAGTTCAAGCACTGAACCCGGATGGGACCCCACGACTAGACAGAGATGGCAATCCAGTTATGCGTAAAGTGCCTGGGGAAATGCGCACTGCAATTCACATCAATATGGCTGAAATTCTTTCCAATCAGGAATCGATGCTCCCAGACATGCGTCCAGACCAGCGCCTGGCAATATCTGCCGTTGGCGCAAGAAGTGAAGCGGAGGGGCGTCTTGCTGTCGCTGACTTCCTGATTAATGCCGACTATGCATCTAGGGGAATGGCCGGCTTGCTGGATGGCGTCTATTCATTCTCTAGCCACATCATGCTCCACGAATCAGCACACCATAAACAAGCGCAACTATTTCAAGAGAAAATAATGTCTGAAATAGCAGACAAGGGATTCATTACTGTCCCCGTCATTAGGGACGGAGTCAAAATAGGCGAACGCAACGTCGATTCAATTTATAAATTGAGCGGAGATGACCTCATGGCAATCATGACGGATACCGCCGACTCAATAAATCTTGATTCACTTAATGATGCTATGGAGAGAATCAAGGCAATCGCCCCACTCGCCGGCTCGTATCCACGAGATACATACATAGAGGGTTCAGAGGTATGGGCGCTTGAGGCCTCAGCCGAGTTATGGGCATTGCGCGAGCGCGGAATCATCTATGGCGAAGATATTGATGCAGCACTTGAGTGGATGGACAGCGCAAGCTTTGCAGCCGCAGCCCGCGAAAGAGCCTCTGCCGACGATGATTCAGCAATGGATTCCATGGACGACGTGTTCCGTATCCCTACGCCAACCACGGTTCCAGACGATATGCCGGATGATGTCATTGAGGAGACGCTCGCTGATAGAGACGAGAGACTCGCTTCTGAGTTGCGCGAGGAAATAAAGCGATTTAAGACGGTATTTGGCGAGCTTCCAGAAGAAGAAATGTTCGATGAAGCTGCAATTATTGCTTCACAAAGAGATAATGCAAAACGCAGGCTAGATGCAGTAAGAGATTTTGAAATCGACCCGACCCTTCCTGACGACGAGAGAATTTCACTTGAATCCATGAAGGCAGAGGCAATAAAAGATTGCCAACGGGCCCTGGATTATCACACTAAAAAATACGACGAAGCATCAAAGATATGGAGAAAAAAATATGGCGTAGGTGCCAGCGGAGAAAAGAAGCGTTTCGAAGACAGTGTCCGAGAGGTTAGGGAGCGAGAGGGTCTTCTAGATGTCGGGGAGATGGAAGAAATAGCAAGACTTGCGGACCTTGACGACCTGCGCGAGAGCGTAAAGGGAATGCCTGAGAAAAAGGTTATACGGAAGCTCGCCGACGATGAGGTTCGTCTTTCAACGATGGACCCAGCATCTCCAGAGGCAAGAGACCTCGCAGAGCGTATTGACGTCATAAAAGACCAACATGCGAAAAATCTAAAAGAGGCTGGCGATACCAGAAGCATCACAGCTGTTAAGAGAGATATCGACAAGAAGGTAAAGGACACAATCAGCCCTCCGCCGAAGCCAAGCAAAAAATTTAAGAGTGCAAAAGAAGCATCTGACCATGGCGCGCGCGAGCGCAGACGGGTAAAAGCCACTCCAGAACAGAAAAAGGCCATGAAAGAGCTAGGCGATGTAGCCGAATCTGACGTTGGCATGCTCCTTGACCCGGCGACACAGACGCGGGCCGGACGCGCAATGAACAAGAGAAATGCAAGACTAAAGAGGCTAGGCCTAGAGGTTGACCCAATGTCTTCTGATGAAGCGGACACTGTTCAGCAAGTCGAAAAACTTTTGATACCAACAATGGAGGCGATTGATGGAACATCTGTTGCCGACCCGTTTGAAATGGAAGCAATTATTGATTTCGAGGCAGGCGTCTTAAAGGGCAAACTAGATGGAAAAGAAGTTGATGTTGACAAGTTTGTTTCTGGTCGTGTCATAACTAGTAGAACAAAAAAGACAGACATGCCAGAACGCGGCCGGCGAGATGCAAAAACAGGCCGCACTTCTAGGCGCGTTGTTGTCCAGGTGAGAGAAGGCGACCGTGGATTATTCCCAGCAACAGGCGGAGAGGGCGAACAGAAGTTCGTTGCCCCGCCAGGACGATTGAGAATTATCGGCAGGGACTCCGACGGTACAATCAGGGCAGAAATTTCTTATCAAAAAGATGCTGTTGAAGTTGTCGATGGCATGGCGGATAGCTTGTCAAAGAATAAAACTGATGCAATATGGGCTCAGAGCCATGCCAAAAAAATACAGGCAGTTGCAGACAAATATGTTTCAAAGAGACGGGCATCTGGGAAAACGTTCCCAGGCTCGCGAAGCGACTATGACGACGTAGCTGCAAAATCAACATCTGACGTGCTTGATGACGTCATAGACGCCGGTGGCTCATTTGGAGAAGGCATTGATGACCTGCCACCAGATGGGCCGTCAGGACGTTCAGGTTCACTGTCATCTGGCGCCGTAAATGGGAAAAGAAGTGCCCTTGGCGTGCCTGCGACACGACAGCAACGGACTCAATCACGCGAATCGAGAATGTCTTCCGTTACGAGAAATATTAAAACCGCACTTGGCGGTGGACGTGGCGACGGCAGTATTTCTCGGGGAGATATTCACCCAGAAGTTGCTGACCTGATAGCCGGACTCCCCGAAGAGGTTCTCATTTCAAGGGCACAGGCAACCGCATACAGAATGCATGAAGGTTTTGATAGAAGAGTCAGAGTGCGCGCGACTGACGCTGACATAGAAAGACTTTCATCAGGCCGCGGAATACGCTCTCCGTTCTCGTCCCCATCAGATGAAACTGCAAGGGCATCGAGAAGGGCTGAACGCCTAGCCGGTATGCCGCCAGAACAGCGTTCTGCAAGACTTTCTTCTGGTAGGACAATTGATTCAAGCGAAAACCTAGCCGAACGCAGGCGTCAGGAAAAAGACGTTGCCAAACGCGCCCTGTCCGTCTTTGACGACGTTATCAATAGTGGGCAAAACGTAAACGACATGTCTGATGACGAGATATCAAAGAGATTTGGTGGGTCGGTTAAGCGGTCTGCAAGAAAGTCAATCAGCGAAAAAGACTCGAACCTTTATGAGGTTGACGATGTTTCTACTGCCGTAGCGCTCATGATGCTTGGACACCACGTTGAGGTAAGAGACCAAGATATTCGCCTTACGGAGCAGGCACAAAAAGTCTTTGAAAAAGAGGTTAAATCAGTAGCTAAAAAGCATATTAAAGAAAACCATCCGCGCTGGAGAGCATTTCAAGAGGAATATGCACTCAAAAACCCAGGACTAGATATCGACAACCCGGATGTTAGAAAAGCAATGGAAAGCGAGTACGTAGGCAACTATCAGGCTGACCTATGTTCGCTTTATAACCCTGCGAACAACTTAATGTGCTCTGGCCACATAGGTATCGACAGAGAAAAAATGCCACAGACAAATGGTCGCTCATCTGGTCAAAATACAAAGGCAATAATGGCCCTTAAAGCTGGCGTGGCTGCAGGAAAATGGGAGCCATCAAAGGACGGAATAACGAGAAATAGGGAACTTGAAATTGAGTTTGCCGAAGAGCTAGACGCAAAAATAGCAAAAATCAATAGGAAGAGGTCACAAGAAATACCACCTAAGGATGCTGTTTCTGATGATGAAATTCCAGGAATTCTTTATGAAATAATTGCAGACAAGCACTCGCTGCGCAATGAGCTAAGTGGCAAAACGCAGCGCGAACATATGGAAGACTCATTTAGTTTGCTTTCAGATAAAGCAAAGCAGTGGCTATATGAAAATACTGACTGGAACGATACAGAGGTTAACCTAGAAACGCCATTCATAAATTGGCTCAATGGCGTAATAGATGTTGAGGACCCACAGAATGGTGCGGCAGTTCGATTGAGAAAAGTTGACCCTAGCGAATATGCACCGTCACAGCAACAACTTGTAGCATCAAAAGTTGACTCAACCGCACAAACAATTCAGGAAACTGCGATAAAAATCGCAGAGCAGATAAGGGCTGCATCGCCAGGAATATCAGATGAAGAATTTAGAGTAAAGTATTTAGAAGAAATGGGTAAAGAATGGTTCATGCAGCCAATCCTTACAACACGAGATAAGTACATCTTAGATGGTCACCATAGGTGGGCAGGGATAGTTGTCGGCAATAGGTCTCTGCCGCCTGAGCTTCAAATACCACTTTCTGCTAATGAGGTTCAAACAGATATCATCGAGGGACTTACGCTTGGAAAAGTATTCCAGGATGCGTTTGGGATTAAGGAAGCGCGTCTTGGTGCAGAGCTTCGCTGGGATGGAAAACAAGAAAACATACCTCAGATATCTCCAGATGAATTTGATGCAATATCTACAGACTTAACTGCAAATGCACCAAGGCTAATCGATGAGAAATATAATCAGGGAGACTATATCCAGCTCGGGTCAGTAGGACTCCGTAATAATCCAGACTATGCACAAGCAGTTGAGTTCAGACAAAGACTTGCACGTACGCGCGGGCAAAGCGATATAGCCGCGGCGCGCGAAAGACAACTTGATGAGGCGATAAGAGCGGCAGATATAGAACGTTCCGGCCGCTTATCAAGTGGCAAGAAAGGTTCGCCTGGTAGACAGAGCGTTGGACGTTTAGCAAAAATGCGCAAATCTAAGGCTGATAAGCGCAAAATTGAGCGCGAGCGTGAGCTACGTAATCTGTATGGCGAAGATGTTGGAGATATAACACGTTATTTCAGTGGAATGCTGTCTCGCGACGATGCTGACCTAATGATTTACAATGATTTTGTTGAGGGCGGCGAAAAAATTGAAAGAGTGGCCCGCAGATATGAGATATCAACTGATGAAGTAAATAGTGCTATCGAGCGATTTAAAAATCTTGATGCAGAAACACAACAGGAACTACGGGATAGGGCAATAACACGAAATGGCCCATTACCAACAGAAACATCAGGAAGATTATCGTCTGGGAAAACACTCAACAGGTCGTCTGAACAGTATGCACGTGAATACTATTCTCGAATAGGTCTTCCAGAATCCGTAAGCAACGACTCTCTGCCAGTAAGCGGATATCTAGTTCACAAGTCGCATCTTGATGCCAAGAGACAGCAAATAATGAATTCAAAGAATGGCAACCTAAGGCCGGATGCTGTTTACGAGATAGGGGACGAAGACGTTGTTGGCGATGGACTGACAGCATTTGGCGACATAGAAATTGTTCTTAGACCATCAGTATCCGAGAGAACTGCTTATGGTCGCGGCAATTCAATATCGTCTGCTCATCGACCTGTCAAGCTAAACTCCCGCAACAGAGAAGACGTTGCTGATGCTATATTGAACCCAGACGGCATCAACGGAGATAAGCAGGCGCAGGAAGCGTTCCTGCACATGCTTTCGTCGTCAATAAATAACGATTTCTCAAACGTAAACGCGTCAAGAGGCTCGAAAGGAACAATGCCAAGTTCCTTTGACAAGAATCTTCCAGATGGTTCATCAAGAGAGCCGTTTGAAGCGCAGATACTTGGTGGATTTGACATAAATGAAGTCGAACAAGTCAATATCCCATTCAAGAGGCTTCAGTCTGCTGGCGAAAAAGAAAATATTAGCGATGCGGTCAACGAGCGGTCAATAGCAGAGAAACTGAGGTCTGCTGGGTTCTCTCCAGAAGAGATTCAATATTTTTACTCAATCGGCGGTGGCAAAAATATCAACACGCAAAGCATGGCAATGCTGCGACAGTACAGAGCATCTCAAAAAATAAAAACAGACATGGCCAGCAAGGGTCTTAATAATGTCAAGTTTGCCCATCCAACCGGTTTCAACATAGAAGACCCGCGGTCGCACTCCAAGGCAGCAAGGGGAGGAGAGTCGGTCGAGTCCGTCCTGATTAGGGCTATTGGGGATGAAATAGTCGAAGCTGCGAAAGACATGATGAAAGAAATGAAAAACAGCCGTAAGCCGCAAATAACGTCAACTTCTGGTGGAATGCTATGAAGTCAATACTCGTAGGTCTCCTCAATGACAGCAGGGTCTACTACAACGCTGAGGCAAAGCCCGGGGAAAAAGACGCAATAATAGAAAAACCAGATGGGACTACTATCAAGGGGTACATAATGAGCATTTCAACAACTGCTCGTGACTTCAGGAAGCTTCGTTCAACGCCATTTCAGAGATTTCTATGGGACGCGCCCAAGGACCCGACGTCTGGAGCGTGGTATGAAACTTTTATTGAAAAAACACGCCCAATAAAAGACTCAATGCTTGACAAGATGCCAGCCAAAAAGTCTGTTGGCAAAAACAAGAAAAAGATTGACAAAACTGAAAGGGCTGTCAAATCATTCATTGATAGAGACATCGAACAGAAAATGCTGACGAGCTCATGTTGCGATGAAATGATAAAGTTAGATGTCAATATATATAAATTCAAAACGCTGGAAGAGCGTGATTTTGCATGGAAAGCCATGCTTCTTCTTCGCGAACTAGAGGAGAACAATAGTGTCAACTGATGATTTTATAAAAGCGGACCCGCTTGGTGGGTTACTTCCTCAAGAGTTAATCACTGGCGACATACTTAAGGGCAGAGGACCGCGACGCGGCAATCTCGAGCGCCTACTCCGTTATTGGCGTCCAATAATGAAAAAGCCCGGCGGCTTTCGGCGTTGCAGGCTTATTCTTGCAAACCACCCAGAGCTTTATCCATTAAGCAACATCTGCGCATGGCTGCACCATGAGACAACCGGCCTTTGGCCAAATGAGGGGTGCCATCACCCTACAATGAAGAATTGCAGAAAAAAGCTGCGCAAGCTAATGAACTGGAACGATTCACAGTTTGCCAGAGCCCTGGCTGGCAAGAAGCCAAAGAACACAATTCGTTCCGCTGGTAAATCAATAGAGAACGGATACTCTGACGTTTTCTTTTACGAATATCCGGACATGGATGTCAAGTCGGACGATAACTACGTCGTAACTGAAGAAGACATAAATCACGCAATAAAGGTTCTTGGTGAATTCTGCGAGATGGAGCCAGATTTTACAAAATTCCTACAAAACGACGAAAACTGGCAAGTTGAGGGCGAAGACGCGACGGGCCAGAAGGTTTATTCCGTATATGTGAGCACAAAATCAATAGAAGATGAATGCTGTGGATGATTTTGGACAGTGCTGTGGGGATAGTGAAGTTCTCGTAACGCGAGTACTTCTTTTTAACCCTGCACAAAAACAAAACATTGACCACATACGCGGCATTAAGGCATTTTCTCAAGAAGCTACCGACTATAAGGCTCTTTCAAAGCGGTTCGGCAACACCAGGCGCACACAGCGAAATGACGTTACGAATGGTATGCAGTTCAAGGCAAATGCAGCGCGTCAAATAGGGAGCACGGTCCTTAGCACAATACTTCCGGGAGATACTGGACCACTTCGGTCTCCAGTTCGCTCTGCATTTTACCGAACAGTAACTCCTGGATTTGGTGGCGGACGGCGCGGTGGTTCTCTTCCTGGTCAGAATAGGGCAGCAAGATGTCCCGAGGGCTACCAATTTGGTGGCCGATTTACCGACAACCGCCTGTCAACATGCGGCGCAAAATTGTTTGACATACCGTCAGTTCTTGGGCTAGCAATCGGAGCAGCAAGACGAGCACTTACATCTGGGATATCTCCACAAACTCGCGGAAGAGATATCACCGGAGCCCCATACGATAGCTCGATAATTCTTTCAAGGGCTCCGCAAATCCCGAAGGTCACATCGGGAAATCCAAGACTTGCCGCTGGAAGAGTCACCGATGAAATAAATGCCATAGGAAAATTCAATAAAGAATCTGGCATCAAAGCAAGAAGGATGGTTCGACGAGACGGATTTGTCCTGGAACCAGTAGTTCCAAACAAGGTTCTCCGCGCAATACCTGACAACAGAGATATGGAGGGCGCGTCATTCCTTATGTCTGCGCTATCCCCCAGGGATATTGGCGGTGAAGAGTTAGGGCTCTTGTCAAACACTGGCGTGAAGTCACTTATTTACGTCCTTCCAGGAGGTTCGTCTATCACGCTAGAAAAAGCAAGACCATTGGAAATAGGCGAAAGACGCAAGCTTGGACGCGTCGTTAACCAGGTTGTGTCAATTGACAATTCACGTGACCCCTCAAAACGTCTCCGTTTCGTGGCTGATGAAATTGGAACCGGCCTTAAGTACTCAGAAAACTTCAAGGGCGTGAAGAATCCCAACGAAATAATCAAGGGAAGAATTAGTTGGGCCTCCCAGGTATGGGGCGGAAGACTTGCTTCTCAGCCAGAATCTTCGTCAATAAGAAACACGGAAACATTTGGGCCACGTCGCAAACTGATAAAGAGTGTTGATGAGGCGGTGCAGTTCCTGGTCGATGGTGGGAGCATGTCTGCAATTGACCCATCAATAATGCCGAAAGTATTAGCTAAATCTGGTGTAATCCAAAAACAGAGGATGGCTAACAACATCACCGCAATCGCTACGCCATCAGAAAACCTGTTTCTATATGAAAAGCCAAAAACGTTTCAGCACATTGGCGAAAGATTTGCCTCAGACGTTCAGCAGGCACTGGGGCTCGAGTCTCCTGACGTTATTTTTGCTGGTAAACCCGGAGACACTAGGCAGTTCCTACGGCAAGAAGTTACATCTGCAATACCTGGTAGTAACTTCAACCCGGATGCAAAATTCAACGAGCTGGAGCCACGTGATGTGGCAGCGATGCTCGTATCGGATTTCTTAACCGACCAGCGTGAGCGCCCAATGACGTCAATATATACGCTTGACACTCCAGATGCTCGACGTCTGGTTCTTGGACAGAATTCAACTTCTGGATTAATTGATTTATCAAAGATTGAAATTACCAAGAGAATGAAGCTGAGCCTTGAAGAGTTTTATTCATCGCAATTAACGCCGTCTTACTCTGATTATTATCAGGCCCTTAAGGCCGAGCAGCGCATTATTTTTATGAAATACCTCTCGGAAATGATTAATCGCGCAAGAAAGTTTAACCCAAATAACTTTAAAGACTCACTCAACCAGTATGGATTGTCCGAAGGTGAAAAAATCCATCTAAATATTCTTGGCAAACTTTTTGAGTCGCGCCTTGAAGTTCTAAAGATTCAAAAAAATACTCTAAGGAAGATAGTTACTGGAGCTTCGCAATGAAAATAGGTTTTATCAAAAATGCATTCGGCAACATGCCGCATGCTGTGGCGACAGAGGCCGATGGGAAGATTGAAGTAAAGTCAATAACTGAATTTGGCAAGTCAATAATCAACAATTTTGATTTTGATAAAGACAACATATCGAGTACTTTGCCGGAAGGATTCGTGTTTACGGGCTTTACGGAAAAAGCCATTCCAGCAGAATTTGAACAATCGCCAGACCATGTCAAAACAAAATCACTTGCATATTCCTGTTCATTTACTGCAGAGCAAATCGGCAAAAAATCAGCAGTTTCTAACATTTCAATCAACAAATTTACAAACAGCGCCGACAAATTAAATGCAATTTCATTTAAGGCATCAGCCTTTAAGTCATCAAGCAGACGTGGGGAATTTTTGGCCAGAATAAGTTCTAAAAAAATCTTGTTCGACCAGAGGCTTGCGCGTGTTTCTAATAACCCCAAATTTGCATTCAGCCATCTGGAAGAAGAGGGTTTAAAGAGTTATTTCAGTGACGGGTTCATGAGAAAGACTGCTCAAAAAACAACGCTGAATCGCCGTGCGGCTAGGCGTGCTCGCGTTCTTTCGAGTATGAACGAAGAAGAAAAATCAAAGCCAAAGAAAAACATACTTTCACGTATTAACACAGCTCGTAAGGATGTTAAAAATGGCCGCTAAAAAAGAAGCAGTTAAAAAAGCAGATGCGCTGCGTCTAGCGAAGGAAATTGGATGCTCTGGTGCGCACAAAGATAAAAAGGGAAATTGGATGCCATGCGCATCTATGGAAGAGCTTGAAAGAATATCTAATGTTGCGGAAACATCAAAGTGGCGCAGTGTTGTACCTGGGTACAAATCGTCAAAGGTAAGAACAAAGGGCAAAAACAAAAGGCGTCGTGATGATTGGGAAAACCTCAGGGAGGCACCAATCAGAGGTATTGCAACCCTGGAGGACGGAAGCATAGTTTCTTCACCATCTCTAAGTGGTAAATCACTTGACTGCTGTGGAACAAAGGGGATTGGTCCTGAATTCGTGAGGGACAATGACCCTGACGTGTTCATGGACGCTGAATCCGCGAGATTTAGGTCTCGGCAGCTTGGGTGCATAGGCATAAGCAGGCGAGTCAGCAAATCTGGAAGAACCGTCTGGATGCCATGCACCAATATGAGCGACTACGCAAATAGGGCGGGGTCTACTGATTTAGGCCGCAGAAATATGAATAAGCGGCGTGAAAACGAGACTAGACAGGCCGTGCGTACAGTCCTGCGCGAAAAGCCAAAAGCAACTCTTAAAAGAAAAACATCTCTTGCCAAAGAGCTGCTTTAATTAAGCAAATATCTATTTACACACTTTAGTTTCAAAATCTTATTAGTTCCACTAAAGAGTGTAAATCATCTGTTATTTTTATTTATACGTAGGGCTGGGTGCTGACCTAAGCCATTGCTAACCCAACAACCCAAATCACTTTCACAAACAAGGAGAAAGTAATGTCGGAAGACAAAGCCCGTATCGAGGAGCTGCAATCAGCCCTCCGTCAGAAGATGGCAGACAATAAGACCATCGCTGACTCATTCAGAGTTGAGGACGGCACCGTTGTCGTTACTCCAGAGCAGAAGAGCGCGTTCGACAAGAACATGCGCGACATCAAGGAAATCAAGGGCCTTCTCGGCGACCTTGAGACCATGAACTCAGTTGATAGCTGGGGTTCAGAGCCGTCAGGCGATTCAGCAGCCGCCGCTTACGCAGCTGCTGCCGCAGACATGAACCAACTGTCATCTCGTGAAATCAAGAGCATTGGTCAGATGTTCCTTGAGTCAGCAGAGTTCAAGGCTCTCAACGGTGGCCGTAATGGCGCAAACATGGCCGCTCCGTGGCAGGTTGCCGCTTCGCTAACATCTGGCTACAACGTCAAGGACGTGTACTCAGGTCTGCCTACAACAGACGTTACCGGTAGCCGTCTCGGTTCATTCGGCACGGTTCAGCGTGACCCAATGGTAACACCGCCAATGCGCACAAAGCGCGTTCGCGACCTGTTCCCAACACGCACCACAAACGCTGCAGTGATTGAGTACTTCCGTCAACTCGGCTTCACCACGCTTCAGGCTGGTCATGGCACGAACTCGGCTTCTTCGGTCGCTGAGCGCAACGCCGGCAACACAGCATTCGGTATCAAGCCGCAGTCATCGTTCGCCTTTGTTGGCGAGCAGGCGCCGGTTCGTACGCTCGCCCACTGGGAAGCAGCGCACCGCAACGTCCTCGCAGATGAGCCGCAGCTGCGTTCAATCATCGACAACGAGCTCATGTATGGTCTCCGTCTCCTTGAGGACAACCAAATCCTCAACGGTGACGGCGTCGGCGAGAACCTGCTCGGCGTTCTGAACACCCCGAACATCCAGGAGTACGCATGGTCATCCGGTGCCGTTACCCCGGTCCCGGACACAAAGGCTGATGCTCTCCGTCGCGCTGCGACCCTCTCATTCTTGGCATACTACGAGCCGTCAGGCATCGTGGTTCACCCGAACGACTGGGAAGACATCGAGCTGACAAAGGACGCCAATGGTCAGTACCTCATCGCGGTTTCGGTCGCAATGGGTGGCGAGCCACGCGTCTGGAGAATGCCAATCGTGGACACCCCGGCAATGACCGAGGGTACAGCACTGGTCGGTGCGTTCGGTACCGGCGCACAGCTGTACGACCGCGAGCAGGCGAGCATCCGCATCAGCGAGCAGCACTCGGACTTCTTCGTCCGCAACGCCATCGTCATCCTCGCGGAGCAGAGACTGGCACTCGCCGTCAAGCGTCCGGAGGCCTTCGTGAAGGTGGACTTCGACAACGCCCCTGACTGATAGAGGCTGAGTAGTGGGGTAACCCCCGGGAGTAATCGCTCAATGCGGTGAAACCGGGGGTTTTACCTTTATGGACGACAATATGTGGGAAGATGGTGTGTATGACAAATCCTATTGATGACACCGAAAAACTCTATGAAGAGCTACAGTCGGTAGCCGACCATATAGAGACAGAGCTAGAGCTGGAGCGCATCGCCGAGCAGTCGCTAATAGAGCTAAAGCGGCTAGAGATGATGCCAATTTTTGACGAGTACTATGCGTCTGATTTATTTGCCGACATAGCGGAGAAGGGCACTAAGAGGCCAGTTTTGAGAGACCCCAAAGGGGGATTAACGGCTGCGGGAAGGGCATACTTCAAAAGGAAAGAGGGGGCCAACCTCAAACCCGGGGTTCGCGGTGCGGCAAATACGCCTGAAAAAATGCGTCGCAAGGGTTCATTTCTGACAAGATTTTTTACCAATCCATCTGGTCCAATGAAGGATGAAAAGGGACGTTCCACAAGATTGGCACTCTCTGCCGCCGCGTGGGGGGAGCCGGTTCCTCAGGACATGGAGGATGCCAGAAAATTGGCTGCCAAGGGGCGGCGAATGCTTGAAAGATATCAGAATACAAAGAAGAAAAAGAAGTCTGATTCAGAAGTTGACATCTTCAACAAAACAGCAAGCGAGAACTATTTTTCCCATAAGAACGACCCAGACATGGAAGGCGTGTGGAGCGGAAACATCGTCGATTTAGACGACTTTGATTTTGAAGCAGAAAAGAATATGCGTATTGCAATAAGAAGCAACCTTGCGCATATGGGTGCATCCAAAAAGTCAATTACCTCATATGTTCCTAGCGACGAAGATACGAAGAGGCGTATACACCATGCCGCTAAAGTGATGAACAAGCGTCGGAATAAGAAACAAAATGGCTGAGCAATACTGGTACTCCGCAACGGTTCTCAAGGTAATCGATGGCGACACCTTGGACGTGATGATTGACCTTGGATTCAATATTCACCACAAAGCAAGGGTCCGGCTATATGGTGTAAATACCCCGGAGTCACGGACAAAGGACCTCGCCGAGAAAGACATGGGCCTTAAGGCAAAGTCGTTCACATCAGACTGGACTACCCGTCATCAAACTGTGTTTTTGCAGACAATTGCTGGCAAGGATGACAAATACGGGAGAATACTTGCCCAAATATATTCAGATAAAGACATAAAATCAGAGCAGACAGCATGCCTCAATGAGGATATTGTGTCTTCTGGTTACGCTAGGGCCTACTTTGGCGTTGGCGATAAGACATGGGAAGAGTTTAAGAAATGACAGAGACAACATGGGGTTCGTACAGAGGCCCTATTAAGGGAATTCGCATCGAAGTGAAGGCTGATGGCGAGCAGTGCCCAACAGCAACACAGGACATCGCAGTTAACCTAAAAAATAGAGCAAAAGCCATTGCTGTTGCGGACTATGGACCACTTAACCCAGGCGAAGCAAACGATGGTTACTGGGCAAAGATGGCCAAAGAGTGGGATGTAACACCAGAAGAGGCGCAAAAGCAGCGCTGTGGAAACTGTGCAGTCTTCATAGTTAGCCCTAGAATGAAATCCTGCATTGAGTCTGGCCTTGTCGGGGAGGATAGACCAGACGAGTGGGGAGCAATTGATGCTGCCGGCGAACTTGGGTACTGCGAAGCTTTCGATTTCAAGTGTGCATCAAAGAGGACATGCCGTGCGTGGGTGACGGGTGGACCGATACGTGAAGAAAAGCCTAAGTAAAGCATTTTCGTGGCTGACCGTAATAGTCGGCTCTTTTGTAATTGCTAAAACTGCTGTCGGAATTAAGCGAGCAGTAAACCACCCTAACCCAGAAATGTGGGAATAGCTATCTCTTGTCTTCGTGTTCGTCGCATGAAGTGTACATGTACCCACCAACGCCCAACCGCCTCCTATAGCCAGGGGCTCCGCATTCTTCACATGTCTCAAGAGACCTCTCTTCAATCGCCATGACAATTGAATTAAGGCGACTGTACTGCTTCATATCCGATGGGTTGAAGTAAAACCGCAAGCCCCCAAACTTTTCCTTTATCTGGGCAATTACGTAATTGGGGTCCTGAGCGAATAGGGCGGCGTCACATTCCCTTATAAGTTCAGCCCAGCCATATCCACAGTCGATTCTCGCCGGGATATCATCGGCAAAACGGTCGAGTATGTTCTGGAACTCTGGGTCTGATTCTATGTACTCTTTCATGACAGCAGTTTATACATAAAATGGCGCGCTGGGCAGGGGTCGAACCTGCAACCTACGGATTAGAAGTCCGTTGCTCTATCCATTGAGCTACCAGCGCCTGAGTCTACTTTTTCCTACGCTGATATTTTCGTTGATATTCGCGCTGGTATTGCAAGTAGGCCTCTCGTGTTTCAGGATTCGTCCTCATATTTTTGGCCGCAATGCGCTTGCACTCCCGGCAAATTCTGTCAACTGTTCCGTTCTTTCTTTGTTTCTCATAGACGCCAAACTCATCAAACGAATGGCCTCGCCTGCAGTGTGTCCTTTTTCTGGAAGACGAACCATTTCTGTCTTTGGTGAACATGTCGCGGTTATTGTCAGCAGTTGTCCCCACCCAGAGGTGCTCAGGATTTACGCAATGCCTTACGTCGCACGAATGGCAAACAACCATTCCTGCCGGTATTTCACCTACATACAATTCGTAAGAAAAGCGATGGGCGCTGACAGATTTGCCGTTGACACCAATGGAGCCATACCCCTGTGAATTGAGTGCCCCCGTCCACAACCAGCACGAATCCGTTTTAGTGGTTTTCTGAAGAAAACGCCCCTCGAGGGACATATATTTCGCCATATGGCTACTTTACTGGGCATGCTCCGGTAGCGCAATCATCCATATCGATATCGCCGTTGAACCTGTCTTGAACAAGCGGGATGGAGAAGTCAATCTTTGACACCATCTTTTCGTATGTCTGCTTGTCGATTTCCTCATACGGAGGGAGAACGAAATTGTGGTCGCTGTGAAGCAGGAAAGACACTGACTTTACTCCCTTGTCATAGTTCTTCGACAACCAGTCTTTAATGCTGTCTAGCTCTTCTTTACGATAGTACACAGTCACGGAAACTGCGTTGTCTGCCCATTCTGTTTGCATCTTCTTGACCCACTCAAGCTGTTGCACTGCAGTCATTTCGCTCGCCATTGTTGAACCCTCTGGGGACATGCAGGGGAACTCAACAACATAGCGAGTATGGTCTTCTCGGCCGTCGATTCCAATATCCCAAACGACCTTGTATCCGCGCTTGCGGCAAGCGTCAACGAGCGGGTCGGCAGAGCCGAAACGAACGCGACGAATGTAGTATGGGGCAAATGCCGGGTGGACGCCAGGTGTGACTCCTGGAAGAAGCGAAAGCGTGCCAGACGGCTGAACAGTTGTCATGCGCACAGACTCTGGGAATCCCTTTTCGGCAGAGTACTCCTTATCGAGGTCGCGAAGGTACTGGTACGTGGCATCTAGCCATGCAATTTGCTGTTCTGTAGCCTGAAGAACGCCTGTAATGCTCTGACCAAGGCGCGCGTTTGCGCGGACAATTGACGTCGTCTTCTCATAAGGATATGGAAGGCGCGTAATCTGCTTTTGTGTCATGTACAAGAGGCGTGAAATCGACAAGAGCTGCGGAAGCGACTCGATGTTCGGCAGGAAAATGGTTGCAAGATTGCACGACTCACCATCTGCCAAAGCAATTTCCGCGCACGGATTGAAACCCTCGATTGTTGGGTCAGGGCGCTTCTCGCCAAGGCGCCCGTATGTGCGCGCCAGCTTGCGATTCACGAGACCGTATGGTTCCCCTGAACCGTCATAGCCACGCCACAGTTCCGTGGGCATCTCGTCCCATCCGTCGGCATAGAGGGAGTTGTTGCTATTTGCACGCCATCCTGGGATATTCCCGGAACCCCAGTTCTTTGCACGAAGGAAAAGAACATCATCCGGGTCTCCCATTGCTATTTGCGCCGACCGCCTAGACGAGCCGGAAACAACAATGCGACCAATAATGTTGCAAATATCAAGAACATCAACTGACCTCAACTTCTTGCCGACGCGGTTGTCGAGAACTTTACAAATATCGGTGATTCCATCAATGAGTGCGCCAGGACCAGATGCGGTTCCGCCAAATGTCTTGAGAGGCGCACCAAACTCGCGAATAAGAATCGTGGAGTACGTAAATGACTTACCAGTGTCGAAGTAAGACTTAAGAACGCTGTGCAGTAGACGGCGCCAGCCAGTGCGGCTATCTGGGACGATGATATCAGCATCATTGGTTCTTTCATGTGAAATAGAAACACCACTCTTGACCTTCGGTAGGTCGTGAATCTTCGAGCGCTCCACGGAGAAACCAACTCCGCCGCCAAGCATCAGATAATCAAAGAGGAACTCAAAGTCTTCAATCTTCTCGATATTTGTGAAGTAACAGTTATTGAGTGACGCACCACCAAAACGCGCGACCATCGACGTGCCGAGTTGCCATAATGCGCGCCCACTCATTGAGCAGCGGAGGTTATACATGTGGTCGAAAAGTTCTTCAGCTTCGGCACGGGTATAAGGGACGCCGATTTCTACTGCGCCATTGATAACACGCTGAACTGTTTCTGCCCACGTCTCGATGCTCCCATTGTCTTTCGTGCGGCTATATGTGCGTAGGAAGACAATTTCTCCCATGCCATTAAATCCCCAGGGAACTGGACGATTGGCGTACGAAGCAACGAATTCATCATCAATGAGGCTCATAATTTCCTTAACGTAGGTTGATTAACAACTGGAGGAAAAGAGTGTAGCGCAGATATGAATACAGAAAAAGTCGAGAGTAGATGTGATTTATTGGATTAGGCCAAGACGCTTCGCTTCGCCAAGCGGAATACTCTTACCCTTCTTGTGGATAACCACTCGTGTTGTGATTCCAGGCGCAATTTCTCGCTCTTCAATGTAATCATCTTCTAAATAAAAAGTAACAGACTCATCTAGTGATGAATTAGTATTGAATCCCCACACCGTTTCCTGCCTCAATGTCTCACTGTCGCCCACACAGTCGCCGGTAGGGTGACCGCATACTGGACACGGCATTCTGTCAGCCCTGGCAATTTTAACTTCGCCTGATGGGCTCTCAAAAATCGATACCTCGCCAAAGCCCGGACTCGTATAAAATGGATTCACATTTATATTTTATCTAAATAATGCTCTGCATAACAAAACCTAGATTGACAATATTGGATGCAGCAGCATTGAGTGTTTCATCATTTATTGACTCATCTGGGGACATTTGCAGAACACGGCGTAGCATGGCTGGGTATCTTGTTTGTTTCGTGTGCTGTTCGGCCTTCTCGGGATAAACCAGAACTTCTTTCCACTGCACTTTTCTGCCGACGTTAATTTTGTAGGGGGCGGCAACCATGGAAACTGGGGCTATATGGCCAGTATCTTCATCTATAGAGATATGGCTAATCGTTATACATTCGTAGACGGGCAATTTTGGGTCTGCAAAGGCCGTGGCGAGGTCCATGTTGTTTGTCTTGGAGGAGTCGAGCGAGCAGTAACCTTCTGAAACCATCGTTAAAGCCGTACACCACAGGTCTTTCCTGAGAATCTTGCATAGCTCTTTACATCTATTAAAACGCTCATCGGGGTCCATCTTGCTGGTATCCGCACCCATCTGGCAGATTGCGATTAACCCATCATCTACCCATGCGAGAAAGTGAACAGCTATCTCCTCGCCCACGCCATGTTCCTGGACTGCATCATCTTTAGCCATTTGTGCAGACGTCAACGCAAGCGCCATTTTACTAAAATCATTGACATACTGTTCCATGCATGAATACTAAACAAATATGTCTACATTTTAAGGTAAAGAAATAAACGTCTTTTCACTCGCGCGCCACACGTATGCGCTAGTGTCTTCGATATGAGCGATAGCAAGAAAAAGACCCCAGCCAAGAAGCAGCCCGCCAAGAAGGCTCCTGCAAAGAAGGCAACAGCCAAAAAAGTTCCTGCTAAAAAGCAGGCCGCCAAGAAGGCCCCCGCAAAGAAGGCCCCTGCCAAGAAGGCGCAGCCAACAAAGGCTCCTGCTAAGAAGAAGAAGACGCCTGTCGAGACTGCTTTTGAGGCGATTGATTCGATTGAAGCACATGAGCTGCATCATGAGGAAATGATGAACGCCCTCAACAGCCACATGATGAAGGCTCTCGATGCCGCTGAGACAATAAAGATTGATTTTATCGACGACACTCGCGACAACATTGTTGAGTGGGCCCAGGAGTGGGTTACCCCTGACTCGCCATCAACACCGGTGGCAAAAAAGGGATTCTTCAAGCGCTTCATTGCTTCGTTTATTAAGCGCTAAACGAATTCGGTAAGAGGGGTCTTGCCGAATGACTACGGAAAGACGAAGAGCGCCAAGGCGCAAAATATTATCTATCGAAAAAATTGGTAGATGGGGACAGCTAACGTACAACCACAAGCTCGAGTGTGGTCATGTCGATGTTAGAAAAAGAGCTGCGAACTCTGACGAAATAGCATGTATGTGGTGTTTGCGCGCCGAAGAACAAGCAGTAGAACTAAAGAAGTTAACAGCACCGCCAGTTCAAAGCGTTTTCTATGACGACAACCTCGCAGAAGAGGAGACGCGAATTGAAAAAACGCGAGCGGCAATAGCGGCAAGAATTGGTGTGCCCATGGAGGCCGTCGATATTGCCGCAGAGGATGTTGGCGGAATTCTTGTAATCCGCAGCGCCGTCGTGTATCTTTCTGCACGTGATGTAAATCGCATTTCGGGGGACACCTAGCCTCCGGTAATTCATGGGAGGGCCAGATGAAAGCAATTAGTCGCATAGACGAACTTCCACGCGGAGGTGACTGCGCTGGGCATGACCCCGACATTTGGTTCCCGATGGCCGATAAATCAGAGCCCGGCGAATTCTCCCGAAAAATCCGTGAGGCCAAACTAAACACAGAGATTGCCAAGAAAATCTGCTCAACTTGCCACATCCGGCAGGAATGTTTGTCCTACTCGCTTTATCACGAAATGTTTGGAATATGGGGTGGGGCGACAGAGCGGGAACGTCAGAAGATTCGTAAACAGCTGAACATTGTTCCCATACCACGCATACCTGTTAATCTGCTTTTCCTCTCATCGCAGGCAAATTAATGACAACAGTTCCATCAGAAGAAACAGAAAATTTTCTCGGCCTGCTTGACGGCGTCAGAAGAGCTGGCTCTGGCTGGGTGGCGCGTTGTCCGTGCAGAAATGACGACTCAAATCCATCGCTTTCCGTCGGGCAAGGAGCAGATGGCCGAGTCCTTGTTACGTGTCATCGTGGAATGTCCTGCAATGTCGAGGAAATATGTGCGGCTGTTGGTCTTAGCGTCGCTGACTTGATGCCTAAGAAAGACGATTTTGAACAGACATACAAAACCGACCATAGGCCGCCACCGGCACCAAAAAAGACAGAGCAAAAACATGTAACGCCAAAGCAGGTTGAGCCACCAAAAAAACAAACACTTGTAGCCACATATGACTACACGGATGAAAACGGCGTGCTTCTTTTCCAAAAACTGCGATACGTAGATGAAGACGGAAAGAAAACGTTTCGCCAGCGCAAACCAGACGGGAAAGGCGGATGGGAATACAGTCTTGGTGACGTGCCAAAAGTCCTATACAACTTGCCAGCTGTTATTTCTGCCAAAACATATAACGCTCCAGTGTGGGTTGTAGAGGGGGAGAAAGATGCAGACACCCTCATAGAGGCTGGATTTATCGCAACGACAATGCCAGGCGGAGCTGGGAAATGGCTAGATATCCACACGGAACCACTCGCTGGAAGTCTTGTTGAAATAGTTGCAGACAATGATGAAGTCGGAATCAAGCATGCTCTTGATGTTCAACAAAAACTAAATGAAGCTGGCTGTGATGCGCAGGTATGGATTTGCCCATCGCACAAAGACATCACAGACCATCTTTCATCAGGTAAATCCATCGATGAACTTCTTGCCTACGAAGAGCACGCAGAAACATATTCTGCGAACGTTTCTGAAGATGGTTTTAGCGATATTGAGCCAGCAGTACACCGAATTGACGATGAGGCGTCCCCAGAAGGGCTTGCGCTTTTAAAGTTACAGGAGCTGTTAGAGCGCGACGACCTCAATACAAAACAGAAAATTGCAAAAAGCAATCTCATCCTCTCAACAGCAACTGTGTCATTTACTCTTGATACAGGCCGACTGGTTCATTGGAATGATTTTCTTAAAGAAACAGACGGCGACTCGTACGAATGGGCAATACCAGGACTAATTGAGAGAGGCGAAAGAGTGATTGTTGTTGCCGCCGAAGGTGTCGGCAAGACAATGCTCGCTAGGCAAGTAGCACTCCTGTCTGCCGCCGGAATCCATCCGTTCTCGTTTCAGCCGATGAATCCAATCAAGACACTTACGGTAGACCTTGAAAACCCTGACAGAATTATTCGCCGAACTGGACGCTCAATCGCGATGCAGGCAATGGCTCATGCCCGGGTTTCAAGACTGAACGCAGAACTACTAACACGCCCATCAGGAATGGACCTGCTTAAAGCTTCGGATAGGGCAATTCTCGAGGATACCCTCGACAGGGTTAAGCCAGAGTTACTAGTGATTGGGCCTCTTTACAAGGCGTTTCTTGACCCAGGCGGAAGAACGTCTGAATCAATTGCGCTAGAGGTTGCAAAATACCTTGACACCATTAGAACCATCTACAAGTGCGCCCTATGGATTGAACATCACGCTCCACTGGGAACCAGCATGACGAGCAGAGACCTTCGGCCCTTTGGTTCGGCAGTCTGGTCGCGCTGGCCAGAATTCGGTATTTCCCTTCAGCCAGACCCCACGGCCCTCGGGGCATATGTTTACGATGTTCGACATTTCCGTGGTGCTCGTGACGAGCGTCAGTGGCCGACTAAAATGAAAAGAGGCGTCAGATTTCCATTTGAGGTCATCGAGTGGTCTAAGGCTGTTAAATGAGCGACGAAAAATCAAAACCGATTACTACTAAAGAGTTTCTCAACGAGAGAGACATGCGTATTTTCAAGATGCGCCAGGCCGGTACGTCTGTCAATGAGATAGCCAGAAGATTCGGCATCTCAACATCGTCTGTTTCACGCTCAATTCAGCGTCAACTGGAAAAGATGAATAAGGAAGCCATCCTGGCCTACCCAGAGGTGCTCAGAATGGAGTTGGAGCGCCTAGACAACCTCCAGCAGGCTATTTGGCCCATGACGCAGCACAGGCGCGTTGTAATGGACGACGGTACAGAGATGCAGGTAGAACCAGACCTGAAAGCAATCCAGCAGGTGCTCTCAATTATGGACAGAAGAACGAAACTTCTTGGCATGGAGCAAACAAATGTCAATGTAAATATTGACGGGAATATCAACTCTCAGGTTCGCGCAACAATTGCTGGCCAGCCTGGAGTTACGACGCCGGCGTCTGGTTTTGACGCTGAATCTGAAGCTAAAAAGCTGCTTGAACTCATGGCGATTTCTGGCGTATTGCCGGAGGAAACTGTTTCTTCAATTCTTCGGAAACATCAAGAAGATGAAGGTTTGATAATTGATGCTGAAGTAGTATCTGACTCAGAAGAAGAGCCTAGATACAGGGATTTCAGCGACGATGAGCCAGGAAAATAACCAAGAAGAGACTGACAACATCCGCTCCGCCATGGACAAGGTGGCGGAAACGTTAACCCCCAGCATTTCCACGTCAATAGATGCTGAAGATGGGCCAGCAGACAAGCAGGTTCTAATCAGAACTAACGATTATGAACGAAATCGCTGGAAAGAAGCCGCCTCCATTGAGCAGATTTCCCTTTCTGCGTGGATTCGAACAGTCCTCAATTCTGAAGCAAAGCGCCTCCTGGAATGTGACCATCCAATGAATATGGTCCGCTTCTACCCGTGGTCAAAAATATGCACCAAATGCGGTAAGCGCCTCTAATTGGCCTTTATTTGTAATGGTATTATTTATTTAGATGTCTGCAGATAATCAAGAGTTTCACATTCCCTTTGAGGAATCTCGTCGCGGTGCAAATTCAAGCCCGGAAAAGAAAGCTGCCCTAGGAAGACTTGGCCGCTATCTTGGCTCAAGAGCTATCGATAGGCCACGAATTGGCGACGGTCACCGTGATAGAAGACGCGGAAGGGACCATGGATTAAACATAGACCTGCCGACCGGCGGTAGACCGGGAAACAGACGCCCAACCGGTAGCCGCCTAGACCCAGATAATGATGGCTGGGCAGACGAGGGGACAACTAAGCCGGTATGGGTTGGCATTGGCGGTGCTGAAAATCGCAATACCCGAGCGTCAGGTACGAGAATGGCGGAAGAGCCAGACACGTCGAGAACGCTTTCTTCAGGGAAGAAGTATCAGGAGATTGTTGATTCCCAGCCACCCGTGTCTGACGAAAAGAAAAAACTTGCATCTGAGTTTATAGACGATATAAAGCAGGGTGAATTTTTAAAAGAAGACGTATACGAGGAAGAAAAAGGTCCTCGCCCACCACGGCCGCCTGGAATGCCGGAGCCAAAACCGTTAATGGTAATCCAGGACAATGAAGACAGGAAGCTAGAAAAACAGCGTGTCCGCGATTTGTTGGCTGAGCTTTTTAAAGGTGAAATGACACTTGATGAAGACATTATTATTACCACCGACGATGGGAAAAAAATAAATATAGGCAACAGGGTATTGATAGACATTGCTCCTAGCAGTGACTCGAAATACTCTACTTCTGTAAAAGTTCATAAGGCTAACGATGCGGATATCGCTGATGCCAAAGAGCTATATGGTGATACATTCGAACCGGGCGACATGCTGACCGAGGTTCAGCTTGGGTTTTTGGTTAGACCGCTTCCAGAGTACGAAAAAGAACTCATCGAATCATTAACGGACGAAAATAAAAAATCATTTCTCTCCTATGAAGATGGACGTTTATCGCTAGCACGCGCATATAGAACATATATCAATGTTTCTAATGACGAAAAAAACCTGGGATTAATTTCTCATGATTCATTTTATGTTCTTGGCATGGCTCAGGGCCAGGGGATAGGTTCGGCGTTTAATGCCAGAAATGAAAAACTATATAACGAGCTTGATGTTGCTTCGATATATACACACGGCCATTCAGGCAAGGGGGCACGCGGCGCTGTCCATTGGCCCAAGAATGGATTTACGTGGGCTGGAGAAAACGACAAACAGAAGTTCTTATCGATAATCGACAAGGCCATCACGGAGCAACCAGAAATATTCTCTGCGGAAGATAAAAAGAAAATATCTTCTCTATATAGAAAAAATCCAGATACTGGGCTTTTTGAAACAGAAGCAACAGCCGAGGAGCTTGTCGACTTCCCCGCCGCATATGAAGTATTTGCGGATGAAGAAGCACAGATAATGTACTCAAGGCCGCTAAAACAGCTCGCAGTGGCATCCTCGGGCCGTCTATCGTCCGGCTCAACTAAGCGTAGCTCTCGTGGAGTCCACGTATCAGAGCTGTACGACGGCGACTATGGCACGTGGGAAGAGGGGGCATTGCTCACTCCAGAATCACTATACAGACTCATATCTAGAGTGTTTGAAAAAAACGATATAGATGCGTCTTTGCCTAAATACGATGGAGCTCTTGAAAAAATAACTGAGTATAAAGATTTTGGGTCAGTAATTAATGACTCACTAAGGCTGGGTTACACATTTGATGACCCGCGGTCCCCCAACCTGTACGAATATGCGTCTATGCAGCGGCTCCTAATGGACAACAGAATAACCGCCGGCATAACGTTGTATAGGTCAATCGCGAATACGCCAGAAATTGCATCGCTTAAAGAGGGTGACACATTTGGCGATAGGGGCTTCCAGAGCTTTACAGTGATGGCCCCAGGCCAATACTCTGGAATGGGAGACAAAAGGCCAATAGTTCTTCGCTTATTAACAACAAAGAACACGCGTGGCAGATACATATCTAGACGCCCAAATGACTATAACCTAGAAAACTTTGATACCCGGAAGCCTCTCGACGAAAGATATTTTGGAATAAATGAACACGAAGTATTGCTGCCTGCTGGTGCAACATACAAGCTGGTTAAGAAGACGCAGACTGATGATGGACGTGAAATCTGGGACGTCAAACTTTCCGGTCAAGGCAAGCTCAGTTCTGGGGCAAAAGAAGTAGCACTAGATAATGTTGATTCCAATACGCTAAGTAGCGGGAAACCACCACGTCACCCAAGAACGCCAACGCTTGGTGCATTTATCGGTACTGCTGATGAAGAATTCGCAGACATAAAATCGTGGGACGAGTTTAAGAAGCTGTACGACGACAAAGAAGTTATATTTTTTGACTATGAAACAACCGGATTAGTTTTTGACGAATTCGGGAAAGAGATTAGTAAAGGTGCGCCAGTCCAGTTCGGTGCCGTGAAAATAAAAAACGGCAAAGAGGTCGAAAGAATAAATCTGTTCATGAATCCTGGAGAGCCACTCGGTGAGTGGTCTAGGAATAATCTCAAAGATAAAGACGGAAATCCACTAACAGATGAATGGCTGGGCAGCCAGATATCTATAGACGAAGCACATAAGCAGCTGATTGAGTTTGCGGGCCCAGAAGCAATATTTGGCGTTCAGAATGCCACATTTGATAAGGGAGTTCTTGACGGCGTTCTGGAACAAATGGGTGAAAAGTGGCGCCCATCTGGATACCTGGACACGAGAGAAATAGCTTCCCTAACTCTCCCAAAGTGGACCCCGGAAACGGATGACGGTCCGTTCATGCTTGACAAAGAAGGAAATAAAAAGCCATCTAGTAGCCTTGCTGCAATAACCGAATATCTCGGAGTAAACCTCGGCGATGGCCACCATAACGCTGACTCAGATGCTTTTGCAACAAGCCAAGTAATGCGCCGGATTATTGATGGGGCTATCGAAAAGAATTGGCCGACAGATGCTCTGAATAAACAAAAGCGCGATTCGCTGCATAAGCAAACAGTCGACAAATTTAATGAAGAAGTAGCCCAGTTTGAAAAAGACAAAGCTTCGTATTTCGAATCACTTTCATCAAATTCTGAGTCGCTTTCATCTGGTCGCAACCGGCCGGTCATTCAAATCAAGCCAACACAGGAACAGAAGCCAACAGAGCCAGGTAAGCGCGCGGTCAAGGGCTATGGCCAGCCTGATGCATCCGGAAAAGAAGTACGCAGAACCAACACCAAATGGCTAGCTGGGATGACTCCTGACGAAATCGCGCAAGTGGTTGTCCCAACCAGCGACGAACAGCGTTTTGAAATGTGGGCTGATGACATAGCCGGTGATACTTGGCGCACAAATCGTAAGTGGAGAAAATTCCTAGAAAAGTATTATTCGGAACTAGGCAAAGCTGACAATTCTCTACCTATTGATTATTCCCCAGAGTCGGTAAAGGCAGCACAAGACCTTGTTCGTGGGCTACTTGAGTCGTCCCCGCAGATGAGGTGGATGTTCGAGAACCATGGCGCCCCCCTGATAACAGTGTTTTCACGCGAAGCTGTAGATGCTTACGAAAACAACGGGGATATGAAACAGCGCATGGAGCAGCTACGGATTCAGCGCGGGGTAGAGAAGACGCCATTCGTTAGTGGGCTCGCAGTGCGCGAATACGGGCTCATTGGATTTACACCGCGAGCAATAATTGATAGGGAGTCGTTAACGACATCCGAAAAGGGCGTATATCCAATTTCACTAAATCCAGACAGGCTCCCAGAACCGCGCGATGCACATATGGACAGAAGCCTTGAGGGCACACTAGTGCACGAATATGGCCACTGGCTCCACTATCGCGCCATATGGGATACGGAGACAAATGGGGCATCCGGCAAGGCGCGTTCGTACTACGGAAATGGCGATTTAAGGGACCCTAAATACACCGCAGCACTCGATGTTGCTGAGGAATATGCAAACCCCGATACGGACAATGAAGCAATAGAAATATATACGCAGTTTGTTGACCTGACTGGTCGTGACGCCGAGGAAATGTTTAGGGCAAATCCGGACAAAGCGCTAACTGCAACATCTTATGGAAATGTCAATAAGCGCGAAGCAATAGCTGAGGCGTTTGTTGCAATAATGCACCCAAACAGAGAAATGGCAAAGCGCGCTTTAAGCAAAAAATTGCGCGATGACATTTACACCCTTGCTGGGGTAGATAAAGATGACCTTCCGTGGGATAGACGTGCGGACGGGCGTCCGACAATAAGACTTTCTTCTGGGGCTACGCAAAAACCAGAGCGCGAGAAGCGCAGGGGACGGATGGCCAGGGCGCTAAGACAGCTCATAGGCGGGGACGAGGCTGCCGAAGAACCAGAGAAGACTCAGGAGCCATACACATTCGAGGCCCCAGAAAGGCCGGAAGGCCTAGCATCCTTTGCTACAGGACCATCTGAGCGCCTGCGCGCCTCGCTTCCAATACCCTCAGAGGAGGATTTAACTGCGGAACTAGAACATGACGTGAGGGCAATGATTCTTGACCCAGTTATCGAGGGCCTATCCACACTTGATGTAACAGGGTTTGGCGTAAGCATGTTTTCATCCGAGGAGGATAGAAAAGCTAGCTCCTCAGCAAAGAGAATGATTGCGTCAAATATTGCAGAAACAGCAAAGATTGAACCGCGTGAATTCATTAAATCGTTCTCTGAAGAATCAATTAAAGAAAGCGGTCTAGATTTAGCTGCTCAACGAAGATTTTTCCATGCGGCTGCAAATTTCAGGGCACTAAAAGGAATATTTGATGCCGTTGACAATCTTCCAGAAAATGCAACTGAAGAAGAAAGGCGTGCTGCCGGAAGGTTTGCTATTGACAGGTCCTCTGGCGCGGTGGTGTCCGTAGAGAAGCATGACAAAATAATCCAAAAGAGGTTCTGGTTTGACGAAATCATAGATGAGCTGGAAAAACGCTCATACGAGGACCTGTTCGGCGACAAATGGAATGAACTAACAAACATTGCGCTAGGCGACGAGAAGTCAATATTGACTCCATACTTGATAACGCGTCTTGGTGGAGACGAAATCAAAAAAGACATGCTCAATTTTGGCCTCCAAATAAGGACAATGTTCAACGATTTAATAGCGGAGATGAAGGGCGCTAACGGCGCCGACCGTAAAGACCCGCTAACTGGAAGACCATTGAAAGACGGGGATGGATTAGCCCTAATGTTCTCTCCAATGGGCGAGATTGACCCACGCACAGGAAAGCCTGGGATGGCATTGATTTCTAAGGGTGGCTCAATAAGTGACCAGTACGCAAGGGATTTCAAATCACTTATCCGTGATGGAAAGATTGTTCCAGAGCTAGAAAGAACAGATGAGCAACACAAGGCCTACGACAGACTTTACGTAAATTACGGAGCGAAAGATGACTACCTGGAGAGGGTGGCAGCTGCTGGATTATTTGTTGTTGACGCAACAAATGTTGATTCCCCAGAAACAAAAGAATTATTAAAAAACTTTTTGATAAATAGATTGCGGTTTATTGCCGGCAATGCAGAGGATTATAAAGCGCGTTATGAATACAAGAGCGGTATTTCATTTTTCGATATAAATTCTCCGGAAGGGATAAGAGAGGCGCGGTTAGCAATAGTTTCCGACATCATCCATACATGGGCAATTTCTTCCAATAACTCAAACCCTGTAGCCATGGCAATACAGCACGAAGCACGAAAAATGTTTGGGCTGGACGATGCAGTTGGTTGGTACGGAGGCGTGCGTGGCAAGAGAAATGACATTCTCTACGATTCGGCTATACCGATTGAGCGGCGTTCAGAGTTTGGCGACCTTGCTTTTGACGATACCCCAGAACTTAGCGAAAAACAGTCAGAAGTGATTCGCTCTGTAGTGAAGGCAATATACGACGCTACGCAGCATTACTACAAGTCAAAAGGAATTACGCATCTTGGTGTATGGCGAGGCATGAAAGCCACGCCACAAATGGCAGTCGGAAGAGGAGAGATTGCCGAAAGAGAAGTGGCTATGCGTCCGCTTTCGTCGTGGACAACGAGCAGCACTATGGCCCAGGCTTTTTCAACATCGCTCGCTGCCGCTAAAAAACCAGGGATAGATGCGCTAGAGGAAGCTCAGGCTGTATTTGATTCAAACGTCCTCATGAAGGCATACATTCCTGTAGAACAAATATTCTCAAACCCACTAACCGGATTTGGCTGCCTCGGAGAGGACGAGGTTGTAGTGCTTGGTCGTCCAACAAAGACGTTGATGATTACTCCTCCGGCTAATTTCCTTCCGGAAATGCCATCTGATGGCGAAGGGACGGAAGGTGCTCGCGAAGTCATCCAACAAACACTTGATATTGCTACAAACAGAGACAAGATTACAAACGCCGCATATAGGGAATTGCGTAGGACGGGATTTGACAAATTCAGCAGTGGTCCAACGCGTAATGATTCAGAAAGACTTTCGTCAGGCGCCAGACTGTCCCAGGTCACGGAAAAACTACCGATAGAGGGAGAGCTTAGCGTAGCTGAAACGACCGGAGAAACGGAAGGTGGCATATCCAAGATTGCATTTGGAAAAAGAATTGCCGCAGTACTTGAAAAGACACTTGGAATTACTCTCGATGACTATCAGAGAAAAACAATTCAAGATATAATGCCAAATCTTCTTAAAGCGCTGAACAAAAGAAGGCTTCAGGAAGTGAAGCCACACCCCGCGTTCAGTGATACAGGAAGACAATTACTAGACTCAATATCGATAAGCATCGCTGCAGACGGTATACCCTTCGTGTCGGCTGACCCAATCCCGCAGATAGCGGAACACATACCAAAGAAAATTGATTGGAGAACAGTGGAACTTCCTTCGCGTAGTTCGTTGCTTCCAATCCTTGACAGGGCAGTGGCCGGTTCGCTGTTGTTTGACGACGAAAAGAAAGAATGGTTAGATGTTTTGGGCAACGCTGTTGCAAGACAAGCTTCAGTAAATGGTGAATCAGTTCTCCAATATGTAGACGAAGCGGCAAAAGCTAAATTCCCACTTTTGGAAGCTATAGCACCAAAGGGTTATGTACTACCATCCGACGCAATAGGGAATAGCGCCCTCCAGCGTGATGTGCTGCCCGGGATATATGGCGAAGCATGGCGTAAACACAGCGAATTTATGATGGAGCTGGCTGCAAAAGCTGGCGCAGCGATGGGTGACAATTCCCTGTTTGATGGAACGAAAAACAGAAGAGATTCCAGTTCTTTTGTTGAGTCGTACGTCGGAGGAATAGAGGACCCTATCTACTTCAATATGGGCCTATCTGGAAAGGCGCTTCAGGCCCTCCACGACCTATTCGGACACCTTGGTACTGGCCGCGCATTTGACAGACACGGAGAATGGGCAAATGACATTGCCATGATGTCAATGGCGGACCACCCCGACTCTCCGCTATCCGACTTAGAGAAGCTTGCTGTAAAGCATTTGCACTTCCAGTTATATGCAGCAAGAAGACTTGGACGCTCACGGCGAGATGATTCTGGCGACCCCGGCTTCATACATGCAGTGACGGATACGTTTGGTATAAGGGATGGCGAGCTCAGGGGGAGGCGGGTTTCGCTTGTTTATGCAGGCGACTTCCGAACGGCAGCCGAGGAGATGGAGAGGGTCTCGATTAACAACAAGCTGTCATCAGGCAGAAAGAAAATTCAAGATGCGTCAAAAGACGATATAGAGCTAGCCGTAGCCCAGGACATTATCGGCCATAGTGAATCACGAGCCAGGCGATTCAAGCCAAGCAAATCAACTCGCTTATCTTCTGGGAAGGTTATTAAATATAACCTGATTGAAGCGCGCATGAAGGCCAGCGATATGAGGATTACTTTCAATCGTGACCCGGAGAGAGTTGCCGCGGTGAAAGCAACGCTCACCAAGGGCTTTATGGGCGGCTTTACCGTCGAAGTCGACAGGATGGATGACATAAAAGAAGGTATAGCCATAGCCAGAAATAAGCACGGCATGAAAGTTGACGCCGTAGCAGATTTTGACGCTGAAGGTAATCCGTCTGACGAGCTAGTAGAAACCTTCTTGTCATGGATGGACTTCCATGGGCCTAAAACGTTTGCAAACCCAAAGCAGGGGGCAGACAAAACAACAATCGGCGGATGGGTTTCCGATGGGACAGTCTACCTTGATGTTGTTGACGTTTATCCAAACAATGAAGAGAACCTTTCCAGGGCTGCCGACATGGGGCTCCAGGAAGACCAAATAGCCGTAACCGACCTGAACAAGCTTTGGGAATTGCTTGGACGAAATGAAGACCCAAGCCCTGCATTTATTGACTCTGGTGGCACTGGTGGATTCACCCTAGACGAGGAGTCGGTAAGAAAAGTTAGTGCCGCACTGAGCGAACTTAAGTCAAACAAGTTCAATACTGGCTCTTCGCATCTCAAACGAATTGGTAACACCAGGAAATTTACCGAGGGCCCAATAACTGGAGCTCGTAGGGTCAGGAATACAGATTTATCCACAGGTGAAACCAATGATTACTGGGTAATTTCCGGAGCGGACGGAATGGTAAAAGTATTTACGCATGAACAGTACATCAAGGTAAGGGACGGAAAAATACAGGGCCTATTTGACAAAATGTCAAATCCTTCTGACATTCTCAGAAGCATGTTCGAGGCTGAGAAGTTGAAGCCAGCGGCCACGATGTCTTTCGGAAGTAGGCGTACGGTTGGCAAGCCGACGATATCCAAGGAGCATAAGGGTCGCGGTCTGGCTGCGGCGATGGCAAATCTATATGGATTTGCAAATGGCCTAAATAATGTCGGAGTTCAAATGGGCGACAAGGTTGTCGCGGCTATGGCGTGAGGTTAAAGACAATGGCTGAACTAATGATTATTGATGATTCACAGGAAAACTGCGATTTTACGAAATTTAGGCAATTGGACATTCCCGGGGTTAGCAACATCTACCAGCTCATGGAGCGTGCTGGTGTTGAGTATCAGGCGGAAGACGGCGACGAGCAGGTTGTGCGTTTTGCCGAATCTCATCCATGGGTTGACAACATGAACCTAGAGACAGCATGGATAATTAATAGCGCCCGCAAGCGGGTAGAGAAGAAAAACAAACCATGAGAGAATATAAAAACTCCATAGAGTCCCCGGCGTGGGTAGAAGATTCGATTATCAAGTTTGTTGAAGACGCGCCGGGCATGCTTGAGAAGACGGCAAAAATGTCTTATACAAAGCCAGAGCTGCGCGAGAAAATCAAGAATCGTATTATGGCTGGTTCGCGTGGCGGGAAACCGGGGCAGTGGAGCGCGCGCAAGGCCCAGCTCGTTGCCATGGAATACCGCAAGGCTGGCGGTGGGTACAGGGGCAAGCCGAAGAAGGCCCAGCGCTCACTGAAGAAGTGGACAAGAGAAAAATGGACTACATCCGATGGAAAACCGGCAATCAGAAAGGGCGGCACGCGGAGATATTTGCCAGCAAAAGCATGGTCAAAGCTGACACCAGCGCAAAGAGCCGCCACTAATCGTAAGAAGGTAATAGGAAGCCGCAAGGGCAGGCAGTTTGTAGCGAATACAGAATCTGCGGCCAGTGCCGGGAAAAAAGTTAGAAATAGCTAAAGGACGATTATAATGTCATCACGTTTTGATGAAGACGACGACGAGTATTTAGAGCTTCTGGCCGAATACGAGCGATATATCCAGCACAGCCCTGGGGCATACGAGGACTTCGACGACTGGCTTGAAGTAGAGTATGGTAACTCACGACGCAAAGCCCTGAAGAGGAACGTGCGGCGCTCTAAAGAGAAGGACTTTTAGTATGACATTCCCGGGATTCGATGGAGATATACGTCTTCTGGCAGACATTGCTGCAGTTGACCAAAAGCGAAATATTCAGGGAGAAGAGCGCGCCCTGGACTTGGTCGCCGCATACGAGCACATGCGTCGCAACATGCGCTACAAGACTGGAGAAAAGGTATTCCCTGAATTAGAAGACGAGGCTCAGGATGACGGAGAATAGACTTCCCCGAGTGCGACCAATTCCCGACGACATCTTCAACAAATCTGATGAAGAGCGCCGGGAATGGGCCAAGAGTTTTCTTCGTGATTTCATTCGCCCTGGAGAAACCAAGGACGAACCGCCAACCGAGGACTAAGACTTACGAGTCTTCTTTGTCTTCGGAGCTGCTGTTGTCGCTGACTGCTCCTTGATGAGGTCGTTCATTTCCGTCTCGTAGATTTCGTTGAACTCATCAGCGTGACGAGCCTTGAGAACTAGATGGGCACGGCGACGAGCCTCTTGGCGAAGCGAGTTGCGAAGCTGCGAAGCAGCCTTTTGCTCAGGGCTATGACGAGGGCGACCTCGATTGATTCCCTTTTCGCGAAGCTTGTTGTATTCCGACATTTCTATCTCCCCGTTTATAAGTAGGTGAATGGGTTGAGCAAATCATAAGGCACTGTTTTTTGTTTGGCAACACTTTCGCAGAGATTTTTTTGAGATATTTTTTTCTTCAAAAATCACCCCCAAAATGCAGAAAACCCGGCCATTCTGGGTTTCCCCAGGGGCCGGGCCTGCTGTCCGTCTAGGCCTCTCAGGGCCTATTTAACGGCTATTTCGTTCTCAGAACGGCTCGTCTGCCTCTGGGTCTTCCAGCATCCCGCCGCCGGCAGGAACCTTTGCGGTGCTCGGACGGGCACGGCGCGGCTGAGCCGAACCGCCGCGGTTAGCCCCACCATCTGAGTTTTCGCTGCGCTGGCGACGCTCGATTGACTCCAGTGACTTTGTTGAGATTGCAACATCCTCTGCGACTAGCTCGACAATGGAGCGCTTAACGCCTTCCTTGTCCTCGTAGCTGCGCTGCTCGAGGCGCCCGTACACGACAACTCCAATTCCCTTTTCAAGGGTGCGGGCGGAGTTCTCTGCGAGGTACCGCCATGCAGTCACGTTGAAGTAGCTGGTCTTTTCCTGCTTCTCATTGTTTGCGTCATACCAGATGTGGGTATTTGCAACGGAGAAGCTGAGCTTTGCTTGCCCGTTAGTTGTGTAGGTGAGTTCGGGGTCTGCTGTCAGATTCCCGATGATTGTCACTGGTGACAGGTTCATTGGTTTGTCTCTTTTCTCTTAAGAATGCCATAAGGCATGACCAGACTACATGGTCAGTGCTAGTGTGTCAACCATGACAAAGCAGAGCTCGGCAGAACTAAAACTTTCCATAAACGAATTAATAGCAAACACAATTTATAACTTTTTAGATAATGAAAACGCCAGCCCTGAAGACGATAGGGAAAACAGGCTCGCTACAGAAGACGCCGCTGACAGCATCCTGGGAATTATCGGATTAACCGTTAACGATGGACCAAACGAAAATGGCGAAATCGAAGCCACTCTTACTAAGGCCATTCCCCATGAGTTCCGCATTTGATATACCGGCACGGAAATTTGATTTCCAAGCAGACCTAGAATTTGGCAAGCAAAGCGAAAAAGATATATCCGGCTTCCTAGACGACCTATCTGATGGTGCGTTCGAAGTCAAAACAGACCGATACAGAAATGGTCGAATGGTAGTTGAGACAGACCAAAACCCGCGAGGAATGCGCGACGAGGATGGACAGCGGGTCTGGACAAAGAGCGGGATAAACGTGACGGAAGCCAAGTGGTGGGTTTACGTTTTCTCACCGGCTCAGGGTTTTGTAATCGTAGATGTCAGACGCCTTAAGAGGTACCTACGCTTCAACAAAGATAAATTTAATGAGAGCACAAAAATATCACTCGGCGGAGAAGACAATCCAGCCAGGGGGTTTTTGCTCATGGCCGACGACGTGAAAGACTTGCTTACTAACGAACTTTATGACTAGAGTAAATAGATAACTAAACCAACAACTAAACGGGAGGGAAAATGCAGACGTTCGTACCGTCTACAGATATTTACGAATGTGGCCACGTGCTAGACAGGGCACGGCTTGGAAAACAGCGAGTTGAAACATTGCAGTTGATTCGCTGCAATCTCGACGTGACCCTCGGGTGGAAAAATCACCCTGCAGCAAAGATGTGGGCAGACAACGTAAACGGTCTTATTGCCTATGGAATTACCATGTGCGACATTTGGATTGCGCGCGGCTATAAGGATACGTGCCGAGAGAAGATGCTTTCATACGGCGAGCCGGACTTCGAAGACATGCCTTTATGGTGGGGAGATGAAAGAGTTCATTCTTCACACAGGGCTAACTTGTTGCGTAAAGACATCGTCCACTATTCACAGTTTGGTTGGACAGAAAATCCAGAGACACCGTATTTCTGGCCTACTGAAGATGTAGTATCTGCGCTATGACAATAGAACTAACAGCAGATACTTACGACGAGTTCGTCAACAGTTCAGAAGTTCCCGTAATTGTGGATTTCTGGGCACCATGGTGTGGTCCATGCAAGATGATTGCACCAATTATTGATGAACTATCCGTGGAGATGGAGGGCGAAGTAGCATTTGCAAAGCTCAACATTGAGGAGTTCCCGGAATTCGGCATCAAGTACGACATCAAGTCAATACCTGCGCTAGTCGTCCTCAAGAATGGCTCATACATGGGCCGAGTTGCCACAGCAAGTGGATTCCAGAAAGGCCGCCTCACCGAGAACATTCGAATAGCCATCGCCGACTAGGCATTTCATAGTCAGCGATGGCTGGAGTATCGGCTCACTCTTATAAAGTGTAGAAACCGTAGCGGTGACACGCGGGTTCAAATCCCGCCTCCAGCACTTTTATGAACGATAAGAATCAATATAAAAAAGTAGTACTACATCTTTCGCCAGAAATGGTCGAAAGGATGGAGCGTGCGTCCGCAAAGAATAAACTTTCGTTTGGCTCGATAGTGAGAGAAGCGGTAAAGCGGTATTTAGATGAGTCAGAAAAGGGCAAATAAACATGAGTCATAGCGACTCTGTCAAGAAATCTCTTCTAAAAACTACGACATGGTATTTCTCTGACCTCATCCTTACGTTTGCAATCGCATTTGCCGTAACGCGTAATGTGCGCTCATCGATTGCTATTGGAGTTGCTCAACAGACGTGGGAGCTTCTTTTGTATTTCGTACACGAAAGAATTTGGGTAAGATTCTCAAAACACAGGGGCGCTTAGCTCAGCGGTAGAGCAACTCGTTTACACCGAGTAGGCCGGGGGTTCGAGACCCTCAGCGCCCACAAAATGAAAGGACAATATATGACCGTACTCTTGATACTTTGCCTAATAGCAACATTCGGAGTCCTTGACTACATGTTTGGGGATTAGCCGCACATGGAAGACGAATGGGATTGTGATACCCCAAGGCCAACCGGGTTTACCTATCACATGAACGTCACAGTATGTGATGAGTGCGGATTAAAATTTCCGTACTATGACTGTTACTGCGAGTTGGAACATGAATGCGAAAAGGGTAAATACCTCAATGCCTAAGTTCTCACAAAATGAGAATTTAATTTCACATTGTGGATAATCGCGGTAATATTTGACACAATAAATCTAGGGCCTGTAGCTCAGTGGTCAGAGCAGGGGACTCATAATCCCTTGGTCGTGGGTTCAATCCCCACCGGGCCCACTATAGTTGCGAAAGCAACTCTTAAAAGAAAGCAAAGTAAATGAAGAAACTAGCGATTACCGCAATTGTGTTGACGGCAGCATCACTATCAGCATGCGGAACACGTACTATCGTCGTAGAGAAGGCAGTACCCGATACTGTTGCCGCCACTCAGCAAACAGCAGCTCCAAAGCCTATTGACAGGGAAGAGCAGTTTCTCAATAACGTTGCAGCCGACTATCCAGCAGAGGTGACACGTCTTGGGAAGGTTGGCGTTCTGAAGATGGGGCGCCTTACGTGTGACGCAATCGATGAGGGCTCGACACTTGCAGACTTTGTCAATATGGCCCAATCTAGCGGTGTTGACTCCGGCTTTATCGGTACGCTAATTCGCGAAGCAGTGCATAACTTCTGCCCAGAAAACCAGTGGTTTATTGACTCTGCCCTCAACGCCTAATACCGGCAAAACGTGTAACATCTACCTACCGTGTGAAGGTAGTTTGGAAGAGTGGCAGAGCGGCCGAATGCACCTGTCTTGAAAACAGGAGTGGGTTTGCGCCCACCGGGGGTTCAAATCCCTCCTCTTCCGCTGAATGGTGTAGTATTTGGCTACCATGGAAACGCACGAAGCTCTTGCTGAGCGCATAATAAAAATGCAACAAGAGATAAATCAATGGCGAGATATCGCGTACCGGTTAACAATGCCGCATCATGATGACAATTGCGAATTTGCCGCTCAATGCTCTTATTGCTTAGCAATACAAAAAGCCTCTAAACGGTAATTCCAATCCTCAAGGGGATATGGCGGAATAGGCATACGCAGGGGACTTAAAATCCCTGGCCGTAAGGCATGTGGGTTCAAGTCCCACTATCCCTACTTTTTTGCTCCACAACAGAACCAATTCTGGGTAGCAACCTTGCCGACCCGCTCCATGCGCTTCTCAACGTTTCCCCATCTGGTGTAGTTATGTCTCCACCGTTCAGAAACTGGCCATATGAACCAGAAACAATAACCAGGTCTGCTACGCCAAAAAGCGCAAGAGTAACTCTTTTCCTTCTCCATTTTTCATAAACAAGAATCTGCTGAATCTTTGATGAATCTTTAAACCATTGAACAAATCCAACCGTCTCGGATTCTCCTACACCAGAATCCGTTGGAATCTTACCAATTGCTTTAAGTTTTTCGGCAGTGACTATTGTTCCCGAATCAAAGTCCGGACCGTGCATGGCATATAAGAAAACAAACGGAATTTCTGGCCCACCAGGAAATGGACGGTTAACTTCTTGGACAAAGTACCATAACGGGGGAACAAACCCCATTACCTCCCCGTCTCTCCAGTTTATAAAAAGATTCTCATTGGCATCAATGGAGCCAAACCAGATTGATTCAGAAATTGTTGGTTTATTTTCGGAAACGACAATAGACGGACGCTCGAACTCATCCGTAGAGAATGCATGAACTTCAGCCCATTTGTCTGTTAATTGTCTAGGTTTCCAGAACCATAGTTGTTTAAAAGCCATAAGGCCATATTAGTCATTCCACCATGCTGTCCATGGCTTGGGAGAAGCAGAAGAAGCATCTGGGAAAGACATTCCCGTATAGGCAACACAGATTGTGACCTTTGCGTCATTTTCATAGTCAGTCCAGTCTCCACCAGAGTTGTATACAAACATCTGAAGGAATTCGTCTGTATTCATTACCGCAACGTCAGCCAGGTATGTCTGCGCGTTGAATTCGCTTTCGTTCCAACTATTATTAAATGCATGAGCCTTGTCAATTGGTTCTGCTGCAGTACTACGAAGGTCAAGTGCGCCGCTTCCCCAGTATTGCTGCGTAGTCCAAGCACCGACTCTTCCTGCAGCATTATCGGGATTTCCAAGCCACATTGTTGGCTTTAGGTCTTCGTTTACGTCGCCATAATATGCAACATCCTCAAAACCAAATACCCAATCTGATGGATTATCGTATGTGCGATGCTGCGTCTTTGAATTCTTATTTTTGATTACAGCAAGAGATAATTGCCTCTCGGTTGTCTCAATATTGCTAACGCCCTCATAAAGGCCCTGTGTTGAGCCATAAATCTGCTGTGTAGTGAACCATATTTTTTCAATCTTTACCCTAAAAGGGAATGAGACGTTTAAGTAGGATGGGTCACTGATTCTGACAGTCCAGTCATAGCTAACTATTGACGGCGGGATAATTCCTGACATAATGTTCCTTCCGGATGGTGCAACGCTAATAATTATACTTTATTTATTATTTCTCAATAAATAGAAAGACCAGAACGTTTGTTTTTTCGCAAGCATCTGTACATAGAATGTCGTCACAGTGGCGAGTAGCTCAGTTGGCAGAGCAAGGGACTGTTAATCCCTGGGTCGCAGGTTCGAGCCCTGCCTCGCCAGCTAATGGGGAATGGTGTAATTGGCAACACGACTGGTTTTGGTCCAGTAGTTCAGGGTTCGAGTCCTTGCTCCCCAACAAAGCAGTTGATATCATTGCGCCACATGGGTTCGTGGCGGAATTGGCAGACGCGCCAGGTTTAGGTCCTGGTTCTACGGAGTGAGGGTTCGAGTCCCTCCGGACCTACGGAAAGGAATAATTATGACTGATGACATTGTGACCCGACTACGGGAGCATTACGCCGACCCTGCCGACTTTACATTTGCGGATTTGAGTGATGCCGCTGATGAGATTGAACGCCTACGCCAGCAAGGGGCAGTCATGATAAGTCACCTTAAAGAAATGTTTCCTTTCTTTATGAATGACGTCAAACACGGAGTATCCATAGGACCGGCACCTGACGGTCACGTAGATGATTCATGCCCAGACTGTCAGTGGTACAAGAGTTCTGTAAATACCGCCGAGCGGGTTATGAATGGCGAGTTTGACTACATTCCGAAACAGGAGAACAGTTGACATCCCTGGAGCGAAGGGATATTATTCGCTGGTGGACGAAGAATACACAATTGAAAACCTTCATGATGATATGGAGTTTCTCCGTAAAGCTGGACTAATTGAAGTTATCGGCGTTAACGAAGACGGTCAATGGCTTTGGGCGGCAACCGACAAAAGTAAAACGATGTCTAGAGAAGAGCTGCTCAAAATAATGGAAGAAGAAGACGAAATTGACTGATAAGCCAATTTATGCATATTCAGTTAATCAATCGACACCAGATAAATGCACTCTGCTTTGTTCTACGCAAGAGGTAGATGGGTGGGAAGAGATAGGAACAGTTGATAGGCGATTTGCCCAACTAATCGTCACTGCACTAAACTATTCATCCATTCAATAGCCGAACGTAGCGCAGCTTGGTAGCGCATCTGGTTTGGGACCAGAGGGTCGCAGGTTCAAATCCTGCCGTTCGGACGAAGCTGGTACCCATCCACGAGAGGTGAAAAAGTCCTCAGGGTGACGACCCATCGCGGGGAAGGCTAAGAGGCGGGCCGCACTGCCAGCATTTCAGGGGAGAAAAATGGAAAGCATTACGCACACTCTTGTCGGTGGGCAAATACTTATAGGTGTACATAGCAAGTCAAAGTGCACTGGAGAGTATTGCGTAATACATAACATGAGCGACCACCACATGAAGGAGTGGCCACAAAACTGGCGACCGGATAGACAAATGATGGAAAGAATTTGTCCACACGGAGTTGGGCATCCAGACCCAGATGAGATATCAAATGATAGAGTGCATGGGTGCGACGGATGCTGCTCACATTGAGAACGTTTTTTTCCAAGATAGTCAACGCCGTTAGGAGTATGTCCCGGCGCTCCTACTGGAATCGCGCCAACTCCGTCGAGGCTTGGGGTTTTGCCACAAAGATTGCAATTATTTTTCCGGGGCTGCTTTTCGGACAGCAATTCTGGTGGCTCTACATTTTTGCAATATTTTCCAGCATTGCCCTCATATGGTCGTCAACAGTAAAGACACTGCCAACAATTATCATCTTTAATGTCTTATGGGTGATTCTTGCTTCTGCTGCGATAATAAAACATTTTATTTAAACATCCGCGCCTTTAGCTCAGTCGGTAGAGCAGCGGACTTTTAATCCGTGGGTCCTGGGTTCGAGCCCCAGAGGGCGCACTGTGCTGCTAGTTTTGGAATTAGCAAATAGACAAAGCAGGAGTGGATTTTGGGGAACCTGATTGAAGTAATGCCGGAAACTGGCGGTTTTGTCAGGCTTGACGCTCATATGGCCGACGATATGTCTGTAGTGAATGCAGCACGTGTATCTTTCGCTCAGCATTCGTCGGAGCTGCACGATGAGCTTTCCGGCAAAGATAAGGGGCTTGTCGGTTTCCTGATGAGGGAGCGGCACGGAACGCCGTTTGAGCACAACGCATTTAGATTCCACATCAAGTGCCCGCTCTTTGTCGCCCGCGAGTGGTTCCGTCATAGAATCGGCTCGTTCAATGAATTTTCTGCACGGTACTCGGAGGTGCCCGACGAGTTTCACGTTCCCAAAGAGGAGCACATACGTACCCAGATTGGCAAGCCGGGAGCATACACATTCGAAATTCTTGACAAACGTGATGCGCGCGTATCGATGGCGATGACAGCAATTAATTCAAATAACATTGCGTCATACAGGCTTTATCGCGACATGATTGAGTCAGGTATTGCTAAAGAAGTTGCACGCATGGTTCTCCCTGTTTCCATGTTTACGCAGTTCTACTGGACAGTAAATGCTCGGGCATTGATGAATTTCCTATCTCTCCGTACAGACATAAATGCACAACTAGAAATCCGCGAATATGCCGCTGCTGTTGAGGAATTGTTCAAAAATACAATGCCGGTTACGTATCAAGCATGGATAGACAACGGGAAGGTTGCACCATGAGTATCAAGGGTTTGATACTTTCTGGAGGCAACGGTACGCGGCTAAGGCCTATTACCTATACCGGAGCAAAACAGCTTGTGCCGATTGCAAACAAGCCAATTTTGTTTTACGGCATCGAATCAATGGTTGACGCCGGCATTGTAAATATCGGCATTGTGGTTGGCTCTACCGCAGATGAAATAAAGACGGCGGTTGGAGACGGCTCAAAGTTCGGAGCACAAGTTACATACATTGAGCAAGCAACACCGCTTGGCCTTGCTCACTGTGTTTCCATCTCACGCAATTTTCTTGGCGATGATGATTTCATCATGTACCTTGGCGACAACATGCTGCAGCAGAGCATTCATGAATTTCACGAAATGTTTGCTCACACAACAAGTAAGCCATCGGCTTCAATTCTCGTAAAAGAAGTACCTAATCCGGAAAGCTTTGGCGTAGTCGAGCTTGAAAACGGAAAACCAATACGGCTTGTAGAAAAACCCGATTCTCCAAATTCAAACATGGCAATGGTAGGTGTCTACTTCTTCACGAAAGACATCCATGAAGCAATTCAGAACATCAAAGCATCTCGCAGGGGAGAGCTTGAGATAACCGACGCAATACAGTGGCTGATTGACGCCGGCAAGAGCGTTACATGCCACACACTCGAAGGATGGTGGCTTGATACGGGTAAAAAAGACCCGCTGCTTGAATGCAACCGCCTCGTCCTTGACAAGATTGAGCGAAATATTTATGAGAAGTCGCTCAACGAGTTCACTGCGGATGGGCGTGTCCAGATTGGAAATTCGCAAATCTATAACTCGCGCATTATTGGTCCTGTCGCCATAGGGGATTGGTGCGTCATACGGGATGCATTTATAGGCCCATATACGTCAATAGGAAATAACTGCATAGTTGAAAATACCGAGGTACAAAACTCAGTACTTTTAGGGAATAATGTTGTTCGTGACGTACCGCGTATTAGCGACTCGCTTATCGGCAGTGGCGCAAGGATAAGTCGTTCATCTGGAAAGCCGGCAGCACTAAAACTGATGATAAGCGACCAGAGTATTGTGGAGATTGAGTAATGCCCATAATTGAAGAATGCAATGAAATAAAAGACGTTTTGATAGTTAACCCAGATGTACATGGTGACGAAAGGGGCAACTTCATCGAGACATACCGTCGGTCGTGGTTCCCGCTAGGGCGTGAGATGATACAGGGCAACAGGGGAGACCGAGCTCTAGGTTCTCTCGTAGGGCTTCACTACCATCTACATCAGGCTGATTATTGGTATGTTCCTTTTGGTATATGCAGAATTGTTTTGCACGACATTCGCGCAGGTTCGCCTACACAGGGAAATACGTATGTAACCGATGTGGGTGATACTAGTTATGATGGCTTCGACCACAGAGGAATATTTATCCCGCCAGGCGTAGCGCATGGATTCTTGGCAGTAACAAACATGACGATTACTTACATGGTAGACAGCTACTACAACAAAAATGATGAACTTGGCGTCCTCTGGTCGGACCCGGCAATAAAAGCCGACTGGGGAGATGGCGAAAAAATCGTTTCTTCTCGCGATATGGCAAATCCATTAATTGCCGACATCCCGCAGGCACTGATACCGACATATGGATTACGAACATGAATAAAGTGCAGTTTGTAACTGGCGGAGCTGGATTTATAGGCTCTAATTATGTTCGTTATGTATTAGCAAATACTGACGACAGTATTGTTATATACGACTCCCTCACCTATGCCGGCAGAATGCAAACAATGCATGATTTTCTCGATTCAACTCGAGTTAAATTTATCAAGGGCGATATCTGTGATAAAGATTCATTGCTGTCTGCAATGAAGGGCTCTGATTACGTTGTTCACTTTGCCGCAGAAAGTCATGTAGACCGCTCAATTGCCCTTTCAGACACATTTGTACGTACCAACTGCCTCGGAACCGATGCAGTAATGGACGTAGCCCGACATGTGGACATAGAGCGCATAGTCCACATAGGCACGGATGAGGTATATGGCTCTGTAGAAGTCGGCTCATCGCTAGAGTCAGACCCACTAGAGCCGCGTTCACCATATTCGGCGTCAAAGGCTGGTTCTGACCTGCTGGCGCTGGCGCATTACACAACGCATGGGCTCCCAGTTTCTGTTACGAGATGCACCAACAATTTCGGACCATACCAGTTCCCTGAAAAAGCCATTCCGCTGTTTATCACCAATATCTTTCAGGGTAGGAAGATACCCCTGTATGGAGATGGCCTGAATCAGCGCGACTGGATACACGTGGAAGACCACTGCTCTGGCGTATACAAGGTCTTAACTAACGGAAAAGACGGAGAAATTTACAATATCGGCGCCGGGAATGAAACCCCCAATGTCGAGATTGTCCATATGATTCTCGAGTACATGGAGCTTGAATTCGATGAACATGTCGAATATGTTCCTGACAGAAAAGGCCATGACCGTAGATACTCGGTAAGTGTGGACAAAATAGCAGCGCTTAATTGGAGAAGAAAACACAACCTTGTCGACGACATCTGGTATGTCATATCTTGGTATAGGTCTAATCGCTGGTGGTGGGAGCCACTAAAGAATGCCTAAAATTCTCGTCACTGGCGCGACTGGCCAGCTTGGCTCGGAAATTGTCCAACGAGCAGACGAGCATGCATACGAAGTTGTTGCGCTAAGTCACAAACTTCTCGATATCTGTGATGAAGCAGCGGTTACAGAGGCAATCCACGTCCACGAGCCAACACATATTATTCACTGTGCTGCCTGGACGGATGTAGATGCTTGCGAGCGCAATCAAATCAAAGCTGAAAGAATCAACGCTGATGGAACAAGGTACATAGTCCTGGCGGCTGGCGATGTTGGTGCCCATGTCACGTACATATCCACGGACTACATCTTTGACGGTAAGAAAGAATCTCCATACGAAGAGTACGACTCACCATCACCGTTGTCGGCGTACGGTCTCACGAAACTCCAGGGAGAAACGTGCATGCGCCCGACAGATGCCATTATTCGCGTCTCTTCCGTATGCGGAAAGACCGGAAAAAACATTCTCAAAACAATTTTAAAAATAGCCAAAGAATCGTCGGAGCTTTCATTCGTTGATGACCAGTTCAGCAACCCGACTTTTGCAGATGACGCATCGTTGAAAATACTTGAGCTCGCAATCAATAACAGCGGCGGCATTTGGCACGTCACGAACCAGGGCTCCACGTCATGGTACGACTTTGCCAAGAATGTTATAGATTTCGCCGGCATCGACGTACCTATAAATCCTATAAAAAGCGCAACAATCCGCAACCAGCGACCCGCAATACGCCCACTCAACTCAATTCTCCGCAATAAAAGAATGGAGGACAGTGGATTAGAACTCCTAGACCACCATCTCGTACCTATGGAGCGCCTAGTACGTCAATTACTAGCTTGAGTATCTGCCAGAGGTTGCTTTCCAGTGATGCATGCCGCCGTCTTCGTACAGATATTTAGCTACAGCCAGATTGCACGATGGATTTAGCAATACGGACATGTCACCCCACTTTGATTTACAAGCCTGTGAAGTAACCGTAGTCCACGAACTATTAATTTGCAGCAATCCGCTGTCGTAAGACCGCACGGCCTTACACCTTTTATACACATCAGCGGGGGCGAGTTTGCAGCTCCAATGACCCATGCCACTTCTATAGTTCCAGCCAATGGCTTTTGGCTGACACCTACTCTCGCGCCACATGATGTACGAAAACTCCTTAACAGGAAGCCCGTAGTCCTTGAGCATCTTTTCCCACTTGGGGCACCTCTTGACTTCTTCTGTGCTGGCAGGCGTTGCGCTTACGCCCATGGCCCTTACCGGTGAAACCTCAACAGCCCTCGCCATCCCCGGCACACCAGTCAACGGAAGATTATGTTTCCGCAGATATTTAATATGCGCGCGCTTAGTCTTCGGGCCATAGCTACTATCTACCTTTAAGCCAAGGAATACCTGAAGGTCATGGACAGCCTTGCTATGTTCGTTAAATTTAAACGAAAATAAAACAACATCCTCGTAATTTTCGTAGTAGTACATTTTTGGCTTAGCCATTCTGTACTTACCCGTAGATTTGGACTTATAGCAACCCCACCCCGTGAACCCAACAGGACGCTGGTCCCATACGTACTCGGCTGGAATCCCTTGGCGACGAGCCCAGTCAGGGTCTCGCTGGACAAGCTTCTTGTAGCCCTCCACCGAAATACGGTTCGCTACAGTTATCTGTTCTTCTCTGGTCGCCTTATCGGGGGACGGGGCAAACTCCTCACCGCCGAAGCGCTCCCAGGTGCCCATCGCAGCCTTCGGGAAGCGGCTGTTGTTCATAATGCCAAGACCGCCGGCGTACCTGCCGCCGTTATCCCATTCCTGGGCAGTCTCGCACTGCGCTAGCTCATCCCAAAATTCATCAGTGGCATAAGCATGGTTGCGCGCAACGGACGATTGTCGAAGGTCAAAAACTGAGTGTGCTGCAGGAATAGTTCCTGCTTGTACTGTAAGCGCCGACCGACTGACCACCTCCTCTACTGTTCCCCCCAATGGGGCAGCCTGGGCCTGGTGAACAGACCCCAAAGCTAGGGCAAACAATGCAGTGGCAATCAGTCGGTTTGGTTTCACTATTCGTGCTCCATTACTCGGCGGATACGGACGGCCCTGTTAGTAGCGGACCCATTTTCGGCAGTGATTAATTCTACCATTTACACACCCTATCCTCCAAACGCGCCCCCCGCAACCGCCACCCCGGAGGACTCCAGTAAACAGAAAAATGACAGACTTGCGCGATTTTTTTTCTGGGACCCCCTATTTCAGATAAATTTATCCCAGTGGCGGCCAAGACCTCAAAATTTATAGGGGTGCCGTGTTTTTGGGCTAGGAAAAATTACGGACGCGCTTTTCTTCCTTCACGGAGATGGCGAAAACAGCTAGATGGACATCCAATTGGAGATTGATTGCTTATTTGCTGTCAGAAGGGGGAGATTGCGGTACACGCTTCATCAGGAAACACCCCTGATGCCAGTACTCCACATGGTCAGGCTTACCTAAGGGGCGAAACTCAATCATATGGCGAGCATTAGACCATTCACCACAATGTGGACACTGCTTCTCGTCAAAGAATTTGTCCAGATAGGCCGAGAGTGACCAAAACACCCCCAAAGACACCACCAAAAGAATCAATAATTCCATATTGCCCCCTACATGTCCCTATTACTCGCCAGACAAGACCTTGGCGTTCATCTCGTTCCACAGGTCCTCAACATGGACGTGGATGTCTGGATGGACGTCATCTTTGTGAAAAGGGTCATATTTGGTGGCCCGAATGGCATTAGCGATGCTCGGACGGAACTCCCACAGGCAGTTGAAATACGTCTGCCCCAAGCGGATGGTGGGGTCGCCGGCCTTGAGCTGCCCATGCTCTTGAGCAACAAAAACCAGGAACTCGTTGTAGCTGTAAATAGTACTCATGACGCCATCATACATACACACGCCGGCCGACACAAGCGGTTTGGATAAATTAAAATAAAAAAAGACGACCATAAAATTTTGATTTTTAGCTCCCCCCTGCTGTGGGGACGCGCTCGAAAGTTCGCGGGGCTCTCTGACCACCCCATTTCCCCACCACCACATCGGCGCATTTCTGACGCACGCACACGCATGAACACACGCACACACACGCACACACACGCACACACACGCACGCAGGCGCACGCAGGCGGGGGGCACGGCAGGTACATTCATGTTCCGGTTCGGGTACGCACACGCAATGCGAAGTGCGAAGCGAAGTGCGAAGCATCAAGCGATGAAGTGAACGCAACGCAGTGCGACACGCAACGCACACACAGTGACGCAATGCGATACGACACGCACACGCAGTGCGACGCACACGCAGTGCGCATTGACCAACGCACACGCAGTGCGACAGTCACGCGCGCACGACGATGACACACGCAAGCACCACGCGAGGTACACTTGTCGTCATGCGAAAGCGCAAGCACATAGCCCAACCGAAATGGTCAGACGACGAGCGTCAATCGTTCGCCGATGGCGTGCGCATGCGAGCAAGCACCGTGCCCGACGCACGCAAGGCACAGAGCAAAGAGGCGTGTCGTCATGCGTACCGTCATGCGAGTGCGAGCGAGGGCGAGTAGCACGCACGCACCGACGCATCACGCCGAGAGGCGCGCGAGGTATGACGAGGGGCGACGAGGTGTAGGTAAGGCGAAGCGAATCGCTAGGTGCCACGGGTAGTGTGGCACATCACTAGACACGCCCGATAGAGAGCAATACCATGACCCCCATGACTAGGCATGTGATGGCAATGGTCAGCGCAACAGGTTCGAGCCCAATGCCATCGACCCATCTCGACCACCTCACCCATTGACCCTCGCACCATTGGCACCATGATGACCACCCTCTCATCAGAGGTGAGCGAGAGCGTGAAGGTTTGCGAGGTGCCACGGGTGTCATACGGGTAACCCTACCCTCACGCATACACCTAGCCACCATGTATCACATGTCTAGCCCTATGTGTGTGGCTACCCATTGACATGCTGTCGCCATGACCGAGTGCCTACCCCATTGAGTATCCCGCCTATGACCCACTCCCACCCCTACCCCCTATTGACACATTGACCCAATGTCATCACACCCACTTGACATGTACCACCCCTCATGTAGTGTCGTACCCATGAACACATCAGACCTACTGACCTCATCCATCAACGACCTCTCATCAGAGGGGACAGTCACTCATGTCAATGCCATTGGAGATGACGTGGAGGTGTGGTTGTCCGTGCCCACTGACGAGGGGACACGACACATCATCAGACGCATCCCATGTCAGACCCCCGAGCAGGCGCAGAGTGTTGCGCGACTGTGGAAGGCTGTATGGTATTGAGCATGGACACATACCGAATCACCGTGTCAGTGCGTAAGCGCAATGACCTAGAAGCACCCAACAACATTGACGAAGCACTAGTCATGGTGCGTCAGCTGCTTACAAGGGGCTCCATGATTGACCTCATTGACATCGAGCCAGAGGACAAGCAGACCAAAGAGGTGAAGTGGGGGTAGAGGGCGCGCTCACCTAGTGAGTGATACCCTTGCCCTATGTCAGGCATCTATGTACCACGACGCAAGGTACATCAAGCGATTCGTGTGTCATGTCTGACCAATGACTACCTCACTGACGAGGGCGAACTAGAACAGATGCTCGCATGTGCCATGTTCATGACGAAGGTGTTTCAGGCGTGCCGTGACGCAGGCGTGACGACGCGCAGTGCCACGGGTAGTGAGGTGAACCTAGTGTCCCTGATGATAGAGACCGAGATGGAACTAGGTATCTATCGTTCGCCTGCCGACCTTGACATGCTCAACAGGTTCCACCGCTATCAGGTGGAGTGGGAGACGACACGACGCAGGCGATACTGCTATGCCGTCATGTACCGCATGACATCAGGTGTCATCGTTCAGTAGCCCAACCCACCCGAAGGCGCAGGTGCCACGGGTGCCCTACGGGTAGTGGTGTAGGTAGGTGGAAGTCTGTCCCCGTGATAGTACGCTCATGTCCATGAGTGACACATCAGAGACAAGCACCACCCCCGAGTTCACACCGTTCTTCCGTCAGTACAAGCACGCAACATGCTCTGCCTGTCGTGGAAGTTTCGTGTGTACCCAGCAAGAGCACTACCCCGACAACGGTTGGGTGTTGCCGTTCGACACATTCGGCTACTACGGCGGATTCGATGACAATGTTGGCGTTCTCACAGGGAGCCGTCGCAGTCGTGAGTGGATTCTCTGCCATGACTGTGTTGTGAAGTTCCTTGACACATTCCCCCTGCTCGCACAGGACATTGGTCAGAACTGCCATCCAGCAGGACGCGATGACACATTGCCATGCTGTCGTCACGCTTGGCAAGGGACAGACATCTTTGGCAAGAACATCGACGGTGTTCACACTCGCACCGCATGGCCTGACGGACTGTGGCATGACGATGAGCCACACAACCCCTATGCTCGTCATGACGAAAGGAAGCACGATGCCACTCAACCTTGACCTGACCCTCGCCGACTGGCTCGTCTGCCAGTGCGGTAACGAACCCGACCTCGACGGTTTCTTCACCTGTTCACCAACAGGCACTATGGTTTCGCCAGAGGCCACGGGTAGTTGGGATGGACATTCGTACCTCTGCTTGCGGTGCGGTGCCATCTATGACATCACCACGTTCGAGCAGACAGGAGAGGCGACCACGGAAGTGATGCGCGCGAACTACCTACGAGGCGATGCCGAGGTGTAGGTAACACCTAACGCAGCCGAACATCTCTGTATCGGAACACCAACAACTGCGGGGCTCCCACCGGAACGCACACACACGCCACCTGTATGGCACGGGGTTGGATAGCAGGTAGGTGTAGGTAAGTTGCGGAAGTCTGTCCCGTGCGTGGTACGCTTCGTGTTGCCAACATCTACGGAAAGGGATTCACATGGCAAGCATTATCAACACTCTTGACCGCGCAGACGCACGGGTCACAAACTGGTTGGATGACAAGTATCCGACATTCATCTACCGATACGTCGTCGGTATGTTCACATTCGCACTGCTCACGGGTGTGTTCGCTATCGCTAAGGCGTACATCACGCGCAACGCGTTTGACCTGTTCTTCGGAATCCTGCTGACAGTTGGTTCGGCTATCGGCGGAACGCTCGCAACCTTGTGGGCGTGTAACGCAATCGCTTCGCTTCGTGACAAGGGGCGACGCGTTCACCCGTCATACCCCTACAAAGGTGTAGGTAAGTGACATGGACACGCTGACACGCACACGCGAGGTCATCGCGGAAATGCTCACGGAGAACACGGGTCGTCACATACTGGACAGTGGCGGTGCGTATGGGCGACACTGGGAACGCAACGCAGGGCGCACACTCGCAGAGTGGAACGCGCAACCGCGCGCATGGGCTGACCGTTGGGGCGTGACGCTCTCGGTCTATCACTATCTCGCAGAACGCTTGGAGTACGCGCCGACACTTGACGCAGAGTTCCGCGCTTTCTGTTCGGAGAATCCCGATGACGGTTGGCTCTCGCTCGCGGAGTCGTTCGCGTTCGAGAAGGATGCCAGCGCGCACACATGGAACACCTACAACGGTGAGGACTCGCTCGCGCAGACGCTACAAGGCGTGACATTCTCCCATGACGGGGAAGTGTTCACCCTCTTACAGATTCACGGGGGGTGCGATGTTCGCGGTGGCTACACATCACCGCGCGCGTTCCGTGTCACGGTAGACATGGCAGAGTCGTTCCCGTACGACAATGCGAACTACTCGCTCGTGTGTCTGAACGATGAAGAACACTCGGTGGAGTGCGTCTACGGAGAGTTGCTCTCACTCGTTCACGGGTTCTCCCTCGCAGATGATGAGAAACCGCTATTCGGAGAGAAGGACTCTGACGCCCCACTCTGTTGCGTGTGTCGCACCGCGATGACGGTAGACGCGCCGTACGCATACTGACTCGGTACACGACGCGCACCGTGTCGGCACTCATCTACTTAGGTGTAGGTAAGTGTCGGCACGGTGTTTCGCGCTTACCTACACACATTCCGCGCGACACTCACCATCGGAGTTGAGGACAACCGAACGCAGTGAGGGCGTCAGGAGCGGGGCTCCTGCCATAGCGCACAACACCACTCGGGAAGTCTGTCCGATGTGTGGTACTGTGTGGCCGTTGCCGAACGAAAGGGGTTCACAGTGGCATCAACAACATTCATCATCAAGCGCGTGGCGCGTCTCACGGGTGGCGGTATCAGCCGTACCGTTCTCAATGAGACGTTCGCTTCCAAGCGCGACGCAGAGAAGTTCCTCGGCCTCGCGCTCTACTTCCCTGCCCCGAACATCGGAGAGGACACGGTGGAATACTCCATCGTCGCACAGCGCGCCTGACACCGCTTCGGACTTACCTACACCTAGTAGCGCGCCTGCTACGGGTGTAGGTAAGGCCACGGGTGCTAGCGGTCTACCTTGATGACGCGAGGCCGTGCGGTCACTTCATCGCCAGCGTTGCCACCGCGACGGTGTGCGCGAATCCACTTCGCACGGTGTTGCTTCTGCGACGGATACCACTGGTTGCGCCAGTGGCCACGGACAAGGTGCGCGAGTGTCACCTTGTTACCTACACCTGTTCCATCGCTCTCATCGTCAAGCGCGCGACGCAGGGAGAGAATCGTCACGTTCCGTAGGTCACCACCGCGACCCACACGCGAGGCACGACGGCCGTGCGCGCGATGGAGAGGGGACTTACCTACATCTACATACTCTTCCATGAGACGGAACAGAGCGACGAGAAAGCGACGAACGGTGTTCTTCCTGTCAAGCGACGCGGAGAGCATCTCATCGGTCACGCGGTCTTTCTCGTAGTAGTCCTTCTCCTCGCGCAGTCCATCTTCGTCGTAGAAGAACGCGTAGATGTCCATCAGTCGCAGGTCGCGACCCATCTCGGGAATCTCCACCGTCAGGCCGTCTACGGTCGTTCCAGTCATCGTGCCGTACACGCGAACATACACGCCCTTCTCCGCATCGGATGCGAAGAGCAACTTCTCGGCCAGCGCGTACTCGGCCGACTTGCGCCCAAACCTCTTCTCAACATCGGCCAGCGCGTCGGGCTTGATGCTGTCAATGTCTCCCCATGCGAACGCGCGAACATCCCAATGCTCTGCGCCGACGTAATCGCCGAACTCGTCGGGTGCGGTGTTGAGTCGCGTTCCCTTCACGCTTCCACCTCGCGCGACGATGAGGTCAAGCAGTGAGTCGTATTCGTGCGCCTTCATACGCGAGAGAACATCCATCGTGATGGGTGTCTCCATGACGACGAATCCGCACGGTGTGTAAATGTCCGTCGCGAACAGAACCTCGTCGGGCATCGTGGCCTCGGCCGTGTTCACCAACTCGCGCAGGTCGTCGGTCAGGAACACGGTGTCGGCACGGGTGAGTATCGCGTCGTCAAGTGTGCGCGAGACTTCGTGATACGCGTGGCTCTCCTTCATTGCGGATTCCAACGTCGCGCGCGAGAGCGTGTCGTCCACGGGTGCGCCCACGAACGCGCGGTAGTAGCCGTGGTGTAGCAGGCGGTCGGCCGTGGGGTGGCCGTTGCGGAACTCAACCAACTTCGTGTGGAGGTCAAAGGCGAGTGAGGCAGACGAGATTTCTTCCATGCCCCGAATGTACCACCAGCAGGACAGACTTCCAACTCCGCTACCTGCCGTTCACACCCGTGCGCGCAGGCCGTGCCTGCCCTCCCTCCGGGAGCCCCGTTTCGCTTCTTGTCGCTCCCGCCTCGCTTCGCTCGTTGGGCTGGCGCACCGTGCTTCGCACGGTTTGCCCTCTGCCTGTGTGGCGTGGGTTGCCGTGGGTGTTCGGGCGTGTGGCGTGGCGTGTGGTTGTGCGCCTGTGGTGGGTGTGGTTCCCCTCTTTCGGGGTTACCTACACCTTCCCGTCACCAGTCCCTGTGTTCGGTCGGGTTCTCGTTCTCCCGAATCTGTGCGTCGTACGCCAGCCAGCCTCGGGTCGTCTCGTACGCCTCCAATGCCTGCCACTCGTCCCACGAGATGCTTCCGCAGTAGGTCGTGGGCGAGAGCGAGTAGTCGCTGATGCCGTGGCGGTCGTCAGAGCCTTCCAGCCTCTCTCGGGTGAGCAGGACTCCGACGACGATGCGGTCGCCCTTCTTCGCCTCCGTCTCGGGGAGGGTCAGGGTGACTTCTGCGCCAGCACCGTGCCAGCCCCAGTCGTCGTACGGGAACTCGTCCACGAGGCAGGTGGCGCACTCGCAGGCGAGCGTGTTCGTCCACTCGCCGTTCTCGTCGCACGGCACGGGCTTGCCCTCGTACAGGCACGGGGTGTCCAGCACCAGCGCACGGGCGGTGTTGCGGTCCCACCAGTCGGGGCGGAACCAGCCCGTGACGGACTCGCCGTCCACGCTGTCCACCGTGAGGACGACCTCACCCTCGTACAGGACGCGCCCGTCCCTCAACTCGCACTCCGTCTCAATCCTGAGCATGGCTCCCCTTTCGTCGGGGGAGACCGTCCCCCCCGACACCGCCAGCGTACCACGGGTGGGGCAGGCTTCCCGTTGTGGCTTACCTACACCGTACCTGCCGTGCCTCCCCGTTGCGTGGGGGCGCGTGGGGGTCTTCTCCCTGCGGGAGCCCCGCTATCTCCGGCATGACCTACCTACACCTTCCCCTACGGACAGCACCTTTCAGATAGATTTATCTACGAGATAGAGAGACGGAGACACAATGGCTCACCAACTAGAAATCAACGAAGATGGCACAGTGCGCATGGCGTATGCGGATAGAGAAATCCCGTGGCACAGACTCGGGAAACCCATGAAAGGGCTACAAACCGCAGAGGCAATGCTCAATGCGGCGCAAGCTGATTTTGATGTGGTGACGACACGAGTCGCCGTGTGTGACGACAACGGTGAACCAATCCGTCAGCCTGACGGAACACCGATTCTCGTTCCCGATTCACGGGCAACAGTACGAGTGAACGCAGACGGTTCGTTCGACGGACTCGCTACTGTCGGCACACGCTATGTCGTTCAGCAAAACAAGGAATGTCTTGACTATGCGCTCGACATCGTTGGTGCGTCAGGCGGTGACGCAGTTGTGGACACTTGTGGAGTTCTACACAGTGGGCGTGAGTTTTTCGCATCTATTGACATGGGTGCGCTCGTTATTGACCCGTATGGAATCAACGACTCAATCGAGCGTTATCTGCTCGTTCACAACGGACATGACGGAAAGACGGCAATCACATTCGCAAACACGAGTATTCGTGCCGTGTGTAAGAACACTGTAATCGCAGGCGTTTCATCTGCTAAGCGAGTATTCACTGCTCGTCACACACGAAACGCAGACAGAGCAATCGAGCAAGCGAATGAAGTTCTCAACATTTCGAGCGCATGGGCTCGTGAGTTCGCACGAACGGCAGAACAACTGTTGTCAATCAAAGTTCCTGCGTCATCTCCGATTCTCGACAAGACACTTGACGCAGTGTTTCCGTTAGCAAAAGACGCAACAGAGCGTCAGCAAAAGAACCGTGAAGAAGTAGTCGCGCTCGTTCGTGCTGTGTACGCAAACGACAACAATGCGAAGAACTACGGGTACAACGGCTGGTCGCTCGTCAATGCTGTCGGCGAGTATCTCGACCACTATCGTGACGCAACACTGACAGAACGAGCACTTGCGTCTATGAGTGCGAACTCGTGGGTATCAAGAGCAAAGGTAAAGGCGCAGGACTATCTCTTGTCAGCAGTATGATGTCCACTGCTGTTATCATTTGTGTACAGTTCTAGCAGTGAGGGAGAGACGTCATGAACGATGACGGAGATGACGAAGATTTCATCGACTCTGCCTATGACGACGGACAAGAGCGTTCGAGCGCAGAACTAGCAGTATGGCTATCAGAGTTCATGTCGCAGTCACAGAAGGCACAAAGGTTGTACAGAAGTCACTTTTGTAACATCGTTGTCAATCGACTCTACGATGAGTTTGGTGTCGAGGGAATGTGCGAGTTGATGATGGCTATTGACAACCGTGCTGGCTGGATTTCCGACATTCTCATCGAGGACACAGAACTACATGACGCACTGTTTAACATTCATGGCGTGTTCGATGATGACGCAATCATCAAAGCTCGCATGAGCAAGGAACTAATCGAGATGAATCGCAAGATTTGGCGTCTGCGTCGCAAGTACGCCAAGTTGATTGCTCAGGAAATCATCACTGGTATCGAGACGGAAGATACGACACAGACAAACGACTAGAACAGTTTGTCGAGCATTCCCATAATCATCTTTGTAGACAAATCAGAGTTACCTACACTTCCACCTTCGACTGCGGCGTCTACCACTGACCTCTTTGCCTCAATGATGTCGTAGATTTCTTCGTCTATCGTTCCCGAAGTAAGCATGTAGGTAGCGGTGACGCTTCCTTTTTGTCCAATACGATGAAGGCGACTGTATGTTTGGTCTACATCGGCGGGTGTCCACGGTAGTTCTAAGAACAAACACTCCTCTGCGGCTGTCAGGGTGTGTCCCGTCTTTGCCGCTTGTATTGACAGAACCATGACAGGCGCGCTCTCCACGCTCTCGTTCTGAAAACGAGCCTTATTCGCTTCCACTTCCTCGACCGCCATGCCACCCTGAATGCGAAGATTGCCGTATTTACGAGCGAGTTCATCAACGATGTCACGGTGGTGAGCAGCGACAACAACTTTCTTGCCGTTTTCGATTCGAGCATTTATCCACTCCTCTGCTACTTCCATCTTTGCTTTGGCGGCAATCTTGCGAAGCACTGACAGGCGAACGAGGTGTTCATTTGCCTCTGCCCTAATCATGGCGGCTATTGCTGCCCCGTATGAAGGCTTGCCTTGCTCTATTGCGAGTTGTCGTGCTCGTTCTGCGATGTACAGCAGAATGTCTTTCTCCGCCTTGACATACTCTTTCATCGTCGTCGAGTTCCCCTCGACAAGTACCTTGCTGTGTATCACGGGTGGTAGTTCGGCGAGAACTTGGTCTTTGGTTCGCCTGATGTAGCACGTGCCACGCAAGCGCTCATTGAGTTCGTCTAGGTGCGAGTGCCCACTGATGTTCCACTGTCCAAAGTTGTCTTGATACGCCGCGCAATAACGCCGATAGAAACCCCACAGTCCACCGAAGTCTTTGAGACGACCGAGAATCTCCAACTGCGATGCGTATTCATTTGGGCGATTAGTCACGGGTGTTCCGGTGAGACACAGGACTAGTCCGTCTTTGTGAGCAGACTTCGCCATTTTCACCGCCGCCTTTGTGCGCTGGGCGGTTGGTGTCTTTGCGTAATGCGACTCATCAAAGATGTACGAGCGATGACCAGCAAGTCGTTTCTCCCAATGAGCAATGTTGCTGTATCCGATGACAACAACATCGTACGAACCACGTTCAGGGAAGTCCTTGCGATTGGTGACGTGCGCAATACGCCTATCAGGAAGCCAGCGATTCCACTCTGATACCCAGTTCAGCA